GCGTCGGCCAGCGGGCCCAGGTGGCGTTCGGCGACGCTCTCGACCTCGCCGAAGCCGCCGCCCGCCAGGCCATGGACGACGCCGGCCTGCACCCCGGCGACGTCGACGCCATCATCACCAGCCACACAACCAGTTGGACCGTGCCCGGCCTCGACGTGCACCTCGTCGAACGCCTCGGCCTGCGTCCCACCGTGGCCCGCATGCCGCTGTCGACCCTCGCCTGCGCCGGCGGCGCCCAGGCCCTGGTGCGCGCCCTCTACTTCACGCAGGCCCGGCCCGCGGCCCGCGTCCTGGTCGTCGTCGCCGAAACCCTCTCCACGATTTACCACCAGTCGGAGAGCAGCCCGCAGTCGATGATTTACCGGGCTCTGTTCGGTGACAGCGCCGCCGCCTGCATCGTCACCGGCGTCACCGAAGCCACCGCCGGCGGCCTCCCGGCCGGCTTCATCGCGCTCACCCCGCTCGAGCTGGTCCTGCCCAACAGTCTTGACCGCTACTGGGGCGCCATCGACGATGAGGGCCTGCACTTCGAGTCCACCAAGGCCGCGGCCCGCGCACCCGCCGACGCCCTGCCGTACATAACCGACTGGCTGGGTGACCGAATGATCAATTGGGTTGTTGCTCACCCCGGCGGCCCGCGCATAATTGACGATGTGGTGGCGGGAGTTGGTCTAGATGCGGACAAGGACGGCCGCCACTCTCACGCCTCCCTCACCGAGAACGGCAACCTAGGCGGCGGCGCAGTCCTCGACGTGCTGCGCCGCACCCACGATGACCCGCCCGCACCCGGAGCCCCCGGTGTGCTGGTCGCCTTCGGCCCCGGCTTCAATGTCGCCGGCGTCTACGGCACCTGGGCATAAACCCCTCGCGTCCCCACCGCGTCCAGCCCCGAGGATCCCCCTACCGATGAGCATCTCCTCTCCGCAGGCAACCCGCAGACTCGCCCGTGACGGACGCGGTCACCTGACGCTGGTCCCCAGCCAAGACGACTCGGCCACCCCGGCTGACCCGGCGGACGACGACACCGACCGGCAGCCGGGCAAGCATGCCGACCAACACCGCAGGCCCACCCTCGCCGGCAGTGCCACCGTCCGCGCACTCATCGCCCTCGGAGCGCTCGCCTCGGCCCTCGGCATCCCGCTCGGCAAGCAGGCCGAGGCGTCGTTCACCATCCACATGCACGACCCCGCCATGCCCCTCGACCAGGCCGACACCCTCGTCCCCGACACCAACGACACCGTCGTCCCCGAGACCGCGCCGACCAAGACCGTCAACGCGACCGTCAACACGCCCCGGCTGAGCGCCGGGTACTGGACGCCCCCCGTGAAGCAGGTGGAGCCCGTCGTCTACAAGATGCGGTCTGCGGTCCCGGGGACCGGCCGGCACCGCAAGCCCACCCCGGCGATCCACACGTCCCGGGCGTCATCCGCCCCGGGTCGCGGCCGGCACCGCCGCACCACGCCCACCGCGCCCCCGTCCCGGCGGACGCTCCGCACGGGCGCAACCATCCAGGTCTCCGTGTCCGTGCCTGCACCCGTACACATGCACGGCTCCGGGCACGAGCACGAGCACGGGCACGAACACGGCCCCGGGCACGGGCATGAGCGCGGGCACGGGCATGAGCGCGGGCACGAGCATGAGCGCGGGCACGAGCATGAGCGCATGCGCCTGTGCTGATTTGACTCCGAGCCCGTAGTGAACCCACTATGTGCTCAGCTGAAATACATGTCACCGAGGGCCGCCCCGCACGGGCGGCCCTTTGGTGTTTCTCGGGGAGGTACCGCACCCGATGCCGACGGCGTATCGCCCTGTCCTGCTGTCCCCCTCGGACGTCGCCCACCTCATCGGCAAGCCGGTGGGCACCGTGAAGCGGTGGGCACACGAGGGCCGCATCACCTCCCACGACGGCAGGTACGACTACCTCGAGGTCCGCGACGTCGCCACCGGCGACGTCAAGGTGCCACCGAGGCGCACCCTGGCCGCGGTCTAACCCCCGGCCCCCACAGACCGGCCCCGCGCGGACGCATGTTTCCGGCGGGGCCTTAAACGTCGGCCGCCCGCATTGAGGGGTGCGCGGCGGCCGACCACCCTCACCCTCGGGAGCAGCCCCATGTCGTCCCTTCCCGCCGGATACGCGCCGCGCGCCCCGCGCGCCGAGCGCCGCCGTGTCTCCCGCCGTACCGCACGCCAGCAGACCCGGGCCATGCACACCGTCCTGGGCACCACGCCGCGATACGAGCCGGCCCGCAACGACGGCTGCCCCGAGCACCACCGCGCGCTCCCGTGCAAGCGGTGCGTGTAGGGACGACCTCCCCCCACCACGACCTCGAACACCGCCACGGAGGCGCCACCATGTCCCACCTCATCGACGAACTCCACGGCCTGGCGGAAGACCTCGAGGACGAAGGCCACAGCCTCGCCGGCCGTTTCCGCGACCTCGTCGACCGCGTCAAGGCCGACTTCGGGCACCTGATCGGCGGCGGCGAGAACGAACTCGACGCGTTCGTCACCCGCTTCGTCAGCACGCTCGCCCCGGAACTCGACCGACTCAAGACGCAGATCGTCGCTGACCTCGTCGTCGAACTCCAGAAGGCGAGTGCCGAGATCAAGGCCCTCGTCGACGTCTCCAAGCTCGCCGCGACGGCCCCCCCGGCCGACCCCGCGGCACCCGCAGCCCAGGTGTAGGTAGAGCCCGCCCCGGCTCCCTCCCCGGCTGCACCCGGGCCCCGGCCGCCGACTCCCGGCCGGGGCCCGCCCCAAGGGCGCGTAGCTCAACGGGAGAGCAGCGGTCTCCAAAACCGTGAGTGCAGGTTCGATTCCTGCCGGGCCTGCCCCCGCATCACCCACCCCGGTCCTCGTGGCCGGGGTTTTTTCGTTGCCCCGACCCTCACGGGAGACCCGCAGATGCCCGCCGTCTATGTCGAGACCCGTGAAGTTCCGCTCGATGAGCTGACCCACTTCGAAGGCAACGCCAAGCGAGGCGACGTCGAGGCCATCCGCGCCTCGATCCGCCGTAACGGCCAGTACCGCAGCCTCGTCGTGCGACGCATCGACAACGGGCCCCTGGTCGTCCTCGCCGGCAACCACACCATGCGCGCGCTCGGCGCCGAGGGCTACGAAACTGCCCGGTGCGAGATCGTCCTCTGTGACGACGACGAGGCCCGCCGCATCAACCTGGCGGACAACAAGTTGGCCGAGCTCGGCGGATACGACAACGACGCCCTCGCCGAACTCCTCTCCTACATGGACGGGGATTACGAGGGCACCGGCTACACCGACGACGACGTCATGAAGCTGATCACCCCGCCGGACATCGACGACCTCACCGACGACGATGACGGGCCGGACGACGAGCCGGCCGATAACCCCTCCCTCGCGGACCGGTTCCTCATCCCGCCGTTCGACGTCCTCGACGCCCGCCAAGGCTGGTGGCGCACCCGTAAACGGCAGTGGCTCTCCCTCGGCATGCGTTCCGAGGTCGGGCGCGGCGACAACCTCGTCTTCGAGGGCATGGCCAAGGCCGACCCGAAGTACTACGACAAGAAGCGTGCCGTCGAGCAGGCCCTCGGCCGGCCGCTGACGAGCGCCGAGTTCGAGGCCGACCACTACGTACGCCCCGACGACGCCGTCGCCTCCGGCACGTCCGTGTTCGACCCCGTCGTGTGTGAACTGGCCTACCGATGGTTCTGCCCGCCGGCCGGCCAGATCCTCGACCCGTTCGCCGGCGGATCGGTCCGCGGCATCGTCGCCGGCATCCTCGGCCGCCCGTACCACGGCAACGACCTCCGGCCCGAGCAGGTCGAGAGCAACCGCGAGCAGCGCGACGAGTTCCAGAACCGCCGCATGCTCGCCGCCGACCCGTCCTGGTCCATCGGCGACAGCGCCGACTGGGTCAAGACCCTCGAGCCGAACAGCGCCGACATGGTGTTCACGTGCCCGCCGTACTACGACCTCGAGGAGTACTCGGACAACCCGGCCGACCTCTCCTCCATGTCCTACGACGGCTTCGACGAGGCGTACGCGCGGATCATCGCTGGCGTCGCGAAGGCCCTGAAACCGAACCGGTTCGCCGTGTTCGTGACCGGTGACGCCCGCGACAACCGCGGCGGCCTCCACGACCTCCGCGGCTCGACGATCCGCGCCGCGGTCGCCGCCGGCCTCACCTACGCGTCCGGCGCCGTCCTCGTCAGCCCGATCGGTACGGCCGCCGTCATGGCCGGCCGCACGTTCACCGGCACCCGCGGCCTCGCCCGCACCCATCAAGACGTCCTCGTGTTCTGCAAGGGCAACCGGTCCGAGGCGGCGAAGGTGTGTGGTGACGTTGACGTCCACCTGCCCGACGGCGTCGAGGAAGCATTCGCCGCCGACGAGGAAGTCGCCGAAGCGGCTTGAGAAGCCGTCCCGTTCTCCGCAAGCTGTAGCTACACGCAAGCGGCTGAACTGGGAGAACGCAATGGGACTGGCTCGCGAACTGACGATGGGGACCCGGCGCCCCCGCGGTGGCGGCATCGCCGCTAACCCCGACTACGCCGCGCTGCGCCGCCTCACCCGGGCCGCCAGCCCGGACCTCGAGACCATGCGCACCATCCTGGACCGTGTCGGCGCCTCCCCGGCCCGTATGCGGTTCAAGGAGGGCGCCATCTACATCGAGGCGTGCGCCCGCTACCGGGCGCTTACCGGCCTCGAGTACGGGCCGGTCCTCGGCACCTACTGACCACCCGACACACCGCCTGCGGCCCGCACCCCGACACCGGGGGAGCGGGCCGCAGGCGTTCCCCGCCCTCCGAGGAGGTGGCCGGCCGTGGCCCACGACGAGCGCGCCGTCCAGGCCCTCACGCTCCGCCTTGCCGGCGTCGACTGGACCACCATCGCCGACAAACTCGGCTACGACGACGCCGCCGACGCCCTCGACGCCGCCACCGAGGCCGCCGACACCCAGTACGACGGCCTCCCCATGGACCCGCTCCGCGTCCTCGAGGTGCTGCGCTACGACCGGTTGCAGGCCGCCGTGTGGGGCGCCGCGATGAAGGGCGACCTCAACGCCGTCTCCGCCGTCCTCCAGATCGGTGACCGCCGCACCCGCGCCCTCCGCCTCAACCAGCGGAGCCGGGATTGAGCAGCATGCGCCCGGAGCACGCCGACGGCGACAAGCCGAAGTGTGGGGCGCGGAAACGACAAGGCGCCGCCGGCGAGACGTGCACGTTCGTCGCCGGCTGGGGCACCGACCACGTCGGCTTCGGGCACTGCCGGCTCCACGGCGGCAACACCCGCACCCAACGCACCGCGGCCCGCGCGGAGATGGTCGACAGCCAGGCCCGGAAGGTGCTCGCCACCCTCGACGTCTCCCCGGTCGGCGATCCGTTCGCCGCGCTGTCCCGCCTCGCCGGCCAGGTACTCGCCTGGCAAGAGGCGATCAGCGACATCGTCAACGGCCTCGGCGACCGCGTCCGCTACGAGGGCGCCGCCGGCTCCGAGCAACTCCGCGCCGAGATCGCCTTGTACGAGCGTGCGATGGACCGCACCGGCCACGTCCTCGGCATGATCGCGAAACTCAACATCGAGGACCGCATGGCCCGGGTCACCGAGCGCCAGGCCGACGCCCTCGTCTCCGCCCTCGAGGCGGCCCTCGCCGCGGCCGGCATCACCGGCAACGCGGCCCACGAAGCCCGCCAGGCCGCCGCCCGCCACCTGCGCGCCGTATAACCCCCACACCCCCTCGGAGCACCACGCGCAGCCCAGCAGCCCGGGAGGAGGCGACCCGAGGTGTCCAGCGACATGGACGCGCTCGCGATGGCCGCCGACCGCCTGGAAGGGCGTAGCGCTGCCGCCGACCGCCACCCCACACCGCACGACCTCGCCCGCGCACTCGACCCGAAGGTCGTCCGTACGCCGGCGCTCGCCCTCCTCGACCAGAACCTCATGGACGTCGCCGAGGGCCGATGCCGGCGCCTCATCTGGACCATGCCCCCGCAGGAGGGAAAATCCCAGCGGGTGTCGCGAACGTTCCCCGCGTGGATGCTCGCCCGGGACCCGGACAAGCGCATCGCCATCGCGTCGTACGAGGCGACCACCGCCCGCCGGTGGGGCCGCGCGATCCGTAACGACATCCGCGACAACCGCGAGATCTTCGGCCTCGCCATCAGCGCCGACACGTCGTCGGCCCAGGAGTGGCAGATCCAGGACCACGCCGGCGGCGTCTACTCCGTCGGTATCCAAGGCGCGCTCACCGGCCGGCCCGTCGACGTGCTGATCGTCGACGACCCGATCAAGGACCGCGCCCAGGCCGAGAGCCTGGTGTTCCGGCAGCGGGCATGGGACTTCTGGACCGACACCGCCCGCACCCGACTGGCGCCGGACGCCGTCGTGATCGTCGTCCTCACCCGCTGGCACGAGGACGACCTCGCCGGCCGCCTCCTCGCCCAAGACGTCCGCGGCGAGTGGCGGCACGTCAACATCCCCGCGGAGGCCGACCACAAGCCCGAGGAAGGGCAGACCGACCCCCTCGGCCGGCAGCCCGGCGAGTTCCTTCTTTCGGCCCGCGGCCGCACCCCGAAGGACTGGCAAGACACCCGGCACGACGTCGGCTCGAGGACGTGGACGAGCCTCTACCAAGGCCGGCCGGCCCCGCAGTCCGGCGACGTATGGAAACGCCACTGGTGGCGCCGCTACGGCACACCGATGTGGTCGCAGCACCCGGACCACCCGGACGCGTACACGGTCGCCGAGTTCGACCAACTGATCATGTCGTGGGACATGACGTTCAAAGACACCAAGTCGAGTGACTACGTCGTCGGTCAGGTGTGGGCCCGCAAGGGCGCGAACGTCTACCTTCTCGACCAGGTCCGCAAACGGCTGTCGTTCACCGACACGTTGACCGCGTTCCAGGCCATGGTGAAGCGGTGGCCCCAGGCCACCGCCAAGCTCGTCGAGGACAAGGCCAACGGCACGGCGGTCATCAACACCCTGAAGTCGAAAATCCCCGGCATCATCGAGGTCACGCCGACCGAGAGCAAATACGCCCGCGCCAACGCGGTCGCCCCCGTCATCGAGGCCGGTAACGCGTTCCTCCCGGAGAAGGCCATCGGGCTGTTCGACCCGGACGAACTCACCGACGAGGCCGCGGCGTTCCCGAACGCCACGCACGACGACCAGGTCGACGCGGCGTCCCAGGCCCTCGCCTATCTCCTCCTCGACCAGTCCGGCGCCCACGCATGGATCAGTCACTTCCGGGCCCTGGCCGAGGCCGGCCAGACCGACGACGAGCCGGCCGACGACACCCCGCCGGCCGACGACGCGTCACCAGACCTCGACCCGTTCGACGCCATGTCGGAAGACCCGGCCGCCATCCGTAAGCGCATGCGTGACGCCCGCTTCCGGGACCAGCAATAACCCCTCAAGGAGCCCCCGCGATGGCGTCCCTCGCCCCCATCTCCATCGACTGCCCGGTCTGCCCGGACCAGGTGGACGTCCCGGTCAGGCAGATCGGCGGCGACGGCTGCATCCACACCGTCGAGGTCGGCCACGACGACGACATCATCACGTTCGAAGTCGACCTCGCCGCGTGGCGCGAGCACATCGAGGCCGCCCATTCCCGGAGGACGGCATGAGCGAGCAGGCCACGAAGGCGTCACACCGGTCCGCCGAGACGTACTTCGTCATCACGCGCGCCGACGGCACGGTCACCGACCTCGGCCTCGGCGTCTACTGGCACCGCAACCCCCTCCGTCGCCTCTGGTGGCGCGCCTGGGGCCAGCCCCGCTTCAACCGCCGCGTAGCAGCGGCGAACCGATCCGCGGCACGGGCCGCTAAGGAGTAGGAATGGCCACCACGGTCGCATTCACCAGCAAGGGCCGCGAGATCGTGGCCAGCCGACTCATCGGCGCTACCCCGACTCAGGCCGAGCCGAAGAACATCGGGTGGGGCATCGGCGCCGGCACCGCCGCGGCAACCGACGTCGCCCCGTTCCAGGAGGCCACCGAGGCCCGCGTCGCCGGCACCAGTTCCCAGGTGACCACGACGAGCGCGAACGACACCTACCAGGTTTCGGGCACCATCACCTCGGCCAGTTCGCAGACGATCACCGAGACGTTCCTCAGCGACTCGGCGTCCAAGCCGCCGGCGACCACCCTGTCCGGTGCCATCGCCACCACCGGCGCCACGTCGATCAGCGTCACGTCCGCGGCCGGTTTCCCCGGCTCGGGCAACTACAACATCCAGGTGGACAGCGAGGTCATGACCGTGACCGGCGGTCAGGGCACCACCACGTGGACCGTGACCCGCGGCGTCAACGGCTCCACCGCCGCGACCCACTCCGCCGGCGCGACGGTCACCGGCGGGAACACGCCCGGGTCGACCGCCGTGGGCAACGGATCGCTCCTCGTCCACGCCAGCTTCACGGGCCTCGCCCTCAACTCCGGCGACACCCTGACCGCCACCACGAAGCTCTCGTTCTCCTGACCGACCCCGCCGGCGGGAGGTGACCCGTGACGATCTCCGCCGTCGGTAGCCTCCAGCAGAACCGCGGTTCCGGCGTCAGCACCCTGACCGTGTCCGGCGCCGTGGTGAGCAACGCATGGCTGGTCATCGTGCGCGTCGCCGACCAGGCAATCGGCGTCAACTCCATCACCGGCGGCGGCCCCGACACCTGGACCCGGGTTGCGTCGGTGGCGCAGGCGGTCGTCAACGGCACCATTGAGATCTGGCTCGGCCAGATCACATCAACGGCGTCGACGACGGTCACCGCCTCCTTCAACTCGGACATCACCGGCGTGGCAACCGAGCTGTGCGCCATGCAGTTCTCCTCCAACCTCGCCAATACGGCCTGGACCGCGGACGGTACGGGCGGCAGCACCTCCGGCTCCGCCACCACGGCGCTCACCTGGTCCACGCTCACCCCGAGCGCGGGCAAGGAGCTATACATCGGGTACGCGTACGTCAGTAACACCGTCGTGGCCGGCTCCACGAGCGGGTTCACGTACGCCGTCACGGCCGCCGGTAACGGCGTGCTGTGGAACCCCGCCGTCACCGGGGCGGTCACACCGACCGCCACGCAGACCCCGGCGGGCAACGTCGCCACCCTCGCCGTCCTCATCCGGGCCGCTGGCACGGTCAGCCTCGCCGGCACGGCCGCCTCGTCGACCGCGCTGGGCCGACAACCCGGGCTCATCGGGGCGGTGACCGGGACCAGTAGCGCGAGCATCGTCCGGGCCGCGTCCATGGCCCGCAGCGTGACCGTAGCGGCGTCAGGCGCGGTCGGCCGGGCCATCGCCCGCCGCCTGGCCGCGACCGCGACGGCCGCGCGGACCATCGCGAACACCACCGTGCGGGCGCTCCTCTTCGTGGCGGCCGTCGCCGGCATCGGCGCCACGGTCCGGGGAGTTGGCCAGCCGCTCCCCGCGACGGCCACCAGCACGAGGACGCTACGCCGCGGCGCCGGCCCGACCTACCTTGCCGGGGCCGCCGGAACCACCAGCGTGCAGCGTGGCATAGCGGCCGCCTTCCCCACCGCCCGGGCCGCCGGCGCCGCACTCGCCCGCGGGCTGCAACTCGGCTACACCCGGGCCGCACACGGCAACACGCTCTCCGTCTACGTCCCCGGCCTCAACTTCGCGGCCACCGCCCTCGGTGCCGCGGTGACCCGCCGCGGTGCCGGCCGCGTTCTGGCGGCGTCCGCGGTCGCCGCCGGCACCCTGCGGCGCGCGGCCGCAACGGTGGTCACCGTCCCCGCCGCGGCCGCCGCCACGCTCCGCCGGGCCGCGGCCCGCGCGTACGGCACCACGGCCAACTCCACGGCGGCCGCCGGCGTCCGGGCGACGCTCGCCCGCACCTACACGGCGACGGCGACCGCGGCCGGCACGACGGCCCGAGCGATCGTCGTGTACCTCGCCACGGCGCGGACCGCCACCGCGGCGTTCGCAACGAACACGGCGCGACACGTCACCGTGGCCGTCGCGATCACCGCCGGCGCCACACTGGCCATCGGCCGGGCCCTGTACGCCGTGCTCGTGGCCACCGCCACCGCGGCCGGCAGCATCCGCCGGACCCTCAACCAAACCCACACCACCGGGACGGCCACCGCTACCAGCGCCCTGGCCCGCACGGTAGGCACCAGCCTGCCGGCGACATCGGGGGCCGCCGGGACGCTCCGTAAGGGCCTATCGCGCCCCCAGGTGGCCACAGTTACCGGGACGGCCGTTCTGGCCCGCCAGACGGCGCGCCAGATCGTTTTGGCGGCCACTACGACCGCCGCCCGGGCGCTCACCTGGACCCGAACCAACCTCATCACCCTTACGGCCGCCGCGTACGGCACTGTCGCCCTCGGACGCGGCGCCCGCACCACGCTGCCAGCATCGGGCACCGGCACGGCCGGCATCACCCGCGGCGTCGGCGTCACCACCACGGCGGCCGCGGCCGCCGACGGCGACATCACCCGATGGCTCGCACTGACCGCGTCCGGCATCGCGGCCGGAACCGGTGCCGTCCGCCGCGCACTGGCACGCCCGTTCACCGCCGTCGTGTCCACGCACCCGGCGATACGGTCCGCGGTCGCCCGCGTCCTCGAGGCCGCGGCGACGCCGACAGCGGGCATGCTGCGGGCGGCCGCACTACGGCACACGGCGACCGCCACCACGACCGGGGCCCTGGTCCGCGGGGCGGCACTGAACGCCCGCGCAAACGCGCTGGCTGGCGCACTACTCCGCCGGGACATCGGCCGGCCCACAACCGTCACGGTCCACGGCACGGCGTCCACGGGCCTCGCCCGCGTCTTCGCCCTCCTCCTTGCGGCGGCCGCCGTCGCCACGGCGGCGACGAGCACGCAACTCATCCGCACACTCCGCGACCTCGCCCTCGCGACCACCGGCGTCATCGCCCGCTGGACGGTCGCCGAGCCCGGCGCCACATGGCGGGCCTGGTTCACCGGAAGCCGCTGGAACACCGACGAATAGCAAGGGAGGCCCGGGTGCAGAGCGTCGACCGCGACTCCCGTGAGTTCGTGCAAGCACACGTCACCGTCACCGTCGCCGGCCAGCCCTTCAACCCGACGGCCGACGTCGTCGAGTTCGCGTTCACCGCCATCGGCGCCCGGCCCGTCACCTGGTACCCGGGCGGCTGGGACGGCATCGAGCCGATACCCGGCACCAACGGCTACCGGGCGCAAGTCCTCATCGGGCCCGGCAGCACCGGCCCCGCCCTCACCCCCGGCCGGTACGCCGTGTGGCTGCGCATCACCGACAACCCGGAGCAGCCCGTCATGCCCGTCGGGCAACTCGTCGTCGCCTGACCGGAGGAGACCGCAGTGGCCACCCCAACCCCCCTGACCGCGGGACCTTTCTGCGCGGCATGTGGCGGCGACGCGGTCGTGAACTGGCAGCGCCGCCCCACCCAGACGGAAGTGTCCGCCGTCATCGAGACGGAGACGGAACGCCGCACGGAGCTGCTGATCCTCGCCGACCCGCAGCTCCCGCGCCCCCAGTTCGGGCCGCTACCGACCGGCGACGGCATGACCCGCGCCGTCTACGCGTGCGCCGAGCACGCCATCAGCCTCGACGGCGCCGCCCACCTCCACGAAAGCAACTGCACGGCCCCGAACGAGGCCGACCTGCCCGGCTGCAACTGCACCCCCGCCGCGCCCGAGCAAGAGGCCGCCGAACCGGCCTCGAGCGTGCAACTGCCCGACCACTGGATCACCGGCTGACGGCCACGCGCAGATAGGAGGCACGCCCACGATGAGCCTCCGAGACCGGTTCGTTAAGGCGTTCGGTAACCGGCCCCCGGCCGAGATGCAGGCGGCCGAGGCAGACGCCGGGATGAGCGCCACACGGCCGTTCTCCCCGGGCGCGCCGATCGCCCCGTACGACGGGTACAGCCGCACCCCCCGCACCCACGACTACGCCAGCGGATACAACATCTCCGCCCGGCCGAAGACCAACGAGCGCGTCTCCTTCGACTCGCTCCGCGGCCTCGTCGAGTCGTACGACGTCGCCCAGATGTGCATCTGGCACCGCATCGACTCCATACGCGCCCTCGACTGGTCCCTCGTCCCCGCCCGCGGGTTCCGCGGCGAGGCCGACGAACTCATCGACATCGGCATGACGGTGCTCGCCAAGCCCGACCGGCAGACCCCGTTCTCGTCGTGGCTCGCGAAATGGCTGTACGACATCCTCGCGTACGACGCCGGCGCCCTCTACCGGCTCCGCAACCGCGGCGGCCGCGCGATCGGCCTCCGCGTCGTCGACGGCACGACAATTGCGCCGCTGCTCGACTACTGGGGCAACAGCCCTGAGGCGCCGGCCGAGGCGTACGTCCAGTACGCGAACGGCCTTCCGTGGAACTGGCTCACCCGCAACGACCTCGTCTATGTGCCGTTCCGGCCCCGGTCGAACAGCCCCTACGGCCTCGCTCCGCTCGAGACGATCCTCCTCAACGCCAACACCGATCTTCGGTTCCAGGCGTACTTCCTCCAGCGGTTCACCGAGGGCAACATCCCGCAGGCGTTCGCGTCGGCGCCGGAGTCGTGGACCCCGCAGCAGATCGAGGAGTTCCAAGGCTATTGGGACGCCTTCCTCCGCGGTGACCAGGCCGTCAAGCACCAAATCAAGTGGATGCCCGGCGGCGGCAAGATTGAGTGGTCGAACGAGAAGGAGTTCAGCGACTCGTTCTCCCTCTTCCTCATGCGGAAGACGTGCGCGGCCTACCACATCGTCCCGTCGGATCTTGGTTTCACCGAGTCGGTGAACAAGTCCTCGGGTGAGACCCAGGCGGACGTGCAGCACCGCGTCGGTGACCTCCCCCTCGTCTCGCACGTCCAGGACGTCATCACCAACTTCCTCCAGCACGACCTGGGGCTCCCGCTCGAGTTCGCGTTCGACACCGGGCAGGAGAAGGAAGACCGGCTGGCGACCGCCCAGGCGTGGGGTATCTACATCGACAAGGGCATGGCCAGCCCCGACGAGGGCCGCGAAGAACTCCTCGGCCTCCCCGCCGACCCGCGCCGGCCCACCCCCCGTTTCTACAACAACAACAACGCCGGCCCCGTCCCGCTCCTCGCCATCGAGGGCGTCGCCGGCCACATCGACCCGGAGACGTACGGGCCGGCCGACGACCAGCCGGTACCGGCGCAGCCGTTCGTGCCGGCCTCCGGCACCATCCCGGCCGCCGGCACCACCGACGCGGCCGCCGCCGACGCCGCCCAGGACACGCACCAGACCGAGGCCCGACACACCGCCCAGGCCGTCGACGTCACGAAGGAACTGGACGCGGCCCTGGCCCGACGCCTCGGCCCGTCCGCCGACGTCACGAAGGAAATGGGCGCGTTCCGCTCGTTCCGCAAGGCACGCCGGCGCACCGGCGCATGGCGTGACTTCGAGTTCCGGCACGTCGACACGGTCACCGCGCACCGCCTCAACCAGTCCGGCCGCGCGCAGATACGTAAGGACGCCGGCGAGATCGCATGCGCCGGCCTCGCCGTTCGCGCCGCCGACACCGGCCGCGTCCTCATGCTCCAGCGAGCCCTGGACCCGACCGACCCGGCCGGCGGCACGTGGGAGTTCCCCGGCGGCCACCTCGAAGGCGAGGAACCCCCGATCACGGGCGCCATCCGCGAGTGGTCCGAGGAGACCGGGTTCATTCTCCCGTTCGACATTGAGGAGCTCGCCGCCCACGCCTTCGGCACCGGTTCCGGGTGGACGTCCGGCATCTACGCCGGGTTCGTCTACACGGTGCCGTCCGAATCGGTCCTCGACCTCGGCCGACGCGACCAGGTGAACAACCCGGACGACCCCGACGGCGACGTCGTCGAGGCCCTGGCGTGGTGGGACCCCGAGCAGCTACGCGGTAATCCCGTCGTCCGCCCGGAACTCCTGGCCAACCTGGACGCCGTCCTCGACGCGCTCACGGACACGTTCGACGACGACGCGGACGACACACTCGCCGAGTTCGACGAACTCGACGCGGCGCTCATCAAGGCGGCCCGCGACCCAAAAGGCGCCGGCGCTGACGAAGGCGCGGGCCGGTGGCTCGGATGGCGCATGGACCTCAAGGCCATCCGCTACTGGGCTCCCCGCATCGCCGCCGCCTTCCGCAGCGCCGTCAACCCCCGCCGCCTCGCCGAATCATGGCTCGCCCTGAACCCCCGCTCCACCGCGGGACGTAAGGCCGACCGCATCCGCGACCTCGACAAGCAGGCCCAACGGTGGCTGAAGAAGAACGCCCCGGACCTCGAGGCCGCCATCACGGAAACCCTCGGCGGCGTCTACACCGACGGCTACATCATCGGTGTCCTCGCCGCCGAGGACGCCGCCGGCATCAGCGCGGCCGCCGCCTCCGGCATCACCTGGGACACGTGGGAGCCCGGCGACGCGAACGCCGCCCGTCTCCTCCTCGGTGACGCCGGCGACGGCTCCGGCCTCGAGGCCCTGCTCAACGAGAGCGGGGTGACGATCCGCTCAATCGCCGCGACCCGCCTCAAGACCCTCGGCCGTGTCCTCGCCGAAGGCGCCGAGCGGGGCGACAGCCCCACGACGATCGGCAAGGCAATCGAGAGCCTGCTCTCCAACCCGACCCGCGCCGAGATGATCGCCACGACGGAACTGACCCGGGCCGTGTCCCAGGCCAGCCTCAACACCTACCTGGCGAACGGCATCGAGCGCATCGAGTGGGACAGCGCCGGCGACGGCCGCGTCTGCCCGATCTGCCAGACCAACCAAGACGCCGGCTCGCGCCGCCCCGGAGACAGCTTCCCCTCCGGGCAGACCTCACCGCCCGGACACCCCTGGTGCCGCTGCGCCCTCGTACCCGTGACCGGAGGATCTTGATGTCCGACGAACAGCGCTACGTCCTCGGCGTCGCCTACCAGGCCGGACCGGACCCCATGATCAAGCGGGGTGCGGACGGCGGCCGCGACTTTTTCAGCGCCGTGGAGCTGGAGAAAGCGGCGTGGGGATACCTCCCCAACGGCGCCGAGGTGGGCCTCTTCCACGCCGACGGCACGACCGGAGCGGCCACGGTCGTCGAGTCGTACATCTACCGCGGCCCGGACTGGGACCTCGGCGACGTCGTCGTGAAGGCCGGCGACTGGCTCGTCGGGGCGATCCTCGACGAACACGCCTGGCAGCTCTACAAATCCGGGCGCGTCACCGGCTGGTCCCCGCAGGGTTCGGCGCGCCGCATCTCCCCCCGGAGTAGCTGATGCCCCACACCCCTGACGACGAGTTCACCGAACTGGTGGACGCAACCATTCCCCGCGTCGACCTGGTCGACAAGGCCGCGAACGGGACGAGCTTCCTCATCGCCAAGGCGGCCGACGGCAGCCCCGCCGGCCTCATCAATCCGGACATCGTCCGCGGCCTCATCGGCAAGACCGCTGACCCCGAGCCCGAGCCGGCCGCCGACCCCAGCATCGTGAAGGAAGCGGCCATGGCCACCCCCGAAGACCTCGACCCGACCGTCGTACTCGCCGACCCGGACGAAAAGGTTGGCGGCAACGCCAACACCCCCGGCTCCCCGGCGTGGGAGGCCGTCGACGCGGCCACCGCCCGGAAGTGGACCGCCATCCTCTCCCGCGCCAAGACGGCGCTCCTCGTCATGGAGGACCGCGAACTCCTCGAGTCCGCGGCCGGCGACGTCGACGCCTACGACTCCGCCCTCGACCTCGACAACGCGGCATGCGCCATCGACTACGCGATCTCGGTCCTTGCACCGTTCGCCGTCGACGAGCAGGCCGAGGTCGACGCCGCGGACCTGGAAGCGGTCGGGAAGGCCCTCGACGGCTACGACCCGGCCGACCTCGACGTCATCGAATCGCTGACCCAGGTGGCGAAGGCCGGCCGGTCCCTGTCCGCGTCGAACGAGCGCGCGATCCGGGACGCCGTCGAGTCCCTCACCAAGGTGCTCGCGTCCCTGCCGGCCGCCCCCGAAACCCCGGAGACCGGCCGCCCGGTCACGAAGAAGGAGACCGACATGCCGGAGACCGGCAACGCACCCGAGACCGTCGACGCCCCGGCCGTGGACCCGATCGGCAAGGCCGACGACGAGGGCAAGCCGGCCGCGGTCGCCGTCTACGACGCCAAGGGCAAGCTGGTGGGCATCGTCGCCCCCACCGACATCACCCCCATCTCCGGGGCCGACGCCGTCGACGAGGAGCCCGAAGCGGCCCCCGAGGCGCCCGCGCCGGCCGCCGCCGACCTCGAGCCGGCCCCGGCCGCCGCCGTCGGCGTCCCCGCCGAAGAGGTCGCCAAGACCACCGACACCGACTCGGACATTCTCAAGAGCAGCGACTTCCGCGACGTGGTCAAGGGACTGCTCGACGAGCACAGCGCCGGCCAGAAGGACCTCATCACCAAGCAGGGTGAGGCCCTCCTCGAGCTGGCGGACCTCGTCGAGACCCTCAAGGGCCAGGTCAAGGCGCTGGAGGAGCAGCCCGCCGAGCCGCGTGTGTTCGCCAACGGAGCCCAGACGCAGCAGATGCTGCGCGGCCAGGACCGCGGCGCCGCCGCTACCCAGGTCGACATGGCCAAGGCCCGCGAGCTGAAGAAGGCCATGTACTCCGGTACCGCGCCCGAGCAGAACGCCGCCGCTGTCGAGATGCAGACGGCGGCCATCGACGCGCTGATGGCGATCCACCGCGGCGCCTAACCGCCGCATCTTCCTTCACCGACCCCCGAGCCCCCGGCCTGACGTGCCGGGGGCTTTTGCATGCCCAGGAGGCACCCCTTGAGCGCTGCGCTCGAAAACGTCACCGCGGAGACCCTGGACGCCATCAGCAAGGCGCAGACCACGGGCATCCTGACCAACACCGGCGTCTACAGCTACGACCTGTCCGGACTGGTCAGCCTCATCCCGGTCCACACCCCGTTCCGTGACCTCGTGTCCCGCGTCAAGTCCACGGACGGTAACCCGTTCGCGAACTGGCGCGCGATCATGGACACGACCGCCGCCCAGCCGGACCCGTCGATGGGCTTCGACTTCGCGGCCAACGAAGTCGTGTTCTCCGAGCAGGACTTCCAGGCCCGGTACAAGCCGACCGGCCTCGCCGGCATGGCCACCCAGGACGCCTTCGACCTGGGCACCGGCTACGCCGACCCGTTCCAGATCGCGACGTTCCAGACCCTGAACCAGGTTCTGATCGGTGACGACCGCAAGCTGATCGGCGGCCAGTCCTTCGCGCTCGCCCGGCCGGCCGCGCCGACCATCGCGCAGGTCGCGACCGGCGGCACCATCGGCGCCGTCGCCGTGTTCGTCGGTGTCGCGGCCCGCACCGGCTCCGGCTACTACTACGGGTCCGGCAACAGCCAGGGCAACTCCGGGTCGACCACGTTCGCGTCGGGCGCCACCAACAGCCTCACCGCGACCGTCGGCGCGGTCCGCGGTGCGGTCGCCTACGACTGGTTCCAGTCGGCGAACGGCTCGACCTGGTTCTACTACACGACCACCACGGTCAACACCGTCTCGATGAACAAGGTCATCGGCTCGAACCAGGCGCTCCCGTCGGGCATCGCCGTGCCGGACCTCACGAGCAACTGGAAGGGCGCCGCGGCCACCGTCCCGACGTTCAACGCGGCGGCCGACAACGGGTCGGCCAACGCGAACGACTACGACGGTTTCCTCGCCAGCCTCAGCGGCGACTACAACGGAAGCGGTCAGTGGGTGCAGCCCGGCACCGGCACCACCAACCCGTCGATCTTCAAGAGCCTCGACGGCGCCGCGCTGACCCTCTCGGGCGGAAGCGTTCAGGAGATCGAGAACTACATCTTCCTGAACCTGTGGAACCAGATCAAGGCGTCCCCGACCGCGCTCATGATGAACGCGCAGCAGGCCCAGGAGATCGCGAACCTGGTCCTCGGCTCGACCTCGGCGACGACCTTCCTGAACACCGACCAGTCCGGGCGCATCAGCGTGACCGCGGGTGGCCGGGTCGGCGAGATCGTCAACGCCCCGGCCGGCGGCATCACCGTGCCCATCGAGGTCCACACCTCGCTGCCCCCGGGCACGATCATCGCCCGCACCGACCGCGTGCCTTTCCCCCAGGCCAACATCTCGAACGTCCTCGAGTACCGGAACCTGCGCGACTGCGCGCAGTTCGACTACGGCATCAGCCGCAACCCCGGCGTGGCCGGCGGCGGCCCCCGCCGCGAGTTCGAGATCCGCTCCGTCGGCGCGTTCGTGAACCGCGCCCCCGTCGCGATGGCGACCCTCTCCAACGTCGGCTAAGCCCGTCGGGGCCCCGCAGCACCCGCTGCGGGGCCCCGGCCCGGCGTCCTCCCGTCTTCCCTCACCCCTCTTGATTGGAGCAGGCATGCGCCTGTACTCGCGCATGGGCACCGTCGCCCTTGACGACCCCGAATACGGCAACTTCCAGGCCGATGCGGCCGGCGGCTTCGACTTCCCCGACGAGGTGTCGGACCGGCTCCACGGTTTCCACTTCCGCGGCAAGCCGATGTGGGAGACGGACGTCGAGCGGCAGAACCGCCTCATGTCCGAGGAGCTGGAGCGCCGCAAGGACCCCGCAACGCTGCTGTCCGCGGTCGAGCAGCTCGTCAAGGCCGCGTCCGCGACCGCCGCCCTCACCGCCCAGGCCCCCGCCGCGCCCGCGCCGGCCCCCGCCGAGCCCGTCACGCCGGCCGAGCCGGCACCTGCGGCCAAGAAGGCCCCCGCCAAGCGATCCGCCGCCAAGACGGCCGACCAGTAACCCGGCCCCGAGGGAGGTGACCGCCCATGGCTGCCACCCCGTACGTGACCGCCGCCGAGTTCGTCGCTCACCCGACGTACCTGGACCTCGAGACGCTACGCCCCGGCATCATGGACCCGGACGCGCAGACGGCCGAGCTGACGAACGTGCTCCTCATGTCGTCCGCTTGGGCCGACAACGTCTGTAACCAGCCGCTCGGCGCGCACCGCGTCGACCTCGGCACCCAGGGCCGCATCGACGCGGACGGCAACTTGATTGTCTTCCCGTCGGACCGGCCCGTACTGTCCGTCGACGCGGTCTCCTACGGCTCCACGTTCTCCCGCATGGCGTACGTCCCCCGGCCGGCGGCGAGGGTCGACAAGAACCAGACGATCTATGTCCCCGTCGGGGGAACCGCGACCCGCGGCCGCGTCTGGGTCGACATCACGTACACGGCCGGCTGGGTATCCACCCTTCTCGCCGAGGACGCGTTCGCCGGCGTCAACTCGCTGACCGTCCTCGACCCCACCGGCATCATGCCCGGCGCCTCCTACCGACTGTGGGAGCCCGGCGTCGAGGAGACCGTCACCGTCGCCCCGACCTGGACCCCGCCACCCGTCACGGCCCCGGCAACGCCCGTAGCGGTACCGCTGACCGCCCCGACCATGCACGCCCACAACGAGGGCGCCGGATGGTCCGGCATGCCGGCAGACATGCGCCTGGCGGTCGTCAACTACACGATCAGTCAACTGATGCGCCCGGACACCGCGGCGGAGGACTCCTACCCGGACACCTCACTGTCCGCCGGCACCCGCCAAGCGGACAGCCGTAGGGACGGCAGCGGCCTCGTCCGCGAGGCCGAACGGATCCTCGGCTCGTATGCGAGGCGCATGTGAGCGTCCAAGAAGCCCTCGACGGCATGTGCCGCTACTTCGGCGGCGACTACGACCCGCAGACCCGCACCTACCGCTCGTCCCCGCTGTCGAAATACGGCGTCGGTGTCGTGCGTCGGGCGTGGGGGAAACGCGACGACCACGCCGACTACTTCTGGGGCCAGCCCCCCGGCTCCCGCACCGGTTGCCAGATCGTGGTGTTCATCCCCCGGCACTCCGAGCGGCGGATCACCGTCGGCGGCGAGCACGGCGGCATGAAGCAAGTCACCTACGAGGTGACGCTCAACTGCTACATCCGATCGAACAGCGGCTACGCCGAGGACGCCCAAGACGACGTCCACGCCCTCCGTGACGCCCTCGTCGAACACATGCGGAAAGACCGCACCCTCGGCGGCGCGGTCTTCCAGGCCGGCGAGCACACCGACGGCGGCATGGACGGAATCGACTTCCGATACGCCCAGCCCGAGACCAAGGCCGAACTCACCAAGTCGTTCCTCGAGATCACGTTCGCCGCGATCGAGTTCGTCAACGCCTGACCGGCCGCATCTTCCCCCGCCCCCTTCTCTGCCTGCGGAGTCCGCATGCCCACTTCCAAGTCCGCCAAGGACACCGACCCGACGCCGCAGCCGGAACCGTCCGCCGCGCCGGCCGCCGTCGACACCCCCGCGCCGGCCCCCGCCGAGGCACCCGATCCGGCCGACACGACCGGGCCGCCCCCGGGCGTCTACGCCTACTCGTACTTCGCCGACTGCGTGTACCCGCACGTCCCGCTGTCCGCCCGCGCCGCGACCGCCGACGCCCCCGCGACCATCTTCGACTGGCCTTTCGGGCCGCCCGACGACGGCCGCTGGACCCCGACCAGCAAGAGCCCGAACCAGGCCGCCGACAATGCGCCGGCGCCCTCCAGCGAGGAGTAACCGGTGGCCCCGACGCCCGTAACCTATGCACCCGCGAAGCAGTTCATCGGCATCGCCACCGAGACCACCCAGGGAACGCCGGTCCCGATGACGGCGACGATCCTCGTCGACGAGGCCAAGCCCAAGGACAACCCCCAGTTCCTCGACGACAAGTCGTGGCGTGGGTCGATGGGCACCGACAGCTTCGCCAAGATCGCCGGCACGAAGATAGCCGAGGTCGAACTCGGCGGCCCCGCATACGGCGACGCCCTCGGCTATTTCATGCGGAACATCCTCGGTGACCTCTCCTGCACCGGCACGTCGACCGGTACGGGCGGTACCACGCTGTCCGCGCCCGGCCTCGTCGGCGCCGCCTCGATCAGCACCGCGGCGACCATCCCGGCCGGCACGACTGTGCAGATCGGCAGCGGCGCGACCGCCGAGTGCTTCGTCACCGGCACGCCCACCGGCTCCGGCCCGTACACCATCCCGCTCGCCACCCCGGCCGGCGGCCTCGTGTACGGGCACGCCGCCTCGCAGCCCGTGCAGCCCGTCACCGCCCCGTTCACGCAGGCCCACTCCCTGCTGAACTCCGGCGGCGGCCAGCCGGTGTCGCACACCATCACGCACTTCCTCGGCCCGACCGCGACGTCCGGGGCACGCCAGTACCCGGGCTTCTGCATGTCCGAACTCGGCCTCAAATGGAACGCTGAGAGCGAGCTTTTGACGTGGTCCGGCAAGGGCACGTCGTGGCCGTCCGTCCCGGCCGGCGCTGCGCCCGTCGCCGCCCCGTCGCTGACCCTGCCTGTCGCCTCCTGGCGCATGGTCGTCGGTATCGGCGGCCCCGCGGTCGGCGGGACGCTCGTCAACACCATCACCGACGGCGAGCTGACGATCAAGCGGGAGCTGTCCCCGTACTACACGGTGTCGGGCACCCAGAACCCGTACATCATCCAGCGCGGCGGCCTCAGCGTCGAAGGCAAGCTGAACTTCATCGCGGCCGACGAGTCCCCGCTGCTCTGGATGCTGAACAACACCCAGCCGCAGCTTCAGCTCTACCTCGACAACGGCCTCACCGGCGCGAACAAGCTCGTCTTCCAGGTCGATTGCCAGATCGCGGCGTTCACCGAGTCCGAGGCCGACGGCACCAAGTCGGCCGTGGAGTACGGCAACGGCTTCCAGGCGCTGTTCAACACCACCAACGCCGGCGGCAGCGGCGGCTACTCGCCGATCAAGGCCAGCCTCACCAACAGCGTCCCGGCCGGCACCTACTAAGCCCCGCCGGCGCCACCCCACCCCCTTCACGTCTTCGCCCTCGAATCGGAGCCCTCATGTCTGTCACCGAACGCGTCACCCTCCCGTCCGGCGGATGGGTCCAGCTGCGCGACCCGCACACCCTCCGCCGCGGCGACAAGCAGAGGGCGATGCGTGCCGTCCAGGACACCGACGCCGGAGAACTGTCCCAGGCCCTTGACCTCATCAACGGCCTCCTCACCGTCCTCATCATCGACTGGTCGTACCCGTACCCGATCCCCAGCGAGACGCCCGGGTCCCTGGACCTCATCCCGCTCGAGGACGACGACGCGCTCTCCGAGTCCGTCGAGGCGGCCCGCACCCTCCTCTTCCCGGGTAAGCCCGACCCGGTGAAGGACTCGAAGGACCCGGCGTCCCCTATCGAGCCCTCCGCCGACTAAGGGCGCGGCTGGAGGGGCACACCGTCCCGCCCACCCACCCCATCACCGTCGTCGACCGGGCGTACGACTACCTCTGGTACGCCGAGCGGTACCGATGGACGCCGGCCCAGGTCGACGAGATCCCGGCGTGGCTGGACGTGTGGCTGCCGTTGATGGCCTCGGAGGTCGACGCCGCGAAGGAAGCGGCCCACGACAAGGCGATGCGGGAAGCCGAAAGGGGGTGACCGCATGGCCGGGTCGTCCGTCGAGGTCATCGGCGTCGCCCAACTAAACCGCGCGTTCGAGGGCATGGTCGCGTCGCTGAACGCGGCGACGCGGACCGCGACGGGGCAGGCATCCCACCTCCTCGAGCGGCACATCAAGGCCACGCTGGCGACGTCCAGTCACCCGCGGGGCACACCGACGCCCTCGAGCCCGGGGGAGCCCCCGTCACTCGTGACGGGCACCCTGCGCCGTTCCATCTCCGTGAAGGGCCCCGTCCCGCTCGGCATGGGCCGGTGGGAGGCCCAGGTCGGTCCGACGGCCGTGTACGGGCGGATCCAGGAACTCGGCGGCGTCACCGGCCGCGGAGGCGCCACCGTGCTACCCGCCCGCCCGTACGTACGCCCGTCGTACGAACGGCTCGCCGCGAGCGGCGCACTAACCAACCTCTACCACTCGGCATGGCGCGCAGCCATCAACCGCCACTGACGTAACACGCGCCCGGAGGCGCCCAACCCTGGAAAGGGGGGCGCCGTGTCCGAGGGCACCCTTCTCCCGCCCGTAGTCGTCCGCCTCATGGGCGACATGACCCAGCTTCGCGGCACCCTCGCGACGGCTCGTACGCAGGTCGACGGCACGGCGAGCGGGTTCAAGAAGGCCGGCGCCACCGCGTACGCCGGCCTCGCCCAGATGGGCCGCTCGGTGTCCCTGATCGGCGTGGGTGTCGCCGCGGCCAGCGTCAAAATGGCCGGCGACTTCCAGGCGAAGACGATGGTCCTGCATACCGCGGCCGGCGAGAGCGTCAAGAACCTCGCCACGGTCCGGAAGGGCATCCTCGACATCTCGTCCGGCACCGGTACCGGCATCGAGAACTTGACCGACGGCATGTACCAGATTGAGAAGGCCGGTTACCGCGGCGCCGGCGGCCTCAAGGTACTCAAGGCCGCGTCCCAGGGCGCCCGCGAGGAGAACGCATCCCTCGAGTCCGTCACCAACGCGATGACGTCGGTGATGGCGTCGTACCACCTCAAGGCCACGGACTCCGTCCGTGTCATGAATGGTATGAAAACGGCCGCCGGCGAGGGCAAGATGACCATGGAGGAGTTCGCCGGCTCCCTGTCGACGGTCCTCCCCATCGCCTCGGCGAACAACATCAGTTTCGGACAGGTGTCCGGCGCCCTCGCAACGCTCACCCAGCACGGTACGAGCGCCCGCGAGGGCACCCAGGAACTCGCCAACACCATCCGGAACCTGGCCGCGCCCAACAACGTCGCGACGTCGACAATGCAGCGGTTCGGACTGTCCTCCACGGACGTCTCCACCAAGCTCGGCAAGCGAGGTCTGACCGGCACACTGGACCTGCTCACCAAGACCGTGCTCGGGAAGATGGGCAAGTCCGGCACAGTCCTGCTCTCGGCGTTCAACAACTCCAAGCAGGCCGCCTCCAACCTCAAGACGATGCTCGAGCAGATGCCTGCCGGCGTGAGGAAACTCGCGACGGGTCTGCAAAACGGCTCGACGAACGTCAAGGCGTACGGCAAGGCAATCAAACAACTGCCGGCCGACCAGTACGCGATGGGGCAGCAGTTCGCGACCCTCTACGAGAAGTCGCACGGCTTCAACGACGCCCTCAAGCGGGGCGGGCCGGCGGCGTCCACGTACACCGACTCCATCAAGAAGATGACCGGCGGCGCGACCGGCCTCAACACCACCCTGATGCTCACCGGTGAGAACACCGAGGGATTCAAGGACCGGGTCGGGAAGGTCAGCGCGTCGTTCAACCACGCCTCCAAGAACGTCGAGGGCTGGGACGCCACCCAGAAGCTTTTCAACGTCCAGATGGCGAAGGCCAAGCAGACCCTGCAAGTCCTCGCCATCGAGATCGGCACCAAGCTGATACCGGTCATCACGTCCGTGATCAGTTGGTTCGGGAAGCACAAGGACATCGCCGTCGCCCTCGCGGCGGTCATCGGCGGTGTCCTCGCCCTGTCCGTCGTCGCCTACGCGGCGAAACTCGTCACGAGTGCAGCCAAGACCGTCGGCTCCTTCGCCAAGATGGGTGTCTCTGGGGTCAAGGCCGGCGCCAACGTCGTCAAGGGCTTCCGTAGCGCTTCCGTCGCCGCGTCCGACGCGTCGGGGATGGCGGGGACGTTCGGCGGCAAGCTCCGCAAGGGGTTCGACGCCGCGGCGCGGGGCGCGAAGTCGGCCGGTGGCGCGGTGAAGACCTTCGCCTCCGCCGTCGGCCGGGTGTCGGCGAGCGCGGGCAAGGCGGCCTGGTCGGGCCTCGTGTCCGGCATCAAGGGCGTGGGCGGGGCCATGAAGACGGCCGCCGTGCAGTCCGCGTCCTTCATACGCAGCATGGCCGCGTCGGCGCTCGCCGGGCTTCGGGCGGCCGCCGCGTGGACGGCGCAGAAGGTTGCGCTCGTCGCGTCCGCCATCGCGGAGAAGGCCGCCGCGCTCGCCCAGTGGGCGCTGAACGTGGCGATGGACGCCAACCCGATGATGCTCATCGTCCTCGGCATCGTCGCCCTCGTCGCCGGCCTGGTCCTGGCCTACAACAAAATCGGCTGGTTCCGGGACCTCTGCAACGCCGCCTTCCACATGATCGGCGCCGCGGTCGGCTGGGTCGTCGACTTCGTCAAGGCGCACTGGCCGTTGCTGCTCGCGATCCTCACCGGCCCCATCGGTATCGCGGTCCTCCTGATCGTCAAATACTGGGGCAAGATCAAATCCGGCTTCCTGAGCGCCTACCACGGCACCGTCAACGTCGGAAAGTCCCTGGTCAACTGGATCTCCGGCCTACCCGGGCGGGCGGGGAGCGCCCTGGCCTCCCTCGGCTCCCGGATCGTGTCGATTGCCACGCGCGCCTGGAACAGCTTCAAGACGGCCACGGTCAACAAGGCCGTTGACCTGATTGCGTGGGTCAAGGGCCTCCCCGGCAAGATCAAATCGGGGCTCGGCAACATGGGCAGCCTCCTCCTGTCTGCCGGCAAGGACCTGATCACCGGCTTCATCCACGGTGTCTCGTCGATGGCCTCGGCCGCAATCGACAAGGTCAAGTCGATCGGCTCGTCCGCGGTGTCGGGCATCAAGCACGTCTTCGGTATCCGCTCGCCGTCGCGAGTGTTCCGGCAGATCGGTATCTACCTCAACGAGGGCCTGGTCGACGGTCTCACCGGCAGCACCGCCAAGGTGAAGACGGCGACGAAGCGTATCGAGACCCTCCTCATGCAGACCTACAACAAGGTCTCCGACCTCAAGGGCACCCACGGCGTCAGCAACAAGTGGGTGAAGCAGCACGAGGCATCGATCAAGAAGCTCGAGGCGTACGCCAAGAGGGAAGACAAGATCCTTCGCGCCCTCGCGTCCAAGCGTGACGCGGTCGCCGTCAAGATCAAGGCGGCACAGAAGACCCTCACGGATCTTCAGAAGAAGTGGACCGACGAGGTCAAGTCGGTGGCCGACGGCATCAAGCAGGGCTTCTCCATCGTCACCGAGGCCCCGCAAGACGGCGTCGCACTGACCACGCAAGACGTCATCAACAAGATGCAAGACCAGATGCAGAAGGCCACCGCTTTTGCGGCGCAGCTCCAAGCGCTCCAGAAGAAGGGCCTCTCGTCGGACCTGATCGCGCAGATTGCCGCGTCCGGCGTCGACGCCGGCGGTGCGACGGCCTCCGCGCTGTCCTCGGCGACCAAGGGCCAGATAGACCAGATCAACGCCATGAACAAGACGACCAACGCCGCCGCGAACAAGGCCGGCGGGGCGGTCGCCGACGCCATGTACGGATCGGGCATCAAGGCCGCCCAGGGTCTGGTCAAGGGCCTGCAATCGCAGGAAAAGGCCATCGAAAAGCAGATGGTCAAGATCGCAAAGTCCATGCAGAAGGCAATCAAGTCCGCTCTCGGGATTCACTCCCCGTCGCGGGTGTTCGCTGCGATCGGCCAGTGGGTCCCCCGGGGCCTGGCGGCCGGCGTCGAGGGCGGTACGCACCACGCCACCCGCGCCGTCACCCGCCTCGCCGGGTCGGTGGCAGCGGCCGGCGCGGGTTCGTTCGCCGGTAGCGGCCTGGCCATGGGCGGCGGATCACGGGGGGCCGTCGTGCACCAGACCGTGGTCGTGAACGTCGAGGGCCACGTGCTGACGGAGAAGAAGCTCCGCGACCTCGTCGAGAAGCAGATGCTCCGCCTCGGCATGCGCAACTCGACGACGTACGCGCCGTACCGGCGCTGACAACCCGTACGAATGAGGGCGCCACCGGGCGCCAGATTGGTGGTGCCCGGTGGCCAACCCGAAGCTGTCCTCGCTCGTCGACGCCTTCACCACGGCGGCGATCAACATAACCCTGTGGTCCTCCGTCACCGGCGGCGCCGCCACGCTGGACACGGTCAACGACCTCGTCACGCTGGCGGTACCGACCGCATTCGGGGTCACCAACACCTTCGGCAGTAATCAGTTGTTCGACGCGACCTCGAGCGCGCTCTATGCGCAGGTCGGGGCCGCACCGAACGGCAACGGCGGCACCAAGACCGTCATCAAGCTGACGGTGGACGCCAGCAACTCGGTTTCCATGCGCCTGGAAAACGGATCGTTCCTCCTGCGGGTCCAGACCGCGGGCGGGAACGTCGACACCGCCCTGGGGGCGTACAGCCCGCACGCACACCGCTGGTGGCGGCTCCGCGAGAGCGCCGGTTCCTGGTACGCGGAGGCGTCCGCGGACGGCCTGACCTGGTCGACGCTGGCCTCCTCGTCCTACACCTGGTCCGCGACGGCAGTCACGTTCGCGTTCCAGGCCGGAGCCAACGTGACCGAGGCCGCCGGGAACGTGGCCACGATCGCGAACGTCAACACGCGCGACGGCGGCCCGTACAACCCCAACTGGCCCCGCCTCGACGTCGGCTGGGCGCCGTTCTGGAACGCCAACGGCGGAACGTTCCCCATTGACCGCTACGTGGAGGTCACCGACCGCACCCGCGGCTCGCTGTCCGTTCAGCGGGGCCGCCAGTACGAGACCGACCAGGTCCGTTCCGGTGAGGCGTCGCTACGCCTGGCCAACAACGACGCCGCCCTCGACCCGGTCAACGCCGGCGGCCCGTGGGCTGGCCACATCAACCCGTACCAGCCGTACCGCCAGCGCGCGCAGTGGCCGCCGTCGAGGAACCTCCTCGACCAGGTCACGGCGACGGGTGGCGACCTCGGCCCGTACGCACTCGGCGCCATCAACACGAGCTCGTCCGGCCCGGACATCATCTCGACGACGGACGTGACCGGCGGGGCCTTCGTTACCTCCTCCTCGGCCTGGGCCGGTGGCACCGTCATGCAGTTCTCGGTGCCGTCCGCGTCCGCGGCCGGCGCGCGGCCCTGCCACACACCGCGCTGGTCCGTCATCCCGGGACAGACGTACACGGTGCAGCTCCGCGTCCGGAACATCACCGCGTCCACGTCGCTGAGCGTGCAGGCGTTCCTCGGCTGGTACACCGTCGGCACCGCCACCCCGACGAGCTTCAACTACGGCACCAGCACCGGCCTGACCGGGTCGACAACCGCCGGGTGGACGACGCTCACCGTCACCGCCACCGCGCCGGCGAATGCTGCCGGCATCGACTGCGGGGTGGCCCTCGCCGGCGTCGCCGCGGCTACCGCGTCCATCCAGGTCGACGGCTGGCAGTTGGAGAAGGGCGCGGCCGCCACCACGTGGACGTGCCCCGGCGCCTGGACCAGCGTCTACGCCGGGTGGATCGAGCGCTGGCCGTCATCCTGGGACATGGAGGGCCTGTACGGAATCGTCGAGCCCACCGCGGTCGACACGTTCTCCTTGCTGAGTCAGCAGCAGCTCAACGACTCCTTGACCATGGAGCTGAACGCCAACTCCCCCCGGTTCGTCTACAAGCTCGACGACCCCGCCGGCAGTGCGTCGGTGACGGACTGGGCCGGCAACTGCCCGCCCGCCCAGATCGGCATCAGCAAGTACGGCGCCGGCTCGTTGACATTCGGCGCTGCCATCGCGGCCAACGACGCCGGCGGCACCTACACCGGCAGCACCGACACCGTCGCCAGGATCAACAACTCGAACCCTGGCACCAACCTAATCACCGGCGGCGCGTCGTTCATCAAGCTGTCCTCGGCCGGGATTGTCGGGCCCGCCGACCCGACCTCGTGGACGAGGGCGATTGCGTTCCGCTACACGGGGCCGATGCCGACGTCCGGCGCCTACCTGTGGTCCAGCATGGACAATCAGCGCGTTGGCGGAGGGCCGTCGGGAAGCCACATTTACGTCTTCATCGACGCCACGGGCAAGCCCCAGGTGTGGATCCAAGGGCCCACCGGTGTTGGCACGTCCACCTTTTTCGGTGGCGCGACGAACGTGGTCGACGGCGACTGGCACCTGCTGATCTTCGGCTACAGCTCGGCCACCCAGCAGATCCTCGCGAGCCAGGACGGCTCCCTCTCCGCCTACATCGGCGGCGTCCCCACCACCACCACGCCCACCGGGCTCATCAGTGACAACGTCGGCGGCTTCGTCGACGCCACGGTCGGCAACGGCACGACCAACAATTTCAAGGGCGACATCTCGTTTGTCTCGGAGTTCCCCGCTCTGTTCGGGGCCGCGGCAATCGCCAACTTGTACACGGCCTGGAAGTCCGCGTGCGCCGGCGAGTCGAGCGATGCCCGCTACTCGCGGATCCTGCGGTACGCCGGATACAAGGGCACCACCAACATCCAGGCCGGCATGACGACGTCGATGGGACCCGCCTCCATCGACGGCCAGGACGCCATGAGTGCACTCCAGGCGGTCGTTGAGACGGAGAACGGCGCGCACTTCGTGGACGCGGCCGGCGGTATCACCTTCCGCGCCCGCTCCACCCGTTACAACGCGCTCACGCCCACCTACACCTTCGGGGAGCGCGTCGACCTCGGCGAGTGGCCATACGAGGACTGCACCCTCGACTACGACAGCACCCACCTGTCGAACCAGGTCACGGTCACCCAAGAGGGCACGTCGCAGAATTTCTACGCCGCCGACGCCGCCTCGGTGAACGCGTACTTCTTGCGGACCATGTCGCGCAGCATCAATGCGTCCGACACCAACGAATGCAACGACGCAGCGAACTACCTCCTCTCCCGGTACCGACAGCCCGCGATGCGCGTCAACTCGCTGAAGCTGCACCCCAGCGCCAACCCGGCCCTCTGGCCGGTCTGCCTCGCGCTGGAGCTCGGCACCCGCATACGGGTGATGCGGCGCCCGCCCGGCGCCCCGGCCGTGACCGTCGAGTGCTTCGTCGAGAACATGTCGTGGGAGTTCTCCGACGACAACGAGGCATGGCTCGAGCTCCAGTGCTCGCCGGCCGACCTCACCCCCTACGGGGTGTTCGCCGCATGGCACACCACGCTGAACACGACCGTCTCCTCCGGCGTCACCTCGATCACCGTCAAGGCGCCGGCCGACAACACCAACCTGCTCAAACAGCAGATTGCGCCCGGGCAGCAACTCACCCTCGGGCAGGGCACGGCCAACGCCGAGACGGTCACCGTCCTCGCGGTCGGTACGACGAGCAGCGGATGGCTGACGGGCACCCTCACGCTCACCGCGGCGACCACCAAATCCCACACCGCCGGCGACGTCGTCTGTGAGCCGCTCCCGTCCGGGACGACCGACGCCACCACCTGGGACGCCGTCGCCAAGTTCGACAACATCGCCTTCGCCTACTAGGAGGACCCCGTGGCACGCACGGTGCCCGTCATCGCATCCGAGAGCCCGGGAAACTTCCTGACCGGCGCCTTGTGGAACGCCAACGTCAAGGCGATGGGCGACTGGCTCATGGGCTCGGCCGGTAACGGCATGCCCAGGTTCCGCGGCTATCAAGCCACGGCCCAGGCCGTCGCCAATAACACCTGGGTCAGCGTCACCCTCGACACCGAGCAATACGACTCCGACAACGGCCACTCGACCACGACGAACTCCAGCCGGTACACCGTGCAGGTCCCCGGCACGTACCTGATCGTCGGCAGTATCGGCATGGTCGCGAGCGCCACCGCCAACCGTGCTGTCCGGATCACCGTCAACGGATCACCGATTCCCGGTTCGTTCGTCAAGACGGGCGCGCCGGACGCCAGCGGCTCGTCTGGGCTCGTCTCGGTGACCACTGCTGTCTGCGCGGTCGGTGACTTCATCGAGGTCCAGGTCAACCAGAACTCCGGCGGGACCCTCAACACGGCGGCCGCCGGCGATGTGGCGTGCTCGATGGCCGCGACCTGGTTTACCGGCTGACCCTTCCGCCCCCCATCAGCCACCCACTCAAGCCCCCCGGCCCGCCGGGGGGCTTTTGCATGCCCGGAGGCCCGCACTCGTGCTCACCCATGGCACCCTCGTTCACCGCTACCAGCCGACCGACGTACGCCTCGGCCGGCACCGCCGCCTCGACGCCCGGTCCCTGAACCACCTTCACCACCACGACGGCAGCCAGCTCCTGCCCGTCCGGCACGAGATCCCGATCCCGATCCTCGACCAGGAAGACCTGGACGTTCAGGGCATCAACACCCACCTCCTCGTGCCCGGCGCGAAGCGGGTGAAGGCCCTCGGATCGTGCACCGCGAACGCCGGCACCGCCGGCCTCGCCTTCCTCCTCGGCGCCGGCCGCCTCGCCGACGTCGGCCTCTCCGCCACCGACCCGGTGGTGTGCGAGGAGTACGCGATCCGGCTGTACCACGAGGAGACCGTCGCCGACGAGTTCCCCGGCGAGTGGCCCCCGGACGACGTCGGCTCCTCCGGCCTCGGTATCGCCCGCGCGCTCAAGGCCCGCGGCCTCATCGGCGGGTACGTCCACGCGACCACCGCCGACGCCATCGCGTCTCTTCTGCAGAATGGCCCCGTCCTCCTCGGCGTGCCCTGGTTCCAGGCGTGGTTCACCCCCGACGCCGACGGGTTCGTCGACTCCGGCGACTGGATCGCAAGCCCCCTCGCCGGCGGACACGAGATCCTCGCCATCGGCCTCGACGCCGTCGCGCAGCGCCCCGACGGCCGCGTCATACCCGAGCAGACCGTCGTCCGGCTCCGGAACTCGTGGAACACCACCTGGGGCCTCGACGGCGAGTTCCGCCTCCGGCTGTCGACGTACGTCAAGCTGCGCCAGCACATCGACGCCATCCAGCTGAAGGCGAAGGCGTGACCCGCCCGGTCACCGCACACGACCAGGCGCAGACCCACCAGTACGTCATGCACTACCCGGACCACGCCCCCCGCGAGGGTGACCCGCACTATCGGGCGTTCGAGGCGTACGGCCGGCACCACCGCGCCGGTGCCGTCTGCTACGTCGCCGAGCGGGCCGGCCACGCCCAGTGTGCCGGCGCCCTCGAACTCCACCACTCGGTGCTCGAGTTCGCCACGGCCAACGCGGCCGACCCCAAGGCCCTGCACCGCGACTTCCCCGAGATCCGCGAGGACGCCACCGCCGACGAGGTCGCCGAGTGGGTCGAGTCCAGCCCGGGCGCCTTCCGGTGGCTGTGCGCCTTCCACCACCGCGGCCACGGCGGCGCCCACACGGCATCCCACGCCGACTGGACGGCCCAGCTCTACGTCCCCGGCCTCATCTCTTAACCGGCGGCCGGCCGGCCCCTCGAGCGGCCGGCCGGCCGCCGTCACCCCCCACCGTTTCGCCCCGCGGCCGCCGGCCCGGGGCCCGCATATCCGAGGCGGCATTCGTGTCCAACGCGTCCTCGGGCGCCAGCGCCCTAGAGACCATCTCCTTCGCCGGGGGAGCCCTCGGCACCCTCCTGACGATCGTCGCCCTCGCGCGCCGTATCCGGCCCATGCTGCGCCGGCGCGTGCACCGCTGGGACCGTCTCGACCAGCTCATGGGCGACCCGGACACCAGTCCGCCGCGCCCGGGCGTCCTCGAGCACGTCGCCGCGCTCCGCGACGAGGTCGCCGACATGCGCGGAAGCCAGGAGACCGTGCGCCGGCTCGCCGCCGAACTCGTCCCGAACTCGGGCTCGTCATGGCGCGACGCGTACGACCGCGACCAGGCCCACCAACACCTGGTCAACACCGCCATTGCCGCGCGGCTCGGTATCGAGCTGCCGCCGCTGCCGCCCCGCTCCGTCCACCGTCACCACGACGACGAGGCGTAGAGCCCGGCCGGCCGCACACACACCACCGCCCCGCCGGCATCGCCGCGGCGGCCCCATGACCCCGGAGGTCAGTGATGCTCAACGGCATCGACGTCAGCGGCTACCAGTCGAACACCCCCGACGTGTCCGGCAGCGCCTTCGTCTTCGTCAAGGCGACCGAGGGCACGTCGTACATCAACCCCAAGCAGTCCGACCAGGCCGCGACCGCCCGCGCGGCCGGCGCCGTCGTCGGCTTCTACCACTTCGCGCGGCCGGGCAACATCCAGGCGCAGGCCCAGTATTTCGTCGACAACGCGGCCTCCGCCGAGGGTGACATCCTCGCCATCGACTGGGAGGACTCCGGCGTCTCGTGCGCCGACAAGGACGCCCTCCTCAAGGCCGTCAAGGCGCTGCGCCCGACGCACAAGGTCGTCCTCTACTGCAACACCTCGTTCTGGAAGAACATCGACACCACGTCGTACGTCGAAGACGGCCTCTGGATCGCGGACTACAGCCACCCCGCGGGCTCCCCGAACATCCTCCACTCGTGGGTGTTCCACCAGTACAGCCAGACCGGCGTCGACCAGGACGTCGCGAACTTCGCGAACGCGGCGGCCCTCACGGCGTGGGCGACCAGCGACGTACCCAGCGGCACGCCGAAGTGGCGGACGCTCCTCGACCACGTCGAGAGCATTCCGGAGAAGATCTACGAGACGTGGACGTCCGCCGACGGGTGGGACAACCACACCGAGTTCGGCGTCGAGTACGGCGAGGACGGCGTCTCGTGGTGCGTCATCTTCGACTGGGACATGTACCACGACGTCGGCCTCGACGCGATCGTCCCGAAGACCGACAACGTCGACTCCTTCACGTCGTGGGCGAAGGCTCACGGGCAGTGGTCGCTGTACCCGTCGGTCGGCGCCTGGGTCAACTTCTCCAACGGCGCCCACACGGAGATCGTCGTGGGCTTCGACGCTACGACCGTCTACACCAAGGGCGGTAACTCCATCCAGTCCGGCGCCGTCGACAACGGGCAGGGCAATGGTGTGTGGTCCCACTCGCACGCCCGCACCGACGCGGCCGTCGTCGGCTACCTCGCCCCGCGCTTCCCCGACGGCGTATGCCCGCCCACCGCGGACCCGGCCGACCCGCGCGGCGGTACGGCCGTCACGTCCTACACGTGGCCCGGGGCGGTGTCCTCGCCGTCGAAGCCGACGCCGAGCAAGCCGGCACCGACCGCGACGCCGACCGTCGACCTGTCCAAGCTCATCGCCGCGGCGAAGAAGGACCCGACGGCGAAGCAGGGCCACCAGACGTACGCGGTCGGCGTCAAGATCGTCGAGGCCGCGCTGCGCGCCGAAGGCCTCCTCGACAAGAAGTACGCCGGCGACGGCTCGTTCGGGTCGCTCACCGTCACGGCGTACCGGAAGTGGCAGCAGCGGCTGCACTTCTCCGGGCAGGCCGCGGACGGCATCCCGGGCATCGAGTCGCTGAAGGCGCTCGGCAAGAAGCACGGGTTCAAGGTCATCGCCTGACGGCCGGTGCGCCCCCGCTCGACCCTTCGGGGCCGGCGGGGGCGTCCCCCTTCTGTCCGATGTTCTGTCTAAGTAATGGGGGGGTCGAGACCACCTCGAGCGGCTTCACCCCGGGGGAGGCCGGCCGACGTCGTTACCCGCCGGCCTCACTCATTGGACGCCTTCGGCGGCGGCCAATTGGTCCGCGCCGCCCCGGGCGACGACGTAGAGGTCGGTGGGCACAGGCCAGCCCGGTTGCCCGACGTTCTCGCCGTTCAGCCGGCGTGCCCACTGCGAGAAGTTGGTTTCCAGGCCGTTGCCCGCGATGCGGACCCCGGGCGGCACCATCCGCGGCGTCCCGTCCGGGTACGCGCCGACGGTGTGCCGCAGCGTGACGAACAGCGCCCCGTTCGCCGGATGGTCGGCGCCCTCCCGCAAGTACCGGTCGATGACCGCGCGGCGGGCCGGCATCCACATGCCCAGCGCGGCCCGGGCGCTCGCCGGCAGCGTGAACGTCTGCACCGTCGCCTCCGTCCGGCCGGGCGGGTTGACGGTCAGCTCGATCGTGGTCCGGCCCGGGCCGAGGTGCGGGACGTCGGCGCCGACCAGGCCCTCACGGGTCACGCCGGTCGCCCAGAGGATTTCCAGCGCGGCGAGGAGCCGCAGCCGGTACGGGTCGCGCCGTGGGTCGACGGGCTCGGAGAGGGCGCGACGGAGGACTATGTGGCCGCGCGGGTCGAGTGGCGCCCGGGTGTGCTTCGACCACGGCCGCAGCCCGGGAAGCTCCCACCAGAACGGCCGGCGTCGCGCGGCCCGGTTGAGGTCTACGAGGCCGTCCATGATGTGCCGCTGCATCGCCGGCGCGAGGGCCTGCCCGTATGGGGGGCGGGTGCGGTACGCGCCGGCGGCGACGCGGCCGAGGACGGTGTCCGGGTGGTCGGGGTGGCCCATGACGTCTCGGTGGAAGAGGGCCGGCAGGCTGCGCAGCGATTCGGCCGGCAGGTCCACGGCCGCCCGCTCGATCGTCCGTACGACGGTGTGGAGGCGTTCCTCGCGCTTCGCCGACGTATTGATCTCCGGGTCGGCCAGGGCTCGGCGTAGGGCCGCGTGAAGCTGCCGTAGAGCTTGCGGCGGCGCGGACGACGTCATGGGCAAAGAGTAGAGCGATCACGTCCGATAGGTTGTCTAGAGAGGCGACGGGAGGGGCCCGGATGGCGGACGGCGGCGGCGTGCCGAAGTACGAGGAGATCGCGGCGGCACTACGGGCGGCGATCTTGTCGGGCGAGTACGGGCCGGGTGAACGGCTGCCCGGCGAGAACCGGCTGATGGCGGAGTACGACGTCGCCCGAATGACGGCACGGCAGGCCCTCGGCGTGCTCCAAGCCGAGGGCCTGACCGACACCCGTAAGGGGGCAGGCGTGTTCGTGCGCACGTTCCGGCCGCTACGGCGCCGCGCGGTGCAGCGGCTCGCCGCCGAGCAGTGGACGGCCGGCCGCTCCGTGTGGGCCGACGAGGTCGACGACCGGCAGCTACTCGTGGACCAGGTCGAGGTGGCCGAGCGGCCGGCGCCCCGCCGCGCCGCGGACCGCCTGGGGCCGCCGGCCGGGCCCGTGTGCGTCCGGTCCCGCCGGTACACGCTGGACGGCAAGCCGGTGCTGTTCGCGGTCAGCTACCTGCCCGCCGACCTGGTCGCCGGGTCGCGGATCGTCGAGGAGGACACCGGGCCGGGCGGCGTCTACGCGCGGCTTGCTGAACTCGGCCACCGGCCGGTGCGGTTCGTGGAGGAGGTCCGGTCACGGATGCCGCGCCCGGAGGAGACGCAACGGCTCTCCCTACCCGCCGGCACTCCCGTGGTCCGCCTATGCCGGACCGCCTTCGCGGAGGACGGCCGGCCCGTCGAGGTCAACGACATGACCCTTGACGCGTCCGCATTCGTCCTCGAGTACGACTTCCCCGCGTAGCCGGCGTGGTGGAGAATGGCGGAAGCCCCGCAGGAGGTCGAGACCTGCGGGGCTTCTGTCTGTGGCGGGGCCGGTCAGCGGCGGGTATCGACGAGGTGGGCGAACCGCTCGTCGGGGTCGGGGCCGATGCGGGTACCCGGCGGGTACTCCATCTCCGACATGGCGTGGCACGTCGTCGTGTAGTCGTCGCCCGGGAACTGGACCTCGACGTACTGGCCGGCGAAGCCCGCGACGGTGCCGGCCCGGCCCTCGTGCTTGACGTCCATGCCGACGAAGAGTTCGAGGCCGTAGTAGCCGCGGATGTGCTGGCGACTCGACTCGATGCGGGCCTTGATGTTCGCCGCGTGCTCGCGGAGGTCGTCGATGCGGTCGAGGGTGTTGCAGCGCCACCGGTGGACGTCGGGGGTACCCGCGGGCGGGGCGCCGTACAGGCTGTCGTACAGCGTCCGGGCCTCGGCCTCCATCGCTTCGGCCTCGGCGTGGATGGCGGCGGCGCTCATGCGCTGGCCTCCTCGTTGTTGGTCTTGCGGGGGCGGCCGGGGGTCCGCGGCCGCCGTGCGGCGTACGCGATGACCTGCTCCTCGACGAACACCGGGCCGGAGCGGAGGGAGGCGACGATGGGCGGGAACCCGTCGCGCTCGGCGAGTACGCCGGCGCGCTGCCGAGTGACGCCGAGGATGTCCCCGACTTCGCTGAGGCCGGCCAGCTTCGGAATCGCGGGCTCGGCGAGGCGCCGGTCCATCTCCTCCTCGGTCATCACCTCGACGCCGAGTACGGCCGTCGAGGCGCCGGCCGCATAGGCGGCGTCGGTGGCGGCCCTGATGCCCGCGTCCATGGCCTTCCGGGCGGTGGTGGCGTCCAGCATCATGCGGACGCTGACGTTGCCGCTGCCGGGCGCGTATCCGGTCGTGGCGTGGTGTTCGGTGAGGTGCTCGCGGATCACGTCGAGGGCGCTCTCGGGTGCGCCGTCGTTGTGGAGCTCGACGTGCACACTCCAGCCGGTCATCATCGGGTCTATCCCTTCCTTGCCGCTGTCGGGTGGGGGTGCGGGCCGCCGGGGTGCATCCCGGCGGCCCGCTGTGTTGCTACTTCCGGGGCCACTGGAACCCGGCTCGCCGGAGGTCGGCGAGGCAGTTCTTCATGGTGCGGTGGTCGGAGGCGCTGCCCGGGAGGGTGGTGACCCGGAGGCCGTTGAGCCGCACCGTCTTGTGGCCGTTCTTGGTTGGCACGACCTGGAAGTTCTGGTCCTTGAGGGCCTTTTCGAGCTTCCTCTGGTCGCTGCTCATCTTCTCGCCTTTCTGTTGCCGCTGTCAACCTTTCTGGCTTCAGCTTGCCCCGTCGTGTAGCTACACGCAAGGGGGAGCGGTAAGGAATTTTTCGGGACCAATCCGGCGATGTCGTCGGGGTGCGCTACGGTGCCGCCCATGACCAACGACGACCCGCGCGGACGCCGCGACGGACGCGAACCCATGGCCACCGCCGACCAGTTGAACGCCGCAATCGAGGCCCTCGGCATCGCCACGGGGGACGGCCCGAAGATGCCCCGGGCGCAGGCCCTCGGCGCGCTGCTGTTCTGCGTCGAGCAACTGACCATGTTCGACGTCGACCGGACCGACGCCGCCGAGGTGCGCTCCGGGTACGTCAACATGGCGCTCATGGCCGGCCTCGCCATGGAGGGGGAGCAGCTACCCGCCGGCGCCGTCATGCCCGGCCGGGAGTTCACCGAGGACTTGTGGCTCGCGGCGTCGTTCGCCGTCGCGCGCATGGCCGAGCACCGGCTGAACATGACCCTGCTCGACATGGAGGAGATGCAGCCCCCGAAGGAGCCGGGCGCGTTCAATGTCGCCTGGCCGGCCATGGCATGGCTCCGCGCGGCGGTCGCCATCGCCGGACTGATGAACGCCGGCGACGTCTCACCGCCCGAGATCCTCAAGGCGGCGAAGGCCGCGAAGAAGCATGCGGCCGAGGGCCGACAGCACCTCGCCGACCTGATCAAGCTCGCCGAGAAAGGGGCCGTGTGATGGCCCAGGTGCGACTGATGAGCGATGACGACGGTGAGGTGTCCAAGGTGCTGGACGCCCTCATGCCCCTCCTGCGGGCTCACCCGGCCTTCGTGGTGAGCGGCACCCGTGCGCTCGGGAAGCGCGGCCCGGGGGAGCGCGTCACGTTCGAGCTGCTGCTCACCGACGGCGCCGACGGCCCCGAGGTCACGGTGGAGCGGGCCGACAGCCCGCCGCCGGCCCGCCGGGCACTGCCCCGCTGAACCCGCCATAAGGGGTGTAGCGGCCCCGCCCGGGCCGCTACGCTTCCCGTATGGCGAAGAACATCGAGGTACCGGTCCCCGACGACGTGTACGCGGCCCTCGCCGAAGAGGCCGAGCGCGCCGGCGTCACGGTGCCGGAGCTGGCCGGCCAGTACGTGATGCACGACGTCGGCCGGCGCCGCTTCCTCGCGGCCGCCGACCACTTCACCGAGGCGTGGGGGCCGGCGTTCGACGAGCGGTTCGGCACGGTCCGCGCCGGCGGTGCCGCCGCGTGATCCTGACCGTCGACCGCGGCTGGCTCCTGGACGTCGCGCAGCGGTACGTCCGCCCGGAGCCCGACGTCACCGACTGGGGGAGCCTCGCGGCCGCCGTCGCCCGGCACGCCGACGAGGTCATGGGCATTGCCGTGTACCCGGAGGCCCACCACCGAGCGGCGTCCCTCATGCACCTGCTCATCCGCGTCCCCGCGCTGGAGCACCGCAGCGAGCTGTTCGGGGCGGCCGTCGCCGCGGCGTACCTGACCGCGTCCGGGCTGACCGTCACGGTGTCCCCGAAGGACGCGGCGGCCCTCGCCGAGCGCGTCCGGGACGGCCTCGGCGTCCGCGAGCTTGCCCAGGAGATCAAACGCGACTGGCTCACGTGACCACCGCACACCACGAACGCCCCGCCGGATGCCGGCGGGGCGTTCGTCGTTCAGTGCTCCGACGGGGCGTCGTCGCCGGCTGCTGCGGCGGCGGCCGCCGCGGCGTCCTCGGCCGCACGGGCCCGCTCCTCCGCCCGTACGCGCTCCTCCGTCGTACGGGCGAGTTCCTCGGCCTCGCGGAGCAGCCGGCGGACGCCCTCCACCTCGTCCCGCAGCGTATCGACGCGGGTTTCCAGCGCGCCGGCCCGTTCCGTCGCCCGGTCCACGTCGGCGCGCGCCCGCCGCAACTCGGCTTCCAGGCCCTTCCGTAGCTGGGTCGCGGCCGCCTCCACGGCGGTAACCCGTGCCGTCGCGCTCTCGGCGGCCTGGCGGGCGGCGGCGTCCGCGGCGCGCGCCCGGTCGTCCGCCGCGTTCGCGGTCGTCTGCGCGGCGCTGACGGCCTCGGCCGCCTCGGCCTTCACGCCGGCGGCCGCGGCCCGTTCCTGCTTCACGGTCGCAGTCATCTCGTCGACGAGCCGCTTGGCCTCGTTCTGCGCCCGGCCGGCGACGGCCTCGCGGGCGGCGGCGGCCTCCTTCGCGGCCCGGACCGTCTCGGCGGACTCGGCCTTGACCCGCTTGACTTCGTCGCGGGCCTCTCGGACGGCCCGCTCGGCCTCGGCCCGGGCCTCCGCCACCAGGCGCTCCGCCTCGACGCGGCCAGCCTCGATGCGGTCGGCGGCGTCGGCCAAGGCTGCGGCTGTGTCCTCCGCGGCCTTGGTCTTCGCCCGCTCGACCTCGCCGGCCGCTTCCGCGCGGGCTGCCTCGACGTCCCGGGCCGCATCCTCGCGGGCCGTCTCGACCTCGCCGGCCGCCTCCGTGCGGATGCGCTGCACCTCGGCGTCGAAGCCGGCCCGGGCTTGGTCGAGTTGGGCGATGGCCTCCTCGGCCGCATCGTCCGCGGCCTTCTGGAGTTCGGCGGCGCCCCGGGCGGCGGTCTCCGCGGCGTTCCGGCCGGCGTGCGCGGTGGAGGCGGTGGCCTCGGCCGCCGCGATTCGGGCGGCGGCGTCGTTGGTGACCGCGAGCATTTGCGCCTCGGCGGCCTCCGGGTCGGTGATGGTCTGGAGTTGCTGGACGTAGCGGCCGAGGTCGCCGGAGAGGCGCTGCATCGCGCCGAGGACGTCGGCGCGGAGGTCCACGGCGGTCGCGGCCGCCACGGACACGGGGCGGTCGACGTCCTCGGGCTCGGGCCGGCCGGCGGCCTTGGCCTCCCTGCGGTTGCGGGCCTTGTACGCCGTGAGCGCGTTGTGGTCCTCCCGCTCGCAGTAGACGGACGGCCGGCCGGTCGTGCCGGGGGCGCGTTCCTTCACCGGGTCCATGCACCCGGGGTACGCGCACGTCGGGGGCGCCTCGGCGTCGTCCTCGTCGCGCTCTGCCGTTTCGACGCGCTGGGGCTCGCTCACCCGTATCTCCTCGTGGTCGTGGGGCGACGCCGAGTGTACTCACGGGCCGGTTTCGTTCCATTCCATTCCATTTCATGGCGCGAGAATGGAACGGAATGGAATGGAACGAAACCCCGGCCCGGGGTCGCGTACGCCCGTTTCCGGCCCGTAGACGCGACGGCGCCCCCGCCGGCAGTCCGGCGGGGGCGTCGTACGGGCGGAGGGGGGCGTCAGTCGCCGAAGATGGTGGCGAACAGCGCGTAGATGGCGCAGCCCCCGCCGACCAGGATGAAGCCCCACACGATCAGGACGTCGAGGGGGTTGCCGTAGTCGATGGGCGTGAAGACGTCGGGGGTGTCCTCCGCCTGCTGCCGGGCTTCCTGGTTCTTCATATGCCAGCTCTGCGCGGCCATGTAATCGCTCGCCTGCTGGCGGAACGCGTCGTCGGCCTGCTGGCGTTCCCAGTCCTGCATGGGTCCCCCTCGTATAGTGCGGATGCGGCGATCAGCTTCGCATCCCGTGTAGCTACAGGCAAGAGGGGTCTTACCAGGTGCGCGGCCCCCCGTAGTACGCCCATTCGGCCTTCCGGTCGGCCTCGACCTGGATCAGAATGTCGCGCATGAAGTCACCGGTGCCGTACTTGCAGCCGGGCTTGTGCGGGAACGGGAACTGGTTCGACGTCACGCCGCAGCCGCCGCCGTCGCACGTGTCGTAGCCGTACCGGATCACAGGCCGATGCCTCTCATGGGGTTCTCTTCGCGGTCGTCCACGGGCCGGATGTACGCGAGGACTTGCGGCGAGTTCTCCGCCCACCGGCCCTGGGTGCGGATCGCGGAGACGGGCGCCTTCTGTCGGTACGCCTCGCTCGCGCCGCCGGCCCGGAAGCCGTGGGCGGTGTAGGTCAGTCCGTCGTCGGGGAACACGACGGCGGCCCGGCGCTGCACCATCTCGTTGATGGCGTCGCCGGACATGGAGTCGTGGGTGATCTGGTCCCACTGGTTGATGGCGCGCAGGAGTCGGCCGGTGGTGATGCCGCGGTCGGCGAGCGCGGCCCGGTACGCGCGGACGACGCGGACGGGGTCGGTGTCGTTGTGGACGCCGCGCGGCACGATGACCTCGACGCCGTCGCCCTCCTGGTCGGTCTTGGAGGCGCGGATCAGGATGGTGAGGTCGCCCTCGTCGTCCTCGCTGATGTCTTCCAGGTGTAGGCCGGCCAGTTCGGAGCGGCGGGCCATCATCGCGAACCCGAGGACGAGGATGACCCGGTCGCGGAGGCCGGCGAGGGTGGTGAGGTCGCACGTGTCGATGAGGGCGCGCAGCTTGGCGAGGTTGATGGGCGGCGCCTTGCGCTTGCGGGTGCCGGCCTTCGCGCGCCCCTTCTTGTAGGCGGCGAGCAGGCGCAGCGCGCCGGCGGTGTCCGGCTGGTCGCGGTAGCCGGCCGACTTGTGGCGGGAGCGGATGACGCCGAGGGCCTGCTCGATGCTGGACGGGGCCGGCGTGCGGCCGGTGCGCTCCGACGGGGTCACGGTCATGTGCCGGACGTACTCGGTGAGGGTGGCCGGCGTCGCCGGCAGCGGCACCCGCCCCTGGACGGTGCACCAGCCGGCGAACGTCTGCCACTGTCGGGTGTAGGCGCGTTGGGTGTTCTCGGGGACGGAGTCGACGAGGGCCTGGCGGGTCTCGTCGCTCACCTCGTGGTCGCGGTCGGTGTGGACGAGGGGCGTCTCGGGGCGTGCCGCCGGCAGGAGGTGGTCGTCGTCGACGAGCTCGGCGTCGACCACTTCGGATTCGTCGTCTGTCACGCCCTCAATCTTACCCGTGATAAGCCAAGTTATCCGGGGTTATGCGCTGAACGGCTCCTGATACAGGGCCAGAAAACGGCTGTGCGGCTCCGTGGGAGCCGAACGGCCCTCCCGACGTCCGGTCGCACCGGACACGGCGAGATCGTCGACGAGAGGGCCCGTTCTGTGGGTCGCGTTTCTACCGATCCGCGAGCGTTTCACCCTTTGGGCGGATTGACGAGACGGGCGCGGGAGTTCACGCACTCGAACCGGTCCCATGGCATCGGATGGGAACACTCGTTGCCATGCTCGGGGCAGTCGGTGCAGTCCGGGCAGTAATCCTCATCCGGCCGGAACACGCGCCGACACCGACCACACACAGGGTGCCGCTTCATCCGGCCCAGATTGATCGCCAGGTTCACGGCCGCGTCCGCCGCCGTGCCCGGCTCGGGCACGACGTAGAGGAGCTCGTACTCCAGCACGGCAATGCGCAGGCGGTCGGCGCGCGACCGGGCGGGACGACGACGGAACCAGGGCACGAGGGGACCGTACCCCCGCGTACCGACAGAGAGCATGAAGCGCGACCCCGCACTCCCCCGCCAAGGGGACTGCAACATGCGGGACCGCGCTTCATGTGGTTGGAGCCAGGCAGCCCAGGCAGGGGCCCGACTCCTGAACGCTACGGCTCACGGACCGGCGGCCGCCACCCGAACTCAGCTTCCTGGGCGCCGGCGCATCAACTCTGCTACGGACGGCCGGAGTCGAACTGCTTGCCCGGGCCGCGACGCCGGCGCGCACGGGCCCGCTCGTCGGCCTCCCGCTGAATCGAGCCGAACGTCTCCTCACCCTGCCTTTTGCGAAGGTGGCGGATGTTGTTCGCAGGTATGCCGACCTTCGGCGGCCCGTACACGGCGAGGAGGTCCGACGCCTCCTGGGACGAGTAGCCGGCGGCCTCCATGGCGGCATCGTCGATGAAGACGTCGGCGTGCCGGTCGTGTTCGAGGTCGATGAGGTGGTCCTCCTTCCCACCCAAGGAGAGCACCCACAGGAAGTTCGCCGGCGGGTCCGGCTGGACGATCCGGCGAAACCGGTCGACGGCCTTGGTGTACGCGTAAAACGTCACGGCCGGCGTCGCGCGGATGATACGAAGCCAGGCTTCGACGTACGCATCGCTGTAGAAGTCACCGCTGTCATGGATGCGGACGTGGGCGCCAGAGGCGTACCGCTTGTGCGTCAACTCCTTGATCATGCGGGCCTCCCAGCCCGGCATGTCGTCCATGAGCATGGCGAGGTTGCGCTCGTGAGCTGCGAGGACGCCGCGGAACCGGTACGTGCCGGTGCGGGCGTAGCAGAGTTTCACGCACGCCTGCGCCTCCGGGCACGTGTTGTATGTGCGACCGTCGGCGAGCCGGCCCGCCCACGCCGGCAGCGACCAATTCCATATGCCTTCGCGGCGTAGCTCGCTGTTCTGCCGAAGCAGCCATTCGGTAGCCATACACGGCTCCCTCCGTCGATGCGATAGGCGGAGGGACGCCTTCCAAGTGATCGCATTATGCGGTCGGCCTGCGACGAACGCGAATCATCGGCAACGATGCGCCCATGAATCACCACATGATCAGGATTGCGGCCGGCGCCGTCCTCGCCGGCGCGCTCATTACCGGCTGTTCCAGCAGCGGCCCGACCGCCGACCAGAAGAGATACGCCGACGCCGCGGCGGCCGCCGACCCCGACGACTTCGGCGGGATGAAGACCGACGACCTCGCCGGCACCCTCGGGGACGAAGGCAAGGAGCTGTGCGACCAGTTGAAGAAGGGCTCGTACGCCGACGCCCTGGCGTACGCCAAGACCGGCTTCCCGGGGAAGCAAGCGGCCGCGCTCGTCGACGCCGCGGTGCTCGTCAACTGCCCGGACCAGAAGGGGAAGGTGCCGGCCGGATCGTAGGCCGGCCCCGGAACGACCGAGCGCCCCCGGGGTACCTCCGGGGGCGCTCTGGGCCACAGCCCCGCGTGCGCGGGGAGCAGCGGTAGCCCGGTGGTCGACCTACAGTCTCCGCATGGGCCATACCCGACACGTCGGGTGGTGCTCGACCGAGGAGAGGTGTATCTATCTAGGCGAAAGCACACCTGAAGTTGTTGCTTCGATGGTGCCTCGGTCGAGCGGTTCAACTATGGCACAGGCCGCTGACACCGTGCAGCCGAACCGGGTCACTCGATCGGGCGATGGGCGCGCCGGCACATCGTCCCGCGGCATCCCTGCCGGTACCCGCACGGCCGGCCGCACCGGTCGCCGCCGACGCACAGCGCGACGGCGGCCTCGTCGAGGGCGGCCCTAAAGTCGTCGTCGCGGCGGGCGAGCCCGAACACCTGGCCCGGGGTCACCTCGGCCCGGACGGCGGCCGCCTCGATGGTGGCGACGTCGCCGGCCGAGACCAGTTCGAGCACCTGCCGGCGCCGCTGCTCGGGGAACACGGCGTCGGCGGCCGTACGCCGGCGCGTACGGGAGTCGGCGTTGTGCCAGGCCAGGCAGTCATCGCACCCGCAGCCGAGGCGCCACAGCGTCGACGGGGCGTAGCGGCTGTGGTCGAGGGCCGGCGGGTCGGTGTCGGCGGCGGCGATGAGGGCCGCGCCGGTCCATACCCGCCCTCGGCCGTCGGCGCCGGGCACCCGTTCCCACTCGGCGCCGGGGAACCAGCCGCTGAGGACCAGGGTGTTCGTCGACGACACGGCCAGGCCGAGGAGTTCGGCGAGGTCGGCGGCGCGGTACCGGGCGTCGGGGTCGATGCGGTCGACGACGCGGGCGAGGGGGTGGTCCATGCTTCTCTCCCTGGGTATGGGGGTGTCTGCTGCGGTCACCTCCGCATGCGCGGAGCAGAATCCGGCTCCTCGGCGAGCAGCAGCCAAGGGCGATACCCCCGCGTTTGCGGGGAAGAGTTCGACGTCATGATGGCACACTCCGCCGGCAGCGGGCGGGGAACCGGGTCAGTCCTCGTTGTACAGCGACGGGAACGAGCGCCGGGCGACGCCGCCCGTGTAGGCGAGCATGTGGGCCGTCTCCGCCGGCGTCAACGGCCGTGGATCGCGGAGCCCTTCGGCGAGGCCGTCGGCGAAGCAGCGGCCCAGGTATTCCAGCGCGGCCCGGTCCCGCTCGGCGATGGTGGGCCCCATGCCCAGGAGGCGGCGAAGGAGTCGATGCATGCCGGCAGCATCGCACGCCGCACCGACATCAGACCGTATGCGAAAGCCCCTCACGTCACAGGTACGTAAGGGGCGTTCGCAGTCTCCGCCCGGCCGGCCGGGGGTACCGTTCCTAGTGGACGCTAGGAATGGAGCCAGTATGCCCCACTACGCCGACACCGGGGGGAGCGCAGAGAGCAACGGGCAGCGCCTTGCCCGCCTCCGTGCGCGCCACCGGTGGACTCAGCAACGCCTGGCAGATGAAGCCGGGTACTCTCTCGCAGCCGTGAAAGCCTACGAACAAGGGCGCCGCAGCCTGGACCGCCCCGCCGTGGTCCTCGCGTTCGCTCACGCCCTGGACTGCCATCCCACCGAGATCACCGGCGGCCCGTACTCGCCGGTGTCCACCGACACCGAGGGGCAGGTCGCCGTCGCGGCCGTCGCCGCGGTACGCCGCGCCCTGCTGCGGCACGGCCGCCCCACCAGGCCGGAGGAGCACGAGGTTGCCGCTGTCGACCTGCCGGAGCTACGGCGACGCGTCGCCGAGGGCAACGCCTTCCGCCAGGCCGCGGCTTTAGCGAAGTCCGGTCCCATCCTGCCCGCACTGCTCCGCGACCTCCAGGTGGCCGCCGAGGTGTGCGAGGGCGACCAACGCCGGGAAGCCTTCGGGCTGCTCTCGTCGGCGTACGAGTGCGCCATGCAGTACCTCTACAAGCTGGGCCACACCTCGGATGCCACCCTGGCGACCGAGCGGGTGCTGTGGTCCGCGCAGGAGTCCGGCGACCCGCTCCGCATCCTGGCCTCGCACTGGTACGACGCCGGGGAGTTCCTGTCGATCGGCGAGCACGACGAGGCCGGCGCCATCATCGACGACGCCCTGACCGAGCTGGGGACGGTCCGCGACCGTACGCCGGAGGTGGTGTCCCTGTGCGGCGCGTTCCTCCTCAAGGCATCGCTGAACTCGGCCCGCTCGGCGGACAACCGGGGCGCCGAGCAACACCTGGCGAAGGCGAAGACCGCGGCGGAGGAGCTGGGCGGCGACCGCAACGACTACCAGCTGCAATTCGGGCCGACCAACGTGGCCATCTGGGGTGTGTCCTTGCCGGTGGAGATGGGCAAGGGCCGCGTCGCCGTGGACCGGGCCGAGGGGGTGCGCCTGCCGGCGCAGTTCTCCCCGGAGCGGCACTCGCACCACTTCATCGACGTGGGCCGCGCGCACTTCTACAACGGGCAGCGCGAGGCGGCTATCGGCGCGTTCCTCAAGGCGGAGCGGCTGGCACCGCAGGCGACCCGCATGCATGCCGGTGTGCGGGAGACCGTCGGCACGATGATCCGTACTCAGAAGCGCGGTGAGCTGGTGGAGTTGGGTATCCGGCTCGGCGTCGTGTGAGCGTGCAGAAGGGCTACGTTTTGTAGCCCTTGGGTCACCCCCTGGTCCCTACTGTCGGTTGAGTACCCGTCACCGACTTCCCGGGCCAGGGGGTTTCCTATGAGCACCGCGCCACCACCGCTGGCGTTCCTCTACGACCGCTGCTTAACAGAGAACGCCGCGATGCTGGAGCTGCGCTGCACGGCCCTCGCCGAATACGTCGAGGAGCGGGGCTGGGTAGAGGCCGGCAGCTTCGTCGACTACGGCGACGCGGCACTGACCAACGACAACCGGCCGGCGTTCGACGAGCTGCTGCGCACCATGGCGCGCGCCACCGACGTGGACCGGGTGTGCCTGGTGTACGACTGGGGCCGCCTGAGCCACGACGCCGGCCACCGGCAGGTGTTCACCCGCCGGGTCCTGGGCGCCGGCGGCTGGCTGGCGTCCCTCAACGGGGAGACGGTGCGAATCGGAGCGGTCCCGGACGGGCGGCTGACGAGCGCACCGCAGGCAATCGCATGAGCCCCGTGTCCGCACCGACACCGCTCAGGCACAAGGGCCGTCCCGTCCCGTTCATCGCCGCGTGGAGCGCCGAGGTGGTTCCGTTGCCGCGCGTCCTCGTCACCCCCGTCGGCATCAGGTTGGAGGGGCACCCACCCGACCCGTCATGGGGGGTGACGTGGAAGCCGTGGCTGGACGTCCGGGGTCAGGGCGAGCCCTACTTCGACAAGGTCCATGTGTCGCGGCAGCGCTACGTGATGCAGCCCTCTTGCCTGAGGTGTCAGGTGTGCGCCCGGCCCGTGGAGCGGAACGAACACGGCTGGCCGTGGCTGCTGGAGGACCACCGCGGGGAGCCGGGTTGGCCCGAGCAGGAAGTGACGACGCACCCGCCGGTGTGCCCGGAGTGCCAGCCCGTGTCTAACCTCCAGTGCACGCCGAACCGGGGCAACTTCGTGTCGGTCCGCGCCCGCCGGGTCCTCATCGACGGCGTGTACGGCGAGCTGTACGAGCCCGGCCGACAGCCGGTGAAGACGGTTCTGTTCGCCGGCGATGGGCGGCTGCGGTGGATGCTCGGCGGTCAGGTTGCGGTGACCCTCACCGGCGTCACGGTCGTCGACATGGACACCCAGACGCCGGCGCCCCGACAGGCGGTACGCCGATGACCGCCCCCGGGGCGCCGGCCGCACCGGCGCGTGTCGACGCCACCCGGATACGCCGCACGTACGAAGCGGTCCTGGGAGACCCGCGGATCGGCCCCCCGCCCCTGGCGGACGAGGAGCAGCGGGCGCATTTCGCCGGGCTCCTGCGCGGGCACATGTGGCTGCTGCTGCCCCCGGTCGAGCAACTGGTGCCCGGCATGGCCGTCCCCTTCAACCGGAGCGCCGCCCGGCACGTCATCACCCGGGCGCGTGGCGTCCTTGCCGTTCCCGTCCTCGGGGCGTCGTCGGCCGACGACCTCTTCGACCTGGCGACGCTGTCCCGGGCGCTCCTCACTTTGTACGCGCGCCCTGACGACCGCGAAGGAGGAGCCGCCCCATGGAGGCGCAATGGGTCACCGGTGACTGCTGGCTCGGGTGCGAGCGCACCGGAGTGCCGGTGATCTGGCTCGGCCCGGTGCAGTGGGACGGGCAGCACGCCCCGTTCATGGTGTGCAAGGGCTGCCTCGACCGCCTCAAGCGGCAGGCGAACGCGTACTTCATGCAGCGGCAGCCGGCTGTCGCCTGAGCTCCACCGGCCCCCGGCGTGCGTACGCCGGCGGGCCCTCATGACCCCCGTACCCGTGCGGTGCGGGAGCGCCTGGTCGTCGTCCGGCGGCCGGGTAGGTAGCGCCACGCAATCCGACTGAATCGGAGGGCACCATGGCAACACCGACAATCGACAAGGACCGGGAGACCTACGTGGTCACCCGCGACCCGCGGACCTACGTCAAGCCTGACGTGTGGGACCGTGAGGTCATTCTGCTCATGCGCGACTACCCGTTCGACAGGGTCATGGCGGAGCGCATGTTCGCCGGCGCCGTCTCGTACCTCATCACGGCCATGGAGAAGTGGGGCCAGGGGCTGGAGATGTGCTGCGGGCGGATCGTCGACATCGCCGTCCACACGTTCATCCTCGACACCCGGAACTACCGGGAGTTCTGCGCGGAGTACTTCGACGGCCGGTTCCTGGAGCACATTCCGGAGATCGCGTTCAAGTACGACGGGAGCGTCGAGCGGACCGCCCACATCATCGCCGACAACGGGTTCCCCGTGGACTGGTCGCTGTGGGAAGCGGACTTCGCCAAGTGCGGGCCGTGCACTCCCGGCTCCAACTGCCACTGACCCCGTAGGCCCGTAGGGGCCACCCCGTGCCCGGGACCGCTTCACGCGGCCCCGGGCACTTTTATGCCCATACGTGCGGGTTTCTGACTTTCACTCACGCCACCGTGGCGGCGTCGGTAGCGTGACGTCCCTGGAGCACGTCTCTCCCCCGGAGGATCCACATGTCCAGCGCCGCCCCCCTGACCGCAGCCGAATACTGGGACAAGTACAAGCCGCACCGCGGCGAGGGGGCCCAGCAGCGCCCCGCGGCGGCCCGCTTCGACTGGACCGGCGTGGACGACCACGGGCCCGGGGCGGAGATCCTGGGCGCCCCGAAGGCTGCGCTCGACCTGGGGCCGGCCGAGGGCGAGAACGCCGCCTTCCTGACCCGCGCCGGCGTCGAGGTCACCGGCGTGGACTTCTCGCCCGTGCAGGTCGCCCGCGCCCGCGAGTTCTGGCGTGACGTCCCCGGGCTGGAGTTCGTCCACGCCGAGGCATGCGCCTTCCTCGACGACGACCTGCGGTGGTGGGATGCCATCTACTCGACGTGGGGCGCGGTCTGGTTCACCGACCCGGAAGACCTCTTCCCCCGCGTCCTCAAGCGCCTGGCCCCGGGCGGTGTCTTCGCCTTCTCGCACCGGGAGCCGATCGCCGGCCAGTACGGCGCGCAGCAGATGGGCGGCAAGTGGCTGGAGGGCCGCGAGACGGAACTGACGGTGTACCGCTGGCAGTACAGCGCCCCGCAGTGGGCCGACGCCCTCAAACGCCACGGCTTTACCGACGTCCGGGCGGAGGTTCTCCCTCATCCGGACGCCGGCGCCCTGGGCACGCTTCTGGTCAGGGCGTGCGCCCCTCGGTGACCTTCCGTGAAGTTGTGGGTTCCGTTTGCCGCGAGGTTGATCTATACTCGCCCTCGCGCGGGCCGTCACCTCTTGGAGGTGGGGGCCCTTTTTTCATGCCTGGCGGCCCGCGCGATTCCCCCGCCGGCCGGCCTCTCGACGCATGCATGACGTCACGTGCGCTCATCGCATGAATGCCCTGGTGGGAGCGTTGTTTACTGTTGCGCGCGCATTAGTTACCGGGTAGCTTGTGCAGCGCCGGGTCACCGATCCGGACGACCCGCGGGCACACACCCCGGGTTGCGCGCGCAACAGGCATAAGGAGATCGTGGCGTGGACACGAACCGCTCGCGTCCTCCCTCGGTGCATCCGCCGGGCGGACGCCCGCCCAATCGGAGACCCACCGTGGCCCGCCCCAAGAAGCGTCCCGCCCAGGCCGAACTGCTCACCCAGGCCGCCGAGAAACTCGCGAACGTCGGTATGCCCGAGCACGCCGACGCCATCCGCGAGGCCCTGACCGAACTCACCCGCCCCAAGGCGCGGGAGGGCAACCCGACCCTCACCGTGTGGACCACGCCGGAGATCTGGCGGGCCGCGCAGGAGGCCGGGTCGGTCCCCGACCTCATCGAGGAAGGGTTCGCCGCCCTCCTCGCCGGCCGCTTCAAGCCGGCGAAGGCACGACGTACCACCGGCGGGCCGGCCAAGGGCAGTTTCAGCGCCCGGGCCACCGTCGACCGGCAGCGCGAGGTCACCGACTACGTCGCCGCGCACGCCGACACCCTCGGCTGGTCCCCATCGGCACGCCAGGTCGCGGCCGCATGGCTTGAGCACAAGTTCAGCCCCCGACCGCGCACGTAGCGCGGGCAGCGGGGCGCCGGCCTGGACGCCGACACCGGGCACGCCCCGCACACGAGTCCCCAAGGGAGACACCCCAGATGGCATCCGCACCCAAGGCCGCCGGCACCGCCAGCGACCCCACCGCCCACACCCTCACCCTCACGCCGGGGCAGCTGGCCGGCCTCGAAAAGCTCCGCGAGCCGTTCCCCGAGACCGCCATCGCGAAGCGCCCCCAGATCTCGTGTGGCGCCTGCAAGGACGCGAGCACGAAGGTGTGCAACACCCACAGCAAGGCGACGTGCGCGGCCTGCGGCCAGTACGTGACCACGGCCCACAAGCACCTCGACTACGTCGGGCACGCCGAGGCCACCGACCGGCTCCTCTCGGTCGACCCCACGTGGGACTGGGAGCCGATCGCCCGGGACGACAAGGGCCGCCCGCTCATCGACTCCGACGGCGGCATGTGGATCACGCTGACCGTCTGCGGCATGACCCGCAAGGGATACGGCGACGCCGTCGGCAAGCGCGCCGGCACCACGGCCACGAAGGAGATCATCGGCGACGCCATCCGCAACGCGGGCATGCGCTTCGGCATGGCCCTGGACCTGTGGGCGAAGACCAAGCTGCACATCGAGCCCCCGCACCCGGCCGAGCCGTTCCTCGAAGCCATCAAGACCGAACGCGTCTGGATGTCGTCGGAGTGGCTGGCCGGGGTCCGCCAGGAGGCCGACGAGGCCGGGCAGTTGGACTACGTCCTTCCCCGCGGCGGCGGCAAGACCCTCGGCGACATCATCGACGGGCAGCTCGCGGTCCTCGCGGACGCGGCCGAGCGGTACGCCGCCATGCGCATCAAGGCCGACGAGGAGCGCCAGGCCCGCAAGGAGGAGCGCGCCGCGGTCACCGCGCACGTCGCGGCCTCGCACCCCGACCCGGCGCAGCAGCCCGCGCCGCCGGCCGGACAGCAGCCGCCGCCGGCGGGTCCGCCGCCGGCCGACATCGGGCCGAAGACCGCGCAGCAGATCCGCGACGCGTGCGGCCCGGTGTGGCTCGACCCGGACGGTTTGCAGCGCGTGCTCGACCGGGCTACCGAGATCCGGGTCATCAACGAGCCGGCCGACCCGTCGAAGCCGCGCGGCTCGACGCTCGGCCAGGCCCTCCAGATCCAGATCACCGAACTCCGCCGGCGCGCCGCGCAGAGGACCAGCACGACCCAGGCGTCGGACGCCGCCCACCAGTACGCCGAACACGATGATTGGGGACACACGGGTGACGCTGCGGGATGAGACCCGCTGGCCGTCGATGTGGGGAGCCGGACAGGAACCTGTCCGGCTCCCCGCGCTTTTGGCGACGGCCCAGCCGACCGAGGACGAGTGGCGCTACGACGCCGCATGCGCATCAAACGAGACAGACCTCTTCTTCCCCGTCGGGACCACCGCGGGCGCCGTCGCCCAGACCGAAGCCGCCAAGGAGGTCTGCGCCGGCTGCTCCGTACGCGAGGCGTGCCTCGCGTTCGCGCTGGACACCGACCAGAACCACGGCGTCTGGGGCGGCACCTCGGAAGACGAACGCCGCGCCATAAAGCGGCGCCGCGCCAGGAGGAAGACATGAGGGGACTGACCCGCCGGGAGCGGAACGCGGCCGCCGTCCGCGACGCGACCCTCGAGGACCTGCTTGCCGCAGCCTGGCCATGGGATATCGACCGGGTCAAGGAGGTCGCCCTCACCCTCGCCATGGTCCACGGCGAGGTGTCCGCGAACACCGTCCGGGAGGTGCTGGAGGAACGCCTCCACCACCTCATCGGGCCGGCGTTCAACAGCCTCACCCACCAGCGCGGGCCGCTGGTGAACACCGGCCGGCGCGTCCCCTCGACGTCGCCGGCGACGAAAGGTCACGGGATCTCCGTGTACCGCTGGGCCGCGTCCGCCGACAAGGCGGCATGAACGCGCGGGCCCCGTGGGCCTCACCGGGCCCACGCCGGCCCTGATCGAAAGGACACAGTCGTGTGGTTGCTGGTTACGGTCGCCGCCTCCCTGGGGGGCCTCGTCGTCGCATGGGCGGTACGGCGCCGCATAGAGCGGGAGTTGGCCGCGGAGTGTGACCGGCGCGCCCGTGACGTGCACAGCGCCCGCGCAGAGGTCGCGCAGCTACGCCGCGGCGTACCCGACGCCCTCGCGGGCCTCGCCACGGAGAGGAAAGCGTGAGCGGCCGCGGCCAGCCCCCCAAGATCGAGCCCGACCGCTACGGCGAACTTCTCGGCCTCCTCCACGACGGCCTCTCGATGCCGGCGGCCGCGGAGCGCATGAACGTCTCCCGCGCCACTCTCTACAACCTCGCCGTGCGCGTGCCGGCGATGGGGGAGGCGATGCAGCGCGCCCGGGACGCCGCGAAGGCCGCCCGCCGGGCCGCACACGAGCCGTCCGAGGGCTGCTACGTCAACACCGGCTGTCGCCGCCCCGACTGCACCCGGGCCGCGACCGACGCCCGCATCCGCCGGCGCGCCGCCAAGTACGCAACGGTCACCGCGCTGCCGGAGCCGGCCGTCGTGTCCGTGTACGAACTGCTCGCCCTCGCCGCACCACCGCCGATGGCCGACAGCGCATAGAGGAGGACCCCGTGGACCATGCAGCAACCCGGCCGCCCCAGTTCGATGGGGCGGCCTTCGCTTTGTACGAGGCCATGTCGGGCATCTCCGAGGCCGCATACGGCCTCCGGTGGGCCCAGGGAACCGAGTACGGGGTGTGGACGCTCCTCGTCGTCCCACGCACCCGCTGGGGCCGCGTACGGGCCGACCACGCCGACGTCGCGTCGGCCCTCGTCACCATCCGCGCCCTCGCGATGCAGGCAGGTATCTGGATCATCTGGCCGGCCGGGGAGTTCGCCCCGCGGGTCATGTCCCTCGACAACTGGCGGGTGCGCTACGTGTCCGCTCACCTGCCGACCGAGAGGCGGATCGCATGACCACGCACACCACCCCGCCGCCGGCGTTCGCGACGTGCCAGTGCTGCCCCCGCCGGCTCATCGGCGTCGAGGTGCGAACCGGGCGCCTCGTGTGCCGGCCGTGCGAGCGGCGCATCGACGCCGAGCTCGGCGAGGTCGTCGACCTCTGGGCCAAGCTGCCCGGGCTCCTCGCACCGGGCACGGCCGCCGGCACCGACGGCGACGACGCCCCGCGCGCCCCCGGCCCGTCCGGGTCGAAACCGCCGGCCAACTTGGCTGTGCTCTCACTCCTCGGCGGCGGTGTCACCGAGCCGCTCCTCGCCGAGGAGGACGCCTGGCGGCGGGAGTTGCGCAAGACGGGCCACTACCCGCTCACCCCGAACCGCGGCCGACAGGACCACGTGCTCGCCGGGACCGTCCGCTGGCTCCGCGTGAACCTCTACTGGGCCTGCCACGCCTATCCGGACGTCGACGACCTCAGTCGCGCCGTGGGCCGGCTCCTCGGCGAGATGCGCGGCCTGGTGTCCGGTGACCGGCGCCGGCGCGAAGACCTCAAGCCCGGTTGCCCGATGCCGGCGCGCGGTCACGTCGAGGACGACCCGGCCACCCCGAAGTGCGGCGGGAAGCTCACGTACGACCCGCGGGCGGCCCTCATCCGCTGCGACACCTGCCGGCGGAAGTTCGGGCCGGCCGACTGGGACACCCTCGGCGCCGCGGCCGGCCTCATCACCATCCCGTTCACCATCCGCGCCGCATAGGAGGCCCCGTGTTCTTCCGTACGCCCGCCGAGGAGCCACCGCCCCCGGACCTCGACGAGATGGAAAAGGCCCGCAGCGACCTCGCCAACGGCATGTTCATGATGCGCGAGTCCCTGACCCCTGCCTTCGACGCGGCGGACGGCATGCGCGCCGACCTCCTCGCCCGCGGCTGGTCTCCCTCGGCCGCCGAAATCCTCACCATGACGTGGCTCCAGCGCATCGTCATGAACTGCACGCCCCTGATCGGAATCGGAGACCTGAAGTGATACGCGAGACCCCGCTGCCCGGCGACATTGGCCTGACGAGCATCACCGGCGCCGTCGGCCGGCTCATCAAGTTCGGGCAGTGGCTCAACGGCGACGGCTTCGGCGCCTACCAGCACGCGTTCGTGGTGCTGCCCGGAAGCCTGCTCGTCGAGGCGATGCCCGGCGGCGCCATCGTCGACCGGCTGTCGAAGTACGACGACCGCGACGTGCTGTACGTGTCGCCGGCCGGCCTCACCGACGCGCAGCGCAAGGCGATATGCGATGCCGCACTGCGGTACCGCGGCGTCCCGTACAGCTTCCTCGACTATCTCGCCCTCGCCGCGCACCGGTTCCACCTGCCCGTGCCCGGGCTCCGCCGCTACATCCAGTCGACCGGCCATCAGATCTGTTCCCAGCTGGCCGACCGCGCGTACCTCGACGCCGGCCAGCACCTGTTCACCGACCGGCGGTGGGAGGGGTACATAACCCCCATGGCCATCGCCGCCGAACTCATGTGGCCCGGCCGCTGACCGCAAGTCGTAATCCCTTCCCCGTAGGGGCTGCTTCGGGGGGTTCCGGACGTCCACGGCGTCTCGAACCCCCCATTACTTAGACGGTTCATCGGACCGTCGAACGGGTGACGATGACGTGCCGTCATGGGCACATAACCTGCTGAAACTTGCGCGGCCGGATGCGGGGGCTTTTGCCGTGGGAAAGATGTACGCTTAGCGCGCGCCAGCGGTGCATGATCTTCCAGGTCGGCCCGCCGCGACGCACCCAGACCTGAAAAATGATCTGGGGCCCGGCTCTCCCAGGTGGCGCCAACCACCAGGCGGGAGACGGACCCCAGGTAGCGGAGGCGCCTTCAGCAAGCCCTCCGCGGACGACCCCTTACTCCAAGGACGGTGTCGCGTGAACGATGTTACTGGCGTACCCGCCAATGTGCACACCCTGGCCCGCTACTCCGGCGTGAGGATTCCGCCGTCGAGGAGCGGGCCCTCGTGTATCCCGGCCCGGGTCGCCCTCGTTGAACTTCCTGCGACCGCCGGTCGCAGGGTGCCCATGGAACCCCCGGGGAGGGTGTTGGAAGGAAGTTGATATCGGGGGCGGCCCCGGCTCTGTCACGAGCCTCTTACCGCCCCGGCCGGCGTCTGGTGTGTCACCACCTGACCTAACCGGCCCTCATGCCACCGCCGGATCGGGAGTCACCCCGAGCCCCCGGCGAAGAACCCGGTAGTCAACCGGGCCCCTTTCCGCGTCGAGTCCCTTTGTCAGAGGGCGCATCGGCGTTTTTACGAGTCGAGATGAGTATGCAGCACCTTCACGCCTCTTGTCAGCTTCGCGTGCCCGAAACGGGTCATGTCGCGCCGGAATCCACCCTCGGAACCGAACACACGTCTGCCCGCCGGCGGAAGGCGTGGGCCCCCGAGCCGTCCGAGACCATCGCATGCACGACGTCCCGGCGTACCGGCCCCCGCGCATGGCTCCGCGCCCTCGAGCGCGCCGTCGACGCCGGCCTCGTCCCCGGGTTCAACGACACCACCCTCGCCATCATCACCGTCCTCGCGTCCCGCATGGACTACGACACCGGGCACGCCCGCTACGTCATGCGCGACGTCATGGAGCGCACCGGCCTGGGCCGGACCGCGGTCACCGACCACGTGAAGATGCTCCGCGCCGGCGGCTGGCTCGCATGGGCCGAGCACGGCAGCCTCCGCAACGCGCTCCGCAACCTCGGCAAGCCCGGGTACGCCAAGACCGCGACCGTGTACGCCGCGACCATCCCGCCGGCCTATGACCACCTCGTGGGCCACATCCTCATCGGGTCCGGATACGACGCCCGCGTCATCGTCGACCACCGCCCCGGAGCTGTGGAAACCGTTGTGGATACCGCGGGTACGACGGCTGTGGAAAACCCCAGCGGTGAAACGGCGCGGACCCCTTCCCTCTGGGTGGATAAGGAAGAGGGTCAGGTTCAGGTAGTGGGTGGTGTAGACAGATCTACCGCTAGCGCGGCAGTCACGAAGTCCCGCCGCAAGAGGAAGCTCACCGTCACCGGCTACAAGATCACCGGGGAGCGGATCGAGCGGGCCCGACGACTCGCCGTGTCTGTCCGCCCGTTGGTGAACTGGATTCAAGGCGCCAGCTACGACGAGCTGTCGTGGGTCCTCCTCGACCTCGTCGCCCGCGACTGGTCCGACTCCCGCATCGTGTTGTGGCTGGGGAAGGTGGGCCAGGACGTCGGAGCGGCCCGCAGACGCCCCCGCGCCCCGCACCGGGTCATCGCGGCCGCCCTCCGCCGAAAGGACCGCGAGGACGCCACCAGCGCCGTTCCCGCAGACCTCGCGGCCGAGGAGTACATGCGCCCGGCCGCCCCGAACGCCGCCTTCGCCGCGGCCCGGGAGGCCATCAGGCCGCGCCAGGAGCGCATGGTGGACTACCCGGCGGCCGACGTGCTGCCGACGCTCCGTGAGGAACTCTTCGAGCAGCGCGCGGCCGCCGAGCTCGACCCGGGCCTCGTGCGGGCAACCGCCCACATCCTGGGCCGCGATGAAGCCCTGCGCATGTTCGGCCCCCGGGCCGCCGGGATCCTCGAGGCCGCGCTCCTCGTGACCGCCTGACCCCACCTCACCCACCCGACCCGCAACCGTCGCGCCGGCGGTCGCCCTGGCCTGCCCGCACACCGACCCGACCCGAAGGGGGCCCCATGGTTCTGCCCGCCAACCCGCAGATCCTCGCCGCGTCCAACATCGACGGCCCGACCGTCACGGCCGCACCGTGGACCGACGACCAGGTCTCGAACCTGAACCGCTACCAGCGGGCCGGCGTGTTCCACCCGTTCACGTGCGGCCGGCGCGACGAGCACCGCGACGACCCCGGCGTCCTCGTCGCCGACCGCGACGGGTGGCACTGCCCGGCCGCCGGCTGCACCTACCGGCAGGGGTGGGCGCACCCGTTCATGGCCATGACGCCCACCCCGGCGATGGCGGCCGTGGAGGCGGACATGCAGCGGATGCGGCAGATAGCGGCCGAGCCCCGCCCGTGCCTGCTCCACGAGGACGTACACGGGGAGCACGGCATCGAGTGCATGGGCGCGTACGCCCAGTGGCTCGCCGCCCACCGGCCGCTTGTCGGCAAGCCGGCCCGCGACGCGTACGCCCTCGAGGTCGAGCAGCGGATCCTCAACCGCCTCGTCCGCGGGCACGCGCCGGCCCACACCATCAACCCCGCCTTGTCGAAGTGAGGGACACCATGCCGAACCCCCGTCACGTGCTCACCACCCAGCCCGTCGCCCCCCGTTGCCCGGCGACCGGGGCGGACGGATGGCACTGCCCCCGCCATGCCGGCTTCGGCACCGACCACCCCGGCACGGGAAACTGTCGGCAGCACGAACTCGAGGCCGCCGCTGCGACCCGGGCCGCGCACGCCGACCGCGTCCCGCCGGCCGTGTTCCAGGAGGCCTCCTACGTCGACGGCCTCCCGTACCGCGAGACCGCCCCGGGCCCGAACGGCATCACCGACGAGGACGACGAGGACGACACCGACTGGGGCATGGTGGCCTAACCGCGCCGACGGCCCGAAACCCTGCCACATGTGGCAGGGTTTCCGACGCCCCGAATCTCTGCCACATGTGGCAGAAAACGCGAGGGCCGGCACCCCCATGGGGAGCGCCGGCCCTCGAGGCGAAAACCCTGCCACATGTGGCAGAGAATCCGGCGGTACTAGTCCACCGTCACACCCGCCTCGGTGAGTGCCGCGTTGAGGACCCGCACTAGGTCCCGTACCCGCGCCGGATCCTTGCGGACCGCCTCGCGCACGGTCTCCGGCACGAGCAGCTTCGCGGCCCGCTCCACGACGGCGCCCGGGTCGGCGGCCGCCGCGAGCGCCGGCGTCTCCTCGGGGTCGACCCTCGTGGTGATGCCCAGGAGTGCCTTCGCCTTCTCCAGCTCGTCGGGGGTCGGCGTCGCCCCCTTCTTCGTCTCGCACGCCGTCTTCCAGATCTTGACGACCCGGTCGGCCCCGTGCTGCAACCGCACCGAGTGCAGCGCGTCGACCTGCCGGGAGGACAAGTCCTCGAGGACGTAGCCGGCGCCCCGAAGGACCGCGAGGAGCGGGAGCGTCTGCGTGATCCGGTAGCCGGTGCGTTCCGAGAGGTCGTGTTGCTCGCGGAGGTACTTCGCGAAGGACCGGTAGGTCTTCCCGTCGTTCCCCTTGATCAGCTTGTAGAGCTTGTGCTCGTGGACCCAGCACAGGTACGGGCCGGCCGCGGCGATGAACTCCTCGTTGGCCGCGTCCACCTTCGCCTTCCACTGGGCCTTCGCCCCGTGGATGCCGCGCTCGCACACGGCGAGCTGTTCGGCCGGCTCGGCGTCCGGGCTGGGCAACGCCGGCGGCACGAACGCCGTCGGCGCCACGAACGTCGGCATGACCACGGCCGGGGCCGCGGCGGGTTCCGCGGGACGGGTGGCCGGGACGGCCGCCGGCTGCGCCCCGCCGACGGGTGCGTCTCCCTGCTCCCCGCCCTTTGTCTCCTCCCACTCCGCCATCACCTGCGCGCGCGTCCGGACCACCGGCGCCGGAGCGCCCGGCGGCTCCAACCCCGTCGACGGCAGCTCCTTGGGCTTGTACTTACTCACGCCGCCAACTCCTTCGCCACGGCGCGCATCGTCTCCGCCTGCGGGCTGTCCGGCGCGTACTCAAGGAGCGGGATCTCGTAGTCGGACGACTCGCGGCCCTCCACGGAGTCCTTGAGGTGGGCCAGCACACCGGGCGTCGTGAGTTCGTTCCACGCGTCGTAGAACGACCGGGTCACCGTGCCCTTACGGGAGTCGTACGCGTTGACGATGATGCCGAGCTGGTCGACGACGATGCCGGTCCGCTCGCACTGGGTGACGATCTGGTTGTTGAGGAGCTTGTACGCGCGGAACGACGACTTGTCGGCCCACACGGGGACGAGGACACCGGAGCGCTCCATCAGCTCACCCGGCCGGCGCTGCACGTAGTCGATGGCGAGGTCGAGGCCGAGCCCGAGGTTCGGCGGGCCGTCGAGGAGGACGACGTCGTAGTTGGCCTCGACGGGGGCGAGGGCGCGGGCGAGGCAGGTGTCCCGGCCGGCGCGCATGGAGGCGAGTTCGGCGTCCATGAGGAACGCGTCCTCGGAGGCCGGCAGTATGTGCAGCCGTCCACCGAACCGCTCGCCGTCGAGGGCGATGATGGACCGGGCGAGGTGCGTCGCGGCCTTGCCGAGCATGTGCTGGAGGAGGCTGTCGCCGCCGAGCGGAAGTTCGGCGACCTGGAGCCGGGCGGAGAGGTGGCCCTGCGGGTCGTAGTCGACGAGGAGGACGCGGAGCCCCATCTCGGCGAGGGCCTGGCCGACGCCGGCAGTGATGAACGTCTTTCCTACGCCGCCCTTTTGATTGGCAATCAGGACGCGCTGCACCGGTTGCGACACGAGCCGGTGTTCCGGGGACGGGTGGGCCTTGAGCCACACCGTGACCGCTTGCGCCATGCCCTGGACCTTGGTGAGTCCGCGGGCGTCGCACTCGGCTTCGAAGCGTGCCGGGCCGCCGGGAGGGAGGAAGACGCCCCACGACTTGGCGCCCTCGACCGGGACCGCGTCGGCGGCCGGCGCGGCGTACCAGAGGTTGAGGGCGTGGGCGGCGGCGTCCTGGACGTTCACCCCGTGCTCGGCCGCACGGATCTTGAGGTCCCGCCGCATCGACGGCATGAGGTTGACAAGCAACTTCTCGCGCGCGTTGTCAGGTGTTTCGGTCGTCATGGCGAGCAAATTACCAGTCTCGGTTCCGGATGCCGGTGGGACGCCACACAACGACACCGGAGGGTGACCCGGGCGGCCGAACGCGCGTACACATCGGGTGGCGTGGTGGGGTGGCGCGTTGCCGTGACGTCGCTCTACAATCACCCGCATGCCGGGGCTTTCCCCGGCGACCTTGAAGGACTCGGCCGTCCTCTTCGCTTGTGATTCATGTCGGCAAACCTGGGCATGAGCGGAGGGGGCGGCTCCTTTATGCGTGATCACCTGCGGGTAAGGTGATCAGCCGTGCGTTACGAAGGGGACTAGACATCACGGAAACAGTGGCGGCCGGCAAGTCGGTCTGTCACCCTGCCGATAGGGATACCGGTAGTTTCGCGTTGTCTGCCCGCGGAGAAACGCCATTCCAGCTAAGCGTGAAGAGAGACCCGATGCCTGCGACTGCGGCCCATCAGCCGGACGAGGGTGGTTCCGACCTGGCGCCAGTCGTTCCCCTCGCCGCCCGCCGCAGCTTGAAGAAGGCCGTGGCCGGCCCCGCCATGACCGGCGGTGACGTCGGCGTGGATACCGAACTTCGGGAGCAGGCAAGCCGGCACTGGGCGCAGGTGTTCGCCGCCGCCGGTGTCGACCTGGGCGCCCGCAACACGGCCGCCGTCATCTCGCTGGTCACCAAGGAGCTCGAGCGCCTGGTCGGCGGTCTCCTCGTTATCCGTGAGGGCCGCGGCGAGAGCCTGCCGGCCAACCCGGCCGCCGGCGTCGACCTCACGTCGGCGATGGAGATCGCGGGCGTGCTGCGGGACCTCGCGCACGCCGCGGACGTCGCGGCCAAGCGCCCCTGACGCACACTCGCTATTCGCCCGTCAACCCGTCAATAACGGGCACCTCGGGCATGGTTGTACGTGGCACGACCCCCCTTGGCTAAAAGCTAGCTAACGACTAGGTAAAGCCTTGGCTGTTGATTGAACATTCCCACACCCCGTCTCCACGACTCCTTCACTGCCTGGCAATATGTGCATGCCGACCGCGACCGGAACCGATCACTCCAACCACACGGAGTCACATAGGTAACGTCGCGCACCGGTGCCAACACGAAAACGAACACCGGGGGGCGTCACATGAGTCAACCGCAGCACACGCACCAACGAGCCGCCCTCATCTACGGGATAGCCGCCGACCCGCACTGGGCCAGTGCCGGCGCCACCCGTATCGCCGGCGCCCTCGCCCTCCCCGAACGCCGGGCGACCCGCACGAGCGCCGGCACCCCGTACAACCTCAGCGTCTACGACCTCGCGCTCGACCTCGACCGGGCGCTCGAGGAGTTCGCGCACCGGCACGGCGTCGACACCGAGATCCCCGCCGGCCGTACCGCGGTCGCCGCGTACGCCGCCAGCCTCGCCGAGCGCGACGACGCCACCCGCGTCGAATACGCCGAACTCCGTCTCACCCACGACCTCCGGGCCGCGCTGACGATCGGCGACGCCGACGACCTCCTCGGCAAACTCGCCTGCCCCGCGTGTCTGTGCTGGTCCCTCGTCGGCGTTCCCACCCCCTCCGCCGGCTGGGCCGCGACGTGCCGCATGCTCCGCTGCGCCGTCGAGCCCGACGTCCCCCGGGTGTTCACGCTCGCCGAGGTCGCCCGCCACCACATCGCCCACCGCGACGCCCGCGCCGCCTGAACGACCGGACCAACGTGTACGACGCCGCACCCCGCCCGGGCTGCGTGACCGCCACCTTCTTCAAGAGGGTGCCGCCCGACCTCATCTTGTGGGCCGAGGCGGAGGCCGTGGTCGCGACGAGCCCGCATCCCATGAGCGCCCGCGACCTGCGCCGCAAGTACAAGGCCGCCGACCGGCCCACCTACCGCAAGTTCGGTCAGCGCGGCGAGCACGTCAGCCGGTCCGCGCTCCTCGAGTTCCACCGCGACCTGGTCCACGGATGGCTCACCGCCACCGGCCGGCGCATCTGACCCACCCGACCCGAAGGCCCCGCCCCGAATTCCCCCGGGGGCGGGGCCTTCGTCATGTCCGGGTCCCGTGTCCACACACGGACCAGGCCCGACCTGGGAAAACTCTCCCCGGCACTGTTGCGCGCGCAACAGGTACGCCTTAGTGTTGTCAGTGCCGACAGGGAAACGGGGCCGACAACCCCGGGACCCGTAACCAACCCACCCCGGAGCAGGCCGGGCGGAGCGGTCGAGTACCGCCTCCCGCCCGCCCGGCCGCAGCACCCCACGACTTCCACCCCGCGACGGGAGACCTCGCCATGCCTGCAACACCCCCCGAGACGATCGCCGGCCACCTCCGCACCATGGCCGACGACATCGAGAAGTTCGGCCTCTGGACTGACGGCCCCAACTTCATCGACCCGGCCAGCGAGCGCCTGGACGTCCCCGCGGCCGCCTACAAGGCGACCGCCGGCGGCCTGCCGTTCCTCTTCGCCATCCCCACCTGGGACGCCTCGGTCGAGGCCCGCGCCTACATCGAGCGGACGCCGGCCGCGATGGACGTCCTCGGCGCCATCGCCGCGCACATGGCGACCGTCCGGCCCGACGCCGACTGGGCCGACGACCCGATCGAGCGCCTGTCCGCATGGCCGGACCTCCTCGGCACCACCGAGGCCGAGATCCCCCAGACCCTGCGCGACCTCGCGCTCTCCCTCACGACCGCCGCATCCGCGCCGGCCGCCGCGTAACACCCCGCAAGGAGCACAACCGAGATGACCACAGCCCCCGTCCGCCCCACCACGGTCCGCCCGGTCACCAACCCGTTCACCCCGCCGGTCCCGGCCATGCCCGCCCCGGTCGTGAGCACCGTTTCCGCGCAGGTCGTGGCCGTGACCCCGGTCATCGCCCGGGAGTGGCTGCGGCTCAACAACCGCAACCGCGTCATACGGCCGGCCCGGGTCAACGCCTACGCCCGGCAGATGACGAAGGGACTGTGGACGGTCAACGGCGAAGCCATCAAGATCGCCACCAACAACGACATCCTCGACGGACAGCACCGCCTCCTCGCGGTCGTGAAGTCCGGCGTGACCATTCACATCCTCGTCGTCACGGGCCTGCCCCCGGAGACCCAGGACACGATGGACGGCGGCGCGAAGCGGTCTTCCGGCGACGTCTTCGGCCTCCGCGGCGAGCAGAACGCCACGATCCTCGGCTCCGTCGCCCGCAAGGTGTGGCTCTACAACTCGGGCGACCGCCGGTTCTCCGCCGGCGAGAACCCCAGCACCCCCGAACTCGTGGCCCTCCTCGACGAGAACCCGGGCCTCCGCCGCTCCGCCGACATCGCGGTCCGCGTCTACCACTCCTTCCGCTACATCCCGCCGTCGGTCGTCGGGTGCGCCCACCACCTCTCGTCGCGCATCGACCCGGACGCCGCCGCCTGGTTCTACGAGCGCCTTGGCACCGGCGCTGAACTCGCCGTGCGCCACCCGGTCCTGACCCTGCGCAAGCGGGTCATGACCGACAAGGACAACAACAAGCTCGTGCCCGACGGCCTCCACCTCGCGCAGGTCCTCACCGCCTGGAACGCCGTCCGCGACGACAAGACCCTGGCCGCCATCAAGGTCCCGCTCGACAGCGACGGCAAGTTCCAGCTCGTCGACCCCAAGTAACCCGCCCGGAACGCCACGGGCCGCCGCCCCTCGACCGGCGGCGGCCCGGCCCCCGACACGCCCCCAAGGAGCAGCACATGAGCAAGAACATGAAGGCCCACGCCCTCGAGGAAGTCGTCCTCACCACCCTCCACGGGCAGATCGGCGACGTCATCAAGACGCACCGCTCCACCATGCAGGAGCACCTCGAGGACGCCGACGTCGAGTCGCTGGCCGTCCGCCTCCCCGACGGCACGAAGGTCGCGAAGATCGTCGCGACGGACCCGGACCCGAAGCCCGACGTCGTCGACGAGGACGCCCTCATCGCGTTCGTCGCCGAGCACGCCCCGGACGAGGTCGTGACCCGCACGGTCATCGTCAACGAGATCCGGCCGGCGTACCGCAACCAGCTCATCGACCAGATGACGAAGCGCAAGGCCGCCGAGATCGTCCTCGATGGCGGCGAGATCGTCGACGTCCCCGGCGTCCGCATGAAGGCCGCCACCCGCACCCACTCCGTGCGGTTCGAGGGAGGCGACGTCGGCAAGGCCTTGGTCGCCGCCGCCTGGTCCTCCGGCGCCTTCACCAACCTCGCCGGCCTCGCCGCCCTCACCACCGGCAGCGACACCACCGGCGGCGAGCAGTGAACGCCGGCGACACCCCCAAGAAGGTGCCGACCTCCGAGGAGGTCGGGCAGGCCCGCGCCTACCTCGCCGGCGTCGCCCACGGCTTCGGCCTCCTCATCGGGGACTGGATCGGCGTAGGTGACGGCACCGCACTGACGACCGACGCGGAGGGGACGACGCTCCTCTACACCGGCGACGAACTCCACCCGTTCGACGCGGTCATCCCGTGCAACGTGCACCGCCGGCACCGCGTCGGCGTCACCTGGCCCGCCCAGCTCGACAAGGTCCGCGCATCCGTCGCCGAGTGCAGCGCACACGCCGCGCCGCCGGCCCCGGCCGCCCCGCCGGCCGACGACCCGCCGACCACGACCCTGCGCGTCGTACCGACACCCACCCCGCTCTGGCTCATCACCGCGGCCGCTGAAACGCCCGGAACCGACCGTCAGCGGCACGCCGCCGGCTAACCCGACCTCGGAGACCACGTGACCGACACCATGCCCGCAGAGACCGACGTACGCCCCGCCGGCCCCGCGTTCTCCCTCATCGTCTACGGCACGCCCGGCCCGCAGGGCAGCAAGAAGCCCACCGGACGGTACCGCCGGTCGAAGAAGGGCAACCTCGTCCCGGTCCTCGTCGAGTCGTCGGCGAAGGTCAAGCCGTGGCGCGAGGCCATCGAGGAGGCCGCCCGCGACGTCATCCGCGACGCCGGCCGGTACGTGCCGCTCGACGGCCCGCTCGAGGCCGAGATGCACTTCACCCTCGTCGCCCCCAAGCGGATGCCGAAGGACCGCGTCGCCCACACCACGTACCCGGACCTGTCCAAGTTGCTCCGCTCCACCGAGGACGCCCTCACCACCGCCGGCGTATGGGCCGACGACGCCCGCGTCATCCGCTACCGCGCACTGTCGAAGACGTACCCCAACCTCGGCCCCCACGCCCTCATGCGGCCCGGCGTCGTCCTCCACGTCTGGACGGCCACCCCGTGACCTCCCCCCGCACCGTGCGGACCGCGCCCGTCACCCCGGGCGCGGTCCCCACCGCCGCCATCTGGGCCTTCCGCGACCGCCTCGACCGGGTCGGCGAACACCGCATCTGGGCCGGCACCGCCGACAAGGGCACCACCCCGGTCCTCTACTCCGGCGACGTCCGTTACCCGGCCCGCCGGGTCGCATGGATCCTCCACCACGGCACCGAGCCCGTCGGCCTCGTCAAGGCCGGCTGCGGCATGGCGCTGTGTGTCCACGGCCCGCACCTCACCGACGACGTCACCCGCCAGCGCGAACGCGTCCTCTATGCCGCCCTCCACGGCATCACCCTCGCCGGCCTCTGTGCCGCCGGCCGCCACGACCTCGCCGACTTCGGATACGTCCGCGCCGACGCGCACACCGAATGCCGCGGCTGCGACAACGCCCGCCGGCGCACCGCCACACGACACGACCAGGAAGGAGCCCGGGCCGCATGACCACCGCCGCCGCCCCCGTCGCCCGGATGGTGCGCAGCCTCCCCGCCGCCACCCACGTCCGCGCCCTCCGCCACGCCGGCCGCACCGACCGCGACATCATCGCCGCGGCCCGGATCACCCACCCCCAGCAGCTGCGCCGCGCCCACCGCGGCGAGCCGATCGGGTGGGACGTCGAGCGCCGCATCCTCACCGTCGCCATACCGAACGAGGCCGCCCTGCACGTGCCGGTGTGGAACGTCGGCACCCGCCGCCGCATACGCGCCCTCCACGCCCTCGGCTGGCCGCTCGACGAACTCGCCACCGCCCTCGACTGGCCCCTGCACAAGATCGGCAACATCCTCGCCAGCTACCCCGTCCCCACCATGGACCACCTCGCGGTGTGCGCCCTCTACGACCAGCGCTGGATGTGGACCCCCGAGGACCACGGGATACCCGCCGACGAGGCCGAGCAGGCCCGCCTCGTCGCCCGTCTCGGGCAGTGCGCCTCCCCGCTCGCCTGGGACGACGACGACATCGACAACCCGAGTGCACGCCCCCGCACCGGCCCGACGAGGGACGGATACGGGGCCCCCGACCACGCCGCGGTCATCCGCTCCCTCGCCGGCGACACGGTCGCCATGTCCGGCCGCACCCGCACCCTCGCCATCGCATACGCCGCCCGCTACCTCGACATGCCGTGGGACATCATGGCCGACCGCCTCGACATGGACGAGGCATCGCTGCGCCGCACCTGGGAGCGCATCAAGGCGCGCGTCCGGGCCGAGGCCGGCGGCGCCCCCACCTGGGTCGACGAACCCCGCTTCACCGACCCCGATTACATCGCCGCGGACCGGCGGCACATCAAGGCCGCGGCATGACACCGGAGGAAGCGGAGCACGACCGGCGCGTCTCCTGCGTCACGAAGGTCTGGTTCACCACTCACGCCGAGGCCAAGCGGAACTGGAAGTGGCTTCGCAAGCAGCCCGGCCGGCACCACCTCGAGATCTACGAGTGCCGCTACTGCCCCAACTTCCACATCGGGAACCCGCCCGGATACCAGACGTACCGGCGCGCCGGATCACCGAACATCACCGGCCGCCCCGCGGCCTGAACACCCACAAGGAGCACACCGCCTCATGGCCGGAGAAACCATCATCACCGTCGTCGGAAACCTCGTCGACGACCCCGAACTCCGCTTCACCCCGTCCGGCGCGGCCGTCGCCAAGTTCCGCGTCGCGTCGACCCCGCGCACCTTCGACCGGCAGACCAACGAGTGGAAGGACGGCGACAGCCTGTTCCTCACGTGCTCCGTGTGGCGCCAGGCCGCCGAGAACGCTGCCGAGTCCCTCCAGCGCGGCATGCGCGTCATCGTTCAGGGCCGCCTCAAGCAGCGGTCGTACGAGGACAACGAGGGCGTCAAGCGCACCGTGTACGAACTCGACGTCGAGGAGGTCGGCGCATCCCTGAAGAACGCCACCGCGAAGGTCGAGAAGGTCCGCCGGAACAACGAGGGATACGGCAACGGCGGCAGCGGTCAGCAGCAGTCGGCCGGCGGCGGCGGATGGAACGGCGGCGGCGGTCAGCAGCAGCCGGCCGGCGGCGGCGACCCGTGGGCCAGCCAGGCCCCGGCCGGCGGCGGCTGGAACGGCGGCGGCCAGCCGGCCGGCAACTACTCCGACGAGCCCCCGTTCTAGTGGCCGGCGCGCACGACCCCGGGGCCGGCTGCGACACCGGCCGGCCCCTCTGCGGGAAGCCCGCCCGCTTCTACCCCGCCGGCTGGCGCTGCGACGAACACCGCCCGACCGCCTACCGGTACGCCGCCCCGCCGACGGCGACGCAGCGCGGCGTACCGCTGGTGTCCGGCGTCGCCGGCCAGCCGCAGGCCACGACCCTCAGCAAGTAACACCGCAGTTCACAGGCCCGGTCACCCCGTGTGGGAGGCCGGGCCGCAGTGCGTTCGAACCCTTGCCATCCTGTTGCGCGCGCAATAGTTTTAGGGGGCCGACATGAAACCCAGGAGGGACCCCCCCCAGTGACCACCGCATACGACACCGTCGACCTCTTCGCCGGACCCGGCGGCCTCGACGTCGCCGCCAAGAACCTCGGCCTCCACCCCATCGGCATCGAATGGTCCGCCGACGCCTGCAAGACCCGCCGCGCCGCAGGACTTCCCACGAGGGAGGACGACGTCCGCAACTACGGCCCGGCTGACTTCCCCACCGCGAAGCGCCTCATGGGCGGCCCCCCGTGCCAGACGTTCACCGTCGCCGGAAACGGCGCGGGCCGTCGCGCCCTCGACACCGTCCTCGACCTGGCGCAGCGCCTCACCGCCCGCGAGGACATCAGCGCCGACCTCGCCGACCTCGACGACGACGACCCGCGCACCGGCCTCGTCCTCGAACCCCTCCGCTGGGCCCTCACCGCGATGGACCTCGGTCGCCCCTATCGCACGATCGTCCTCGAACAGGTCCCGGCCGTACTGCCCGTATGGCGCGCGTACGCCGAACACCTCGCCGCCGAGGGTTACCGCACGATGACGGGCGTCCTCCGCGCCGAGCAGTACGGGGTACCGCAGACACGCAAGCGCGCCGTCCTCATCGCCTCCCTCGACGGTCCCGGCGCCCTCCCCGCCCCCGTACACCAGCCGTACGAGACCGGACGCCCGCCCGTCGCCGACGACCCGATCCTTCACCCCTGGGTGTCCATGGGTGAAGTCCTCGACCGGCCCGGCCCGTTCACCGTCGTCTCCAACTACGGCACGGGCGGCGACCCGAAGAACCGCGGACGGCGTCTCTCGACACAGCCCGCCGCCACCGTCACCGGGAAGGTCAACCGGTGCCGCATCGTCGCCCCCGACGGCGCCGAGCTCCCGCGCCTCACCAATGCCGAGGCAGGCCAGTTGCAGACCTTCCCTGCCGACTACCCCTGGTCCGGCGGAGACATCCCGCAGCAGATCGGCAACGCCGTACCCGTCCTCCTCGCCACGCACATCATCGCCGCCGCGATCGGCGCGGCCATCCCCGCCCGGCCCGTCGCCCTCGCGGTCTGACCACCCGAGCCGTAACCCCCGGCCCGCCCCGGCACTCGACCGCCGGGGCGGCCTCTCACCGCCCAGGACCGCCCTCATGTCCAGCACCACCCCGCCCACGCTCGAGCAGCTCCTCAACCTGATCGACCGCGCCGAACGCAAGGGCCTCAACGCCGCCGAGGGCGACCGCCTCCGCGTCGGCCTTCGCTTCCTCGCCGAGGACTACCCCGGGGACCCCGGCGACGTCGTCTCCATCGACACCGTCGACCTCGCCGAACTCCGGCGGAAATACGACAACGCTCGCAAATTGGCCTGGCGGTGGAGGCGCCGCGCCCTCGTCCTCGCCAAGTCGCCGACACCCGAGCCCGCGCCGCCGGCCACACCCGACCCCGCCCCGGACGTGCCGGCCGCCCCGCCGGCGACGACCGACGACCGCGACGCCCTCCGCCGCGTCACCGCCCTCGCCCAGCGCTGGATGCACATACCCGCCAAGCGGGCCGCCGCCGCCTCCATCCTCTCCACCATCACGAATCGAGACGCCGATGACTGACCGCGCCCCCAAGCCGCCGCTCCCCGCCGCCACGTTCGCGCCCTTTCCCCGTATCCCCGTGGACACCGAGGAGGGGAGCCTCCACTACCGGCTCACCACCATCGCCCGACGTCCCGCCGCCGAGTGGGTCATGGGCCCCGACGGCCCGTACAAGCACCCCGACATGACCATGGCGCAGACCATCCGCGGCGCCGTCGCCGAGGCCCTCCTCCACCTCATGGAGCTCGGCGTCATCGACGTCGACACCGAGCGCCTCGACGCCCCTCACGGCCTGCCCTGGGCCCGCGACGACTTCCGCCCCGCATCGGAGGACCCCGCCCGTGTCTAACCCGTGCCCCCGGCACACGAACGCCCCCGTCATCGCAGGCCGATGCGGGGGCTGTTCGCTTCCCGCGGCCCCGGCCGAGTGCCCACCCGGCACACACAGCCTCTTCGACCCGTGCCCCGGCGACTGCACCGACCCCGTCGCCGACACCATCCGCGCGGAATCCATCGCCCCGGTGACGACCGAGGTGACCATCGACGCCACGAGGATCATGGAAGCCTTCGCCCGCCTCCCCCGCCGCATCCCCGTCCCGGCACACCCCGACACGGAACGCCGCACCCGGTACGCGGCCGCCATCCGCCACCACATCAAGGCCCTCACCCTCCCCGCACCCACACCCGGCGGCGCCCCCCTGCTCGGCGCCACCGAGTACGACCTCGCCGACGTCGTCCTCCTCCTGGCCGACGCCGAACTAGACCAGCTCGGCGAGGAACTGGACGCCGCCGGCGCGACCATCGCTGGGCAGACAGCGCAGATGACCGAGCTACGCGCGGCACTCGACCAGACCCGTGCCGAACGTGACGCCGCGCTCCGCGTCGCCGAGGTGTGGGCGGACGCACCCGACCCGCTCGTCCGCCACAGCGCCGCCGACCTCGCCGACCTCCTCTCCGCCATCCGCGGAGCACGGCCCGCCCGACTCCTCAACTGCGGCTGGTGCCACGAGGAGGACGGCGAGGAGGTCCACCCGCACCCCGAGTGCCCGGTACGGACCACGCCCGGGACAGCGACCGAAGCGACCGAGCACTGCCCGACCCCGGAGACCCACAACTGGGGATGCGGCTGCCCCACGGACCAGCTCCCGCTACACGCCGAATCCGGCATCGACACCCCCGGCTGCGACTGCCGCCATAACGGCATGGGCCCGAAGTGGCATGCACAGGCGTGCACGTGGCTCGCAACGATGACCGTGCCGCACCCCGACACGGTCACGGCCGCCCCCTGCGGCGAGACGAGCACCGGCATGTACGGGCGCCTCCTCGGCCCCTGCCTCAACACGCCCCACCCCCCGACCACCTTCCACCGCGACGCACACGGCGCCGAGTGGCGTGAGTACGGGCCCGACGACCAGCTCCGCGCCGAGCGAGACCGGTACGCGAAAGCCCTCGACAAGATCGGCGACTTCAACAAGCTGGTGGCAGAGGGCTCCTGTCGCGTCCACGCGGCCGAGCAGGCCCGCGACACCCTCGCCATCCTCGACCGCCACCTACGGCCCCCCGCGGCCCCACGACGCCCCGAGAAAGGGCAACGATGAACATGCAGCCCGGCGACCTCGTACTCGCGGCCCTCGTATGCGCAGGCATCGGATGCGTCCTCCTCCTGGGCGCCGGCCTCACCGCCCTCACCACCGCCATCCGCTACGCCCGCACACCCCGGGGCAACGCGTGAACCCGCCCGAGGCCGCCGCCGTGTTCGTCCTCGCCATCACCGCGTACGCCTCCGGCCCCCTCATCGCACCCCGGCAACGCACCCCACACCCCACACCGCCACGCCCCACCCCCTCATGGGCACGCAACCGCACCGAAGCCCGCCGTATCGCCCGAGCCACCCGAACACGCGGAGAACGCCCATGAGCCCCAACCGCACGACCGCCACCCTCTTCACCGCGGCCGCCACCATCGCCACCGCCGAGACAACCCTCACCGCACTGTGCATGCCGTACCGGATCATCCCCGTCATCACCGGGACAGCCGCCGGACTCCTCTCCATCCTCGCCGCCACCGAATGGACCGCCCTCCACCGCGAGGCAACCCGATGAGGCACGGCCTCGACCTCATCTGCGCCGTCTTCCTCGGCTACCAGTGGGGACGCGACAACCGCGCCGCACGCCTCCTCAACTGGGCCGAGGACGCCATCACACCCGGCTGGCGCACCTGGCGATTCTGGCCCGCCGCCCCCATCGTCCTCGCCGTCATCGCCTGGCTATGGATCGCACACCCCCGCCGAACCCTCGCCAACCGCCGCTCATGGAAGCACGACAACGAGACCGCGATGTAGCTACACGAGTAGCTACAGGTCATGAGGATGCCGCCAGCGCCTCTTGGTCATGACGCCTCGCGCACACGTAAGCCCCCGACCGTCATGGTCGGGGGCCTTGTCGTGTTTCCGGGGGTGGTGCGGAGGTCAGGGGCGGGGCGTGGGATGTACGCCGGCGGCCTTCATGGATCGGAGGAGGGCGTGGGCGAGGTCGTCGTACTCGAACGTGTCGGGGTCGACCTCGCGGAAGAACTTCTCGATGGTGTCGGTGAGTAGGTCGACGGTGGCCACGTCGGCGGTGGTGACGTCAGCGACCGTCCGCGGGGCCGTGGGGGCGTCTGCGATCCATTCGGCCAACGCCTGCCCGTACGTGTCGTGTACGGCGTTCTCGGCGGCGTGTAGCCGGTCGGCGTCGGCGAGCAGCGTGGCGAGGTGCGGGGCGTGGGCGTGGAGGGCGGTGCGCAGCCAGTCCGGCATGACCATGTGGAGGCTGCGCGGGGTGTTCGGGGGGCGGCCGTCCCGCTCGAGGCAGTCGCGGAGAAACGCGCGGACGTCCTCCGGGGTGTCGAGGGTGACGCCGGCCGGCGGGGCGGTCATGTCGAACATTGCTGCTCCCTGCGTTACGCGGAGTGGGATCGGTCGTGGTGGACTTCGGCGGCCGTGATCCCGTTGACCTCAAGGTGCGGGGCGAGTTCCGCGGCGAGGGCGAGGGCCTGGGCGTGGTCGTCGTGAGGGTAGTGGTGCGCCGTCGATGCGCTCGGCTCGGTGGCGCCGTCGGGCCCGTAGTAGGCGTGGCCGTCGGTGACGACCCAGCCGCGGGGGCGGAGTTCGACGTGGAGGGCGTAGTACCGGTGGTCGCGTTCGGTGGGGTCGAAGACGGATACGGCGTAGCGGGTGACGGCGAGGATCACGGGGGGCGTCGGTGCGGTCATGGTGACGGGTTCCTTCATGGGTGGGGCCCGGCAACCCGTGGGGGCGGCCGGGCGCGGTGGTTCTAGTCGGCGGGGTAGAACTGCGCTCGTTCCGTGCACCACAGGGTGTGCGGCTCTCCGGTGTCGACGATGACCCCGTGTACGTAGAAGGCGCGTTCGTCGACGCGGTGCGGCCGGGTCTCCTCGATGCGGTCCACGCGGAACCTCGGGGACGTCATGCTCTTGCTATAGACGACGTCCCCCATACCGAGTTCGAGTGTCGACTTGTGCTGCGCCATGGGGTTCCTCTCGTGTGCGGTGTGGGCCGGCCGCTGCCCGGTCGAGTGGCAGCGGCCGCCGTGGGTCAGAGTCCGAAGGTGTTGCAGTACTCGGCGATCACGCGGCAGCCGATCAGCTTGACCGACTCGGGGCGGTTGTCGCCGCGGTTGCAGCGGAACGTGTAGGCGGCGCGGATCGTGCTGAGGATGCTGTCGGTGGTCATGCGGTCCATGACGGTGTTGAGGTCGTGTCCGGGGTGGTTGCCGGCGGCGATCACCTTCGCGGCGTTCGCGGCGATCCAGGCGACGACGTCGGTGGTGGTCTTCAGGTTCACGGTGGTGGCACTCATGTCGGTACTCCCTGTTCGTTCCGTCCTTGTGTAGCTACAGCTTGCCCCATCTGTGTAGCTACACGCAAGCCCTGGGCGTGCGGAATCCCCAAACCGGCGCGCGGCCGCTGCCCGGTCGAGTGGCAGCGGCCGGCGCGCCCGGTTGGGCGGCCCGGGTCAGTAGTCGTACGGGGCGCGGCCGGAGCAGCCGTACGCGTTCGGCAGCAGGATCGTCAGCGCGTTCCACTCGCCGACCGTCTCGCACACCGTGCACTGGCCCATGGGGGCCGCGTCGTCGGCGTGCTGACGGCCGATCGCCCGCACCTGGTGCGCCCGGGTGTTCGTGGTCGTGGTCGTCGACGAGACGACGCCCAGCGCGGTCCGGCCGGCCGGGGTGAGGACCCACACCTTCACGTCGTACGTCGTCGCGGTCCCGGCGACGGTGCGCGTGCGGGTCATGACCTTGACGGCCTCGATCAGCCCGCGGTCGTGGAGGGTGCGCTCGGCGTTGCCGTCGATGGTGGTGAAGCCGGCCTCGACGCGGAGGAGGGCGGCGACGTTGCCACCGGCGATCTTGACCAGCGCCTTGCGCTGGGCGGGGGTGATGGTCACGGGCTTCGTGGCGGTGGTCATGTCCGGTGGCTCCCTGGGCGTTGTGTCGTTGTGTAGCTACAGCTTGCCCTACCCGTGTAGCTACACGCAAGGGGTAGAGAAAAGCCGTGCCGCCCATCTCCCCTCGACCGGGTGATGGACGGCACGGCTTGGTCAATGATCCGGCGCACCCCACACGTCGGGGGTGTCACCGCAGCACGCCGGGCACATGCACCGGCAGGTGTTCTCCCGCCCCGTGCACGGCCCCGGCTGGCCCGGCTCGCCGTCCTCGTGCGCCGGCGCGCCCGGGCAGTACGGACCCGGCTCCAGGCACTCGGACACCGCGCACTCGTGGGTGGCGCACCACGTGCGCACAGCCGTGTCGAGCTGGTCGTCACCCTTCGCGCCGGCGTACCGCATCGCGTCGGGCTCCCACGGACACAGCGCCTCCACGGGCGGGGGCGGACACGGCGGCGGCCCCTCGGGCCCGTCCGAGGCGTGCCACGTCCAGCCGGACGGCATCCGGTACTCCACCCACGGCCCGTGCTGGCGGGACCGGTGCCGGATGGCGGACACCCCACACACCGGGCACCGCTTCCAGTCCTCGCCGGCGCCCTCCCACTGGTGTGGGTCACCGGGCCGGGCGGCGAGGTACGCCAGCAAGTCGGAGACCGCGGCCCGGTCCCCGGGCGACCACTGCGCCCGGGGGTCGTTCCCACACCGCATCACTCCTCCGCGTCGGCCGGCCGCGGGCCGAGCCAGTAGAGCAGCGAGTTCTCCCGCTCCCCGGTCTCCTCCGGCGTCAGCTCGTCGCCGGCCGCGCCCGCCTCCGGGATGCGGTCGCAGAGGGCGCGCACTGTGTTGCACGCCTTTTCGACGTCCTCCCGCTCCTCCGCGGTGAGGTCGGCGCACTCGTACACGGCCGCGAGAGCGGTGAGGGCGCGCTTCGCCTTCGGGTACGTCAGCTTCTTCGTCATGGGTCAGTCCTTCCGGAAGCGGTGCTTGCTGACCGGGTGGTCGCAAAGGCATGTGGTCGGGGGGTCGGTGCGCAACGTGTCCGGGGCGCCGTTCCACCGGTACGCCTCGCAGTCGCACAACTCGCAGTCGCGCGGCGTCATCTCGAACGGCCGGCGGGGTGCCGGCGCGCGGCGGCCGGCCCGCGCGGCCTTGGGGAGCTGGAGCCACACGGCCCGCCTCTCCCGCCAGTCCTCGGTGCGCACGTACTTCTCGACGGCGGCGACGAGGTCCCGCCGGCGCGACGCGAAGACGAAGACCTGGCCGTCGGCCTTGAGCCAGTCAATGACGGCCCGGGTGTCGAGGTGGTCGGTGTAGAGGCTGGCCGTCCAGAGGCCACGGGCGCGGTACGTGTGCTCAACCACCAGCACGGTGCCGTCGACCTCCGTGAACCGCCGGCCGTCGTCCCGGGAGACGCGGCCGCCCGTCATGGGGTTCGTGTACGAGAGGCGGATCGCGGGACCGTCCATCAGTGGCACTCCGGGCCGTGGTAGATGCGGCAGTAGTCGTCGGGGTGGACGTTCGCCACGTGGTCGCGGAGAGCCCAGACGTCGGGCTTCACGACGTCGCACAACGTGCACGCGCCGGCCTCCGCAACGAGGACCGCGACGTAGTCGATGGCGTCCCGGTCGCCGGCGGCCGCGGCGCGCTCCCACACCGGGCGCGCAGCGGCGGCGTCCTCGAGGAGTTCGACCAACTCGGCCATGCGGCGGAGCTGCGCCGGCAGGGGCCCGTCGACGTCGCGGAGGTCGGCCAACTCGACGGCGGCCGCGCACGGTCCGCACAGGTCTTCGCCGTCCGTGCACGACCAGCCCTCGTTCGCGGTGAGGTGATCGCGCGCCACCTGCAACCGCTGCGCCTTCGTCATGGCGTCGTGCACGAGGTAGTCGTGGGAGACGGTGACGCGGCACTCGTCGCAGAACACGGCGATCCGGCACGGGTACGCCTCGGGCGGGGTGGTGAGGAGGATCGGCCCGGTGGGCACCGTGCGCTCGTCGACGACGAACCCGTCGGCGCGCAGCGTCGCGGCGTACGCGGCGACATGGTCCCGCTGCTCCGCCCAGCGTTCGTGGCTCGACAGCCGGTCGGGGTCGGTGAGGTCGGGGTTCGGCATCTGGTGGTGGACGCGGGCCTGGTCGTCGGTCCCGAGGGCGATGGCGAACCCGGGGGTGATGCACGACCCGTACTCGTTGAGGCCGGCGGCCGGGTGGACGGCGGCGAGCACCGCGGCGGTCACACGGACCGCGATCGGCTGTGTGGGCCGCTGCGCCGCGTTCCGGGGTTCGGGGGTGCCGTCGGTCGGGACGGTGGCCGTCGTGGCGTCTGCGGGGCGCGGGGGCGTGTTCTCGGCGGGCATGGGGTCTTCCTCCGGGGTGTCGGTGGCGGTGGCGAAGAGGTCGAGGGTTCCGAAGCCGTCCCCGGGCGGGTCCTCCATGAACGGGAACAGTGACGTCTGCACGGGGCGTACGGGCCGCCCGAAGTGCGCGGGGGTCATCCGGTCCCAGCGGGGGGCGTGCGGGGCGCGTGCGGGGCGGTGGGGGCCGTCGGTGGTGTCGGTCATCGGGCGTGTCCTCTCCGGGGAGTGACGGCGGGTCATGCGGCGCGGGTGGGGCGTTCGGCGCGGCGGGCGGCTGCGAGGAGGTCGGCGTACTGGGTGCGGGTGATGCGCGGGTGCGCGTCCCAGAAGTCGAGGAGTTCCTCGGAGGCGTAGCGGGCGGCGCGTGCGGTGGGTCCGGTCCACAGGTCGCGGGGGTCGATACCGGCGGAGTGGCCGGCCTTGTTGAGGAGGTGGCCGCGGCAGGTGTGTTCGGCGGCGAGCCACTGGGCGTGGGCGTAGTCGAGCCATTCGGTGACGGCGGCGTCCCAGCGGGCTTTCACGTGGGCGCGCTTGCGGTCACGGAGGTCGCGGCGGTCGCACTCGCGGCGGATGGCTTCCTGCGTGGCTTCACCGGCGGTGCCGTACAGGGTGCACAGCTCGTCATCGGTGAGGTTCCGCAGGTCCTTCTTCACGTCGTCCCCTTCCGTGTGGTGTGTAGCTACATAATATGCCGTCGTGTAGCTACACACAAGCCCCCGGAGGTACGAATGCCGCTGCGCCCCGGCCGGGTCGAGGGGCCGGGGCGCAGCAGGGGCGGAGGGCGGCGGGTCGGGGACCGCTACGCCCCCGGCGGGCATCCGCACGGCGCGGGGTCGGTCGTCCAGTCCGCTATCGCCGCGTCGTGCGCGGCGTCGTCGCGATCGGCGGCCGCGCGGAGGTTCGCGGCCTTGATGGTGAAGCCGCGTCGCTCGAGCTCGTCGGCCCGCGCCCGAACCTTCGCGACGGCCGCACGCATCGCGTAGACGTCCGCAGCGCGGGCGTACGCGGCGCAGGAGTAGTGCGACCACACCCGACGTCCAGCCGGGGTGATTCCCACCGGCTCGTAGCGGCTGACGTCCTCGGTGACTACGCCGGCGTTCTGGCACGCCGTCATTCCGGCGGGGAGGGAGACGGTCGCACCGGACGGGAAGGTGAACGTCACGGTGCGGGTGGTGGTGTTCATGTGCGGGTGGTGCCTTTCTGCGGGGCGTGGCGGGGGGTGTGGGCGCCCCGGCCGGGTCGAGGGGCCGGGGCGCCCGGGTCGGACGGGGCGCGCCGGCAGGGACCGCCGGCGCGCTGCCGGCCATCAGCCGACGAAGACCTGCACGTAGTTGCGGACCGCGTTCTCCAACTCCTGCACGTTGGCCGCCAGGCGCGGCAGCGCGCCGTCCGCGTTGTACCGGGTCAGCTCCCGGTCGTCGACGCCCGCGCCGTGCTCGGCGAACGTGAGGTGTGCCGCGTCGAGCTTGCCCACCGCGGGGTTCAGGACGGTCACCACGACGCCGTCGTACGTGTCCTCCCGGATCGTGCGGGCGAGGGTGAGGGTGAACACCAGGCCGCCGACCCGGCCGACCTCCTGGCGGCCGGTGACGACCGCGCCGGGGATGAACCGGCCGAGGAGGTGCAGGGACTCGAGGGCTTCGCGCTGGTTGACGGCGGTGGTCATGGGGTGCCTCCTGGGCGTTGATGGGTTGGGTGTCGGGGCGCGGCCCGGCCCGGTCGAGTGGCCGGGCCGCGCGGGGTAGTTGGTCAGGCGGCGAGGGCCATCTGCTCGACGGCCGCGATGTACTCGGCCTTGCGGGGCTTGTAGTTGGCGCGGAGGACGGCGACCTGCGCGGCGGTGTAGTGGTGGCGCACCTTGCCCTGGTTGCGGTCGTTGCGGTCGTTGCGGACGACCCGCACCGGCTTGACGCCGAGGCGCTTGGCGACGGAGCGGAGGCCGCCCGCGACGCCCTTGGCGGTCTCGGTCGCGACACCGGCGGCGATGGCGTGGGTGGCGATCGAGCGGGCCCGGCCCCGGCGGATGGAGGAGGCGAGGCGGTGGGCGGCGGCGCGCTCCCGGACGATGCGGCGGGCCTTGGCGGTGTTCTTGTTCATCGGGTGCCTCCTGGGCTGTTCGGTCGGGCCGTCCCCGTCCGTGTAGCTACACTCTAAGGCGCATGTGTAGCTACACGCAAGGGGGTGTGGGCGAACAATCAGGCGCCGGCCGCCGGCTGTCCGGGCGCGGCCGGCACGCCGACCCGCAGCAGCTCCCAGCCCTCGGGCCAGTCCTGGGCGGCGACCCACTCGAACTCGGCGACGGCGGCGGCCTCCGCGGCCTCGTCGCTGCCGTACTCCTCGGCGGTGAAGTAGCTGGGCTCGAACACCGACTCGTCATAGGGCCGTCCGTGCTCGTCGACGGCGTGGAGGATGAACAGAGCGGCCATGACGGCCTCCTTCGTGCGTTGTGGGCGTGCCTGGGGGCGTTCCCGGGCGGATTGCGACGGCACCAGCCGGCGGGGCTGGGGGCGTGGCGAACGGTCCGGGGGTGGCCGGCTCCCGTCCGGTCGAGTGACGGGAGCCGGCCGGGGGCGGTCAGCCCATGCGGCGGCTCTCCTGGAGGAAGGAGCGGGCGCCGTCGCGCGCCAGGCGGTCGGTCTCGTTCGTGATGGCGCACGTGCTCTGCGACTCGCCGCGCATGAGCACCTCCATGCAGTCCTCGCGGACGCTCTCCACGGCCTTGGCGGCGCCGGCCTTCTCCATGCGGCGGAGGACCTGGCGCCAGGGCTGCGCCTTGGCCTGGGCCTCCATGACCGGCTTGAGGGTGTAGGAGTCGATCTGGCGGCCGGCGGTGACGACGTCGACCAGGGCGGCGCGGGCGCTCTCCTCGCGGCGGACGGCCATCTCGGCGGTGAAGCGGACGTTCTCGGCGTAGTCGGTGTTCGTCATGTCGGGCTCCTTGGTTCGTCCGGGGCGGTCCGTCCCGCTCCGTGTAGCTACACCTTATGCCGATCGTGTAGCTACACGCAAGCCCAGGTGTGGACCGATTCTCGGATGCGCCGGCGGGGGGCCGACCGGCGCGCCGGCGCGGACACGACGACGCCCCCGCCAGGTCGAGTGGCGGGGGCGTCGCGGGGGTGTTCAGTCCTGGTCGGCGCAGACGATGAAGCGGGGGGTGCGGCCGAGGATGGCCACCCAGACGAACTCCTCGCCCTTGCGGATACCGGCGAGCTGGTTGTTCTCGGTCCAGCGCAGGACCGTCTTGCGGTGGCCGCGCTCGGTGATCTCGGAGGTGACGACCTCGGCCGGGTAGAACGTTCCGATGGAGGCGACCTTGGTGCCGGTGGCGAGGGGCTTGAAGGCGGGGGCGGCGGCGGTGGTCTTCTTCATGTCGGGCTCCTTCGTTCGTCCGGGGGGCCGTTCCCCCCTCCGTGTAGCTACAGACTAAGGCGTCGTGTAGCTACACGCAAGGGGGGGTGTCACACGCCGGCCGCGTCCATCGCCTCAATCTCGGCGAGGATCGCCAGGTACTCCACGGACAGCGGGTAGCACGAGACGCACCCGTGCGCGTTGCACAACCGGCCGACCTCGCCATCCCAGTACGCCCGGTGCGCCGCGACGGCCGCGGCCTCCCAGTCGTCGCCAGCGGCGAACTCCGGCCGGCGTGCCGCCCAGTTGGCGAACGCGGCGCGCAGGTCGGTCTGGAGGTACCCGTCGGTGAGGCCGTGGTACTTCACGATCGAGACCCACGACGCCCGCACGTTGTCGTACGCGCGGCGCGACCAGTCGTGGCCGGTCGTCGGGTCGATGTCCTCGAGGGCCACGCCTCGCTCGATGCACAGCGCTATCCGGGCGTCGTTCATCGACGTGAGCTTGTCGGGGTCGTAGCTGCTGGCGATGCGGAACATGAGGGCGGCGGAGCGCTTCACGGTGTGTGCCTTTCGTGGGGTGGTGCGGATGGACGGGGGGCCGCCCCTGCCCGGTCGAGTGGCGGGGGCGGCCCGTGCGGGGAGTGGGTCAGTGGGCGGCGTGAAGCGGGATCGGCAGGGCCTCGCCGGTGAAGGGGAGTTTCGCGAGGTGGGCGCGCAGCTCCTCGGCGGCGGCGAAGCGGCGGCGGGACTGCTCGGCGAACGGGCTGGACTCGTCGACCTCGCGGAACGGGGAAATGATCAGGTTTCCGCCCTCGGCGCGGCCGAGGAGGGCGTCGTGGAAGCCCCAGCCGCGGCCGTAGAGGCCGACCTTGATGGTGAGGGTGGTGAACGCCTCGGGGCCGCCCATGCGTTCGGTGAGGGCGGCGGCGACGCGGGCCGCGTAGACCATGGCCGGGGAGATGAACGGGACGTCGACCGCGGTCGGTCGGGTGGCCTCAACGCCGGCCGAGGTGATCTTGACCTTCCAGCCCTTGTCGCCCAGCGTTTCGGCGATGCGGCGGAGGCGGTACTCGGCGACGTAGACGGCGGAACCGGTCGGGGCGGCGATGAGGACGCGGTGCTCGTCGAGGGCCTCCATGCGGCCGTAGCGGGTGCCGCGCAGAATGTCGGCGGCGACGGCCTTGGTGATGGTGTGCATCGGGGGTTCCTTCCCTCTGGCCTGGGCGGTTCACCCTGGCGTGTAGCTACAGACTAAGGCGCCATGTAGCTACACGCAAGGGGGGATCAGAAGAGAACGACCTGCCCCGGCTCCGCCGGCTCCTCGAGGTCGCCGGCGTCGCCGTCGTCGACGACCGGCGCGGCCGCACGGAACGCCGCGACGACGTCCGCCGTGGTGCGCCCGGGCTCGTTGCACCAGTCGAGGACGACCGCGCGCCGGCGCTTCTTCGTCTCCCGGTCGTCGCCTGCGTCGACGGGACCGCCGGTGATGTGCTCGGCGATGAGGCGCAGCGCGCCCGGCTCCGCCGCCCGGTACGCGTCCCACCAGTCGTGACTGTCGCCCGGGTTGGGCTTCGCCGCGACGAGGGCCCGGTCGAGGGCGTGCAGCATCGTGCACGCGGCGCTGTCGGCGAACCCGGCGGGGTCGTGCGTGACGTGGCCCCGATGGTGCCCGACGCCCTCGATGTGCGCGGCCGCCCACTCGAGGACGTCACCGGCGGTCGGCAGGTACAGGCGGGCCGGGGGGCGTCCCGGCCGTGCGGCGGCCGCTGCGGCGCGTTCGGCGAGCCCGGCGGCCTCCCGGAACAGCGCGACCGCATCGGCGCCCGTACGCCCGTCCTGCATGCCCCAGGTGTGCACGACGTAGCGGCGGCGCTGGTACTCGTCCGTCCAGTCCGGGTCGTGCGTGACGGCGCCGCCGGCGGTCAGGTCGGCGAGGGTGTCGAGGGCGAGGCGCTGCGCGGCGTACAGCGCGTCGTAGTCGTACGTACGGGCGGACGCCCGCCGGCCGTCGCCGCCAGCGACGTCGAGGGCGCCGAGCATGCCCGGGCGCAGGAGTGCGGTCGTGGTCGTCGAGCCGTCGTGGCCGAACCGGTCGCCGTCGCGTCCGTCGTGGAAGCCGCGGGCCTCGATGTGCGCGGCGGCCCACTCGAGGAGGTCGTGCGCGGTGGTCGGGAGGATGGTGGACTCGGCGCTGTAGCGCATGGGTGCCTCCGGGGCGGTGTGCGGGTGGGTGGGTTCTGCGCCCGACCCGGTCGAGTGGCCGGGCGCAGCGGGGGGTTGTGTGGTCAGGCGGCGGCGACGGCGGCGACGGCCTCGCGGCGGAGGTCGTAGCCCCAGCCCAGGAAGCCGCGGGCGTAGTCCTCGATGGGCTGGCCGGCGGTGTTGAACGCGCGGTGTGCGCCGAGGTGGGTGACGACGTAGCCCTTGCGGACGCCGGCGACGAGGACGTCGATGCGGCCGCGGCCGACGCGGCGGGTGGTGGTCTGGGTGTTCATGTCGTCTCCCGTGGGTCGGCGGGCGGCCGTTCCGCCCTGCGTGTAGCTACAGACTATGCCGTCGTGTAGCTACACGCAAGGGGGTTTGCACTGATGGGAGCCGCGTCCGGCCCGGTCGAGTGGTCGGGCGCGGCGGGGGTTACGGCTGGACGACGGCGAGGCGGGAGACGTACCGCTGCGTGAGGCCGGCGTGCCACGCCATCAGCTGGGCGTCCTCCCGGCTGGCGAACTCCAGCCCGTCGTACATCGGGTGACGGACGACCAGGCCCGTGCCGCCGAGCGGGTTGGGCAGGGACTCGTCGATGAGGCTGACGTTGAGGCGCGCGCCGGCGATGTTCGACCCGGTGACGTAGGAGACGCCCCACTTGGTCGCGGCGACCGTGACGACGTCGGCCGCCCACAGTCCGGGCCGGCGGGCCGCGACGGCGGCCGCCAGGGTCGCGGCGAGCCAGTAGTCGAACGCGTCGCCGCGGTCGTCGCGGAACATCCGCAGCGCGGTGCCGAGGTTGTCGGCGACGGGCCGCTCGTAGTCGCGGCCGTAGGTGACGAACGGCAGCAGCTCCTCGCGGATGACGTGGATGAACTCGGCGCGGGTGATGACGCCCTCCCGGCTGGGCGCGGCGACCTCGAGGGGGAGGGTGCGCCACCACTGGGCCAGGTGTATCTGCGTCTCGTGTGCTCCGAACATGCGGGACCTCCGGGGAGGTTGGGGCGACCGTTCCGCCCGTGTAGCTACAGACTAAGGAAGCTATGTAGCTACACGCAAGGCGAGTTCGGGCAGGTCAGCGCTGGTTTTCCGGGGAACGCGCGACGCCCCCGCCAGGTCGAGGGGCGGGGGCGTCGCGGGGGGGGTGTCGGAACACAAGGGGGGTGATCAGCGGCCGGAGACGTCACCCATCCACACCGAGCAGCCGTGGGTGTCCATGTCGGCCTTGTCGCGCTCGAACAACGGCAGCGCGCGGCGTACGACCCGCCAGAATTCCGGGCCGTGCGGCCGTCCGCCCGGGCGGGTGGCGTGGGCCAGCTCGTGCACGAGTACGTACGTGGCCATGGACGTCGGAAGCTGGAGCGCCTGCCATGCGAGGGTGACGCGGTGCGGGGTGTGCGCGTACACGCCCCACCGCTTCCGCCCGATGTCCGCGACGCGCAGCGCCGGCATCTCCGCCCCGTACTGCATGCGCGACCACCACGCCGGCGCCTGCTCCTCGAGCCACGCCGTGCCCTCGCGGCAGTACCAGTCGATGATCGGCCGGCCGCCGTGGCGCTCGAGGTCGGCGCGGTCGGCGTGCATCCAGTGGCCGAAGCCGTCCCGTACGCGCTCCACCGGGCCGTGCCCGTCGATGATGCGGAGGCGCGCCGACCGGCCGAGCCATTCGAAGCCCTCCCCGTTCACCAAGTCCTTGACCGGGTGCGCGGGCGCGAACTTCTGGGCGTCGACGAGGGCGCCGACGATGCGGTCGCGCATGCGTCGCACGCCGGCGGCGACGTCGTCCGGCTGCGCGCCGGCGGGGACGGCAAGGGTGACGGCCTTCCCGCCCGGCTCGATGGTGGCGCCGAGCGTCCGCCGGCGGGCACTGACGCGGACGTTGACGGCGTACGCGGTGAGGAGGCCGGCCTCCTCGAGGGCGGCCTTGATCTGGTCGGCCAGGGGCGCGGTTGCGGTGGTCACGTGCGGTGTCCCTTCGGGGGTGCAGGGGGACGGCCGGCCCGGTGGGGCCGGGGCCGGCCGTGGGTGGGGTTGTACGGGGCTCACGGGGCCGCAGCCGCGGCCAGGTCGAGGGGCCGGGTCTGCGGCGGTCAGCGGGCCGTTCAGCCGCGGGGGCGCTCGGTCCAGTCCACTTCCACGTGCCCGTAGTAGTTGACGTGGAAGTAGTCGACGCTCGAGTCGCTGCCGTCGAAGTTGTAGGCGCCGTGGATCTCGGAGAGGGCGTCGATGATGCCGCGGAGCTGCACCCCGGGGACCCACACCGTCTGGCCCGGGCGGTACGGGTCACGCTGCTCGACGTAACCCCAGCCCTGCTCCGGGAGGTTGTAGATGCGGACGTCGATGGCGTTTCCGTGGCGGGCGCGGACGGAGACCTTCATCCCCTTCGGCATGGTGGCGAGCGGGGCGAGCGGGTCGACGAGGGCGACGGCCGCGCCGGTCGCGAGCTTGTCGTCGACCTTGCGGGCGAGCTTGATGTCCTCGCGGATGCGCTTGGCGATCTCGACGACGGACAGGTTCTTGACCTCCTCGTACCGGGAGCCGTACCAGACCTCCGGCAGCCGGTAGCCGTGCCAGACGGCGGCCTTACCGTCCGCCTCGGTGACCTGGCCGGCCTCCTTCGCCGCGGCGACGGCCCGGTCGAGCATGCGGCCGGCGGCGGCCTTCTCGCCCTCGCCGGTCCGCGCGTGGAAGTACAGGTTCTCGAGGATCCAGACCTTCTTCATGGCGCGGTCCGTCGGCTCCCGCTTCACGTCGGTGATGCGGGTCCGGGTCTCGGGGGCCTCGGTGGTGGTGCTCATCGGTGGTGTTCCCGTCTGGTCAGGGGCTTTCGCCGTGGCGTGTAGCTACAGACTAAGCCAATGTGTAGCTACACGCAAGACTAGGACGGGAAGGAAAAGGCCGCCCCGGCGTCGGAACGTCGGGGCGGCCGCGATGGGGTGAGGGCGCGTCACGCCTCGGAGACGGTGACGCCGGCCCGGTGGTCCGTGACGTCCTCCTCCGAGCCCCACGAGTAGCGCACCGTCACCCGGCCGGTGAAGTACTCGCCGGTCGAGTCGTCGCCCCACGGCTCCGACGCGATGCGCACGAACTTGACGGGGAGGTTGTCGTCGACCATCAGGTCGTCGCCCTCCTGGACGACGTGGCGGTCGCTGTTGCGGGTGGCCTTCCAGCCGCGCATGGGCTTGGTCCTCTCTCGGGGTCTCACGGGGCATTGTGGGGTGGAGCGTTGGGGGGTGGGGGCCCCGGCCCGGTCGAGTGGCCGGGGCCCCCTACGGGCCGTCAGGCCGCTGCGGGCTCCGCGTCCAGCGCGGTCACGTGGTCGAGACCGACGTGAATGGCGCACGGCCACCACTCGCCGATGCGGTAGAGCGCGTATCCGTCACAGTCGAGGTCGCACTCCTCGGTCCGGTAGCAGGACTCGACGCGGAAGGTGCCGCCGGACAGCTGAGCGAGCGAGCCGTGGTACCGGACCACCGTGCCGTTCTCCAGCCACACCGGGCGCACCGGCTTCGGGGCCTTGTACGGCTCGGGCTCGACGTCGACCGGGAGGCCCTGGCCGGCCGTCTGGCGGGCGAAGACGACCTGGGCCGCGCCGTTGCGCAGGTTGGCGGACCAGCCGGCGGAGAAGAAGTCATCGTTCTCCGCGTCGTACCACTCGACGTGAACGCGGGTGCCGTAGCCCTGGAGGAGCACGCCGACGACGCCGGCCTCGGGGTGGACGACCCGCCAGCCCCGCATGGTGAGGAGGAACTGCTCCTCGTTCCAGCCGCGGGTGTTGAGGGCGGCGGAGGCCCACTCCCACTCGGACAGCTCGGGGGGAAGCATGCCCTCGAGCGTCACGGTGACGTCGCCGAGGTGGCGGAGGACCATCTCGCCCGCGGCGTCCCGCTCGCCGGCGGTGACGTTGCGGGTGGTGAAGGTGTAGTTCTTCATGATGGCCTCCGGGGAGGTTGGTGGTGCGGGTCCGTCCCGCTCCGTGTAGCTACAGCTTGCCCCGAGCGTGTAGCTACACGCAAGGGGGTTGGCCAGGGAAAAGAAGAATCCGCCCCGGCGGTGTCGTTGCCGGGGCGGATCGTGGGTCAGCGGGTGTCGGTGGCCGGCGTGCCGTGCCCCTCGTGGTGGTGGTCGGTCTGGCACGCGCGGCACCGGGGCCGGTGACACACCCGGCATCGGGTGTCGGCCGGCCCGCGGCAGCCGGCGCACTCGTCGGGGAGTTCGTCGACGAACGCGGCCTTCGTACGCCAGACCCCGAGGCACCCGGGCGCGGTACACCGGACCTCGGAATAGTCGGACGGGGTCACTCGGTAGCCGTTGAACGCCGACTGGTTGTGCCGGCGCTGGGAGACGACCCAGTGCGGCCGGTGCGCCCGGCGGTCCTTGCAGGGGTTGCCGCTGCTCATGCGGATCCTTCCGTGAAGTCGGGTGCGCCCCGGCCAGGTCGAGGGGCCGGGGCGCGCCGTGGGGTGGTGGGTCAGGCGCCGGCGGCCTTGCGGGCGCGGGCGGTGGCGCGGTTCTCGCGGTATCCGATGCACGTCCGGCAGGTGATGTCTCCGGCGTTGACGAACCGGTACTTCGTCAGGCGGCTGTTCTGGCCCATGGTCCGGCACAGCGGGTAGACGTTGCGGTCGTCGTCGTCCTGGCCCGCCGTGGTGTGGATCTCGCCGCCGTTGACGGCGATGCACATGAAGAGGGTGTCCTCGTCGGGGATGACGATGTTGTCGCGCCAGTCGACGTTCAGGGCCTCCCGCCAGGCGCGGGCGGCAGTGAGGCGACCCTCGGCGTGCATGCGGGCGGCGTGCGCGGCGACGTTGGCCTTCCGGTCGGCGGGCAGCACGTTGTAGTTGTAGCGGTCGTTCCGGTTGCTGGGCTCGGTCATCCCGCGCGGGCCGACGGGCCGGTACAGGCGGCCGATCGCTTCGCCGGCCTCCTCCTTGGTGGCGAAGAAGCCGACCATGCCGTCCTTGGCGCGGCCCTTCGGGGACCAGGCGGCGAAGTTCCCGCGGGGCAGGTTGGCGGCGGTCTCGTCGATGAGGCTCCCGATGTGCTTCTGGTCGAGCCACACGTCGTAGTGGGGGCGGTCGCCGTCCTGGGTGATGACGACGACACCAGCCGCCGCGGCGGTGACCTCGGCCGGCAGTTCCTCGTCGTACTCCTGGGTGGTGTTCATGGTGTCCTCTCTCCGGCCGCCCCGTGCGGTCCGTGTAGCTACACTCTAGGGTGTTGTGTAGCTACACGCAAGCCTCTTGGTCTGGGAAACGAGAAACGCCCCGGCAGGTCGAGAGCCGGGGCGTTCCTGGTGCGCTGTTCGATCAGCGGCGCGTCTTGGTCACGGTCGTCGAGCGACGTGTCGTCGTCGAGCCGCTGCGCCTGGTGGTGGTCGTCGACCGGGTCGTCTTCCGCGTCGTCGAACCGTGCACGGTCCCGGCGTGGGGGTGGTGATGGTCGATGACCACCACGGACGGCGACGGCGTACCGGATGCGGCCGGGTCACACGAGGCGACCATGGCGACGATCGCGACGGTGCCGACCATGCCGGCGATGAGGGCTATGTAGGGCTTCACTGGATCAATTCTCCTGACGGGTCGGACAGTTACCGGGTGCCGGCCGGGCCCTCACGCGATGGACTTCTGCACCGTCGTGGCGACGCGCACGTCGCGCTGCGCCTCGCCGATGAGGTGGAGGAGGTCGGCGCCGGCGTGGGTGTCGTACTCGATGTCGTACACCGCGTCGCTACGGAGGATCGAGACCAGGCGCTCGGCCTTCGCGAGCCCCGCGGCCGCGGCGTCCAGGGCCTCGGCGAGTTCGGCGCGCAGCCGTTCGCACGCCTCGCCGTGCAACACCTCGGCCTCGGCGCGCTCGTACAGCCGGTGCGCGCGCTCGATGTCGCCGAGCTGCTTCTCGAGGCGCTCGCACAGCGCGTAGCGGTCGGCGGCCGGCGTGGCCGCGATGAGGCGGAGGAGGCCGACCTCGTCGGTGGGGATCGGTTCGGGGGTGGTCGGCGGGCGGAGTGCAGCAGCGGACATGACGGGTTCCCTTCGGTGGGGGCCGGCCGCCGGGGTGGCGGCCGGCCGGGGTGGGGGCCCGGGCCGGGTCGAGCGGCCCGGGCGGGTCAGCGGGTGGTGTCGACGGGCTGGCCGGTGACGTCGACCGCCGGGCCGCGGGAGACCAGCTCGACCACGTCGCCGGGCGACTTGGTGAAGACGAAGTAGCCGGGGTGTTCGCCGGCCGGCGGGACGGTGTGGACCCGCAGGTAGTTACCGGCGTGGAGGTACTCGACCTTCCACACCATCCGCGTCGCCCCGTGCAGGTCGATACGGGCCCCGGAGCGCAGCGTGTGGGCGGCGACAGGCCCGTGGTCGACGTTGGTTCGCTTCGCCGTGGCCGACGTGGGGAGCATGGTGTGGGTCAGTCGGATCTCGACCGCCCGCAGTTCGAAGCCGGGCTCGGCGAGGGCCTGCATGTCGGTGATGTAGCCGGCCACATCGTCCGCGGTGTTGAGCAAGGCCGAGGTGGCGTGGCCCTTCCAATCGCCGCCGGCCATCCGCCACCGGATCACGTACGACACGTCGTCGCGGAGGACTTCGCGGTGCCGGTCGTGCACGTACTCGGGGCCGAGTCCGTATGAGGTGGCGCAGCGGAGGGCGCGGTCGTAGTCGTGGAAGCCGATCCATTCCCGCTCGTCGGGGCCGATGGCGACCGCCCATCGGGACAGCGGTGCTTCGTCATCGGTGAGGGCGTCGGCCCAGGCGGCGGCGATGTTCTGCGTGAGTGCCGTGTTCGGCTCGCTCGCGTCGGGGTTGGTGGTGTCCATCGGTGGTACTCCTTCACTCCGGTCCGGTGTGTGTAGCTACATGATATGGGGATGTGTAGCTACACGCAAGAGGGTTCGCCTGGAAAAACAGCCGCGCCCCGACAGGTCGAGGGTCGGGGCGCGGCGGGGGAGTTCAGCGGGGCGTCGACGTCACCGGCTGCGGGGGCGGTGCTCGAAGCAGCGCCAGCCGGCCACGGTCCAGCGGGCCGGCTTCCCGCACAGGGGTCGGCCGGTGTCGCACTTCCCGCGGGTGATGAAGCGGCCGGCGTCGGCAGCCTCGGGGGCGTCGGTGGTCTCGGGGGCCGTGTCGGCGGTGGTCACTTGGACAGCACGCCCTTCGCGAACCGCGGGACGCCGGCGCCGGTCATCTCGAGGACGCCCTTGGCGACCAGGTTCCGGCGGGTGAGGTAGGAGACGTGACCGGGGTCGTACTGGAGGCCCTCGGGGCCGCTGCCCGCCTCGCCGTTCATGGCGACGTACCGCTTCATCGCGGCGACCTCGCCGCGGGTGAGGCGGACGACGCGGCCGTCCGCGAGGCTGACTAGTCGGCTGCGCTTCGCCATCGGCACTCCTTCGCTGGTGGGCCGCCGTTCCCCGGCGGCCCGTGTAGCTACAGACTAAGGGTAGTGTGTAGCTACGCGTCAAGCGTCGAGCCCGGACCCGTGTACCTACACACCCCAGCTTGCGCGTGTAGCTACATGGCCTGTACCGTGGCCGGCATGATGACTCCCGCATACCTCAAAGACACGCACACCCCGCCCCGTCAGGTCCGCCTCGGCGACGAGTGGTACGAGTTCCAGGCCGCAATCGAGCTGATGGGCGGCGGCGCCGTCGGCGGCGGAAGCGGACGCGCCGAGAACCTGCGCGAGTACCTCGCCTGGTTCAACCGTGAGCCCGGCGCCACCATGCCGAAGCGTCCGCCGGCCGAGATGCGCGAGCAGATCGTCAAGCGCGGCGCCCAGCTCAAGAAGGAGGCCGAGGAGAAGGCCAAGGCCCGCACACGGAAGAAGGCCTGACGACGCCCCGACATGCGCACCATCACCGAGCCTGCCGGCGCCGCCGGCTAACGACTACCCGCACACCATTACGGGCCCCGACCACACCGGTCGGGGCCCGTCCTGCTGCCTAGCCGAGCACTTCTACGGCTGCACGTGCAGATTCGGCACCATCACCCGGCCCGGCCCCATCGCCGAGAGCCGCGTCCACTGCCGGGCCTTCTCCTCGAAGATGTCGATCAGGCCCGCAAAGGCCGGCTTGCTGCGCCGCAGCTCGTCCGCCCACGCGGCCGTCAACTCCCGGCCGTCGACCAACACCTGCCCGTCCAGGCCGACCGCCGTGGAGATGACCCGACCCCTCGACAGCCTGTGATAGCTGACGTCGCAGCCGTCCTCCATCAGCCCGGCGCGCACAGCCTCGTCCCACGCCTCCGCCAGCCGCTCCAGCTCGCTGGGCCCCACCGTGATCGAGTGCTGCGGCGGCTCCAGCCGCTTCCGCTTGTCCCGCCGCGCCTGCTTGGCGCGCTTGGCGTCACGTCCCATGAGTTCTCCTTCGTCCAGGGGGAATCTAGTGGCGAGAATCCGCGGGCCCCGACCACCACGGCCGGGGCCCGTCGTCGTGTCCGGGGTCAGGCCGTCGGCAGCCAGGGGCGGTGGTCCCGGCCGGTCGTCCCGGCGCCCCGGGCGCGCAGTGCCGCCCGAACCTGGGCGATGGTCTCGGGGGCAGGGATGGTGTCGACGCCGGGGCCCGGCTCGGGGACGGGCCGGACCGCGGGCCGCGCGGCCGGAACCGCGGCCGCGACCGGGGCCGGCGCAGGCTTCGGGGCCGGCGCGACCGGACGGCGGTCCTCCCGGGCCCGGGCGCACGCCCGGCACGGCTGCCCGGTGTCCACCTCGACGTGCTCGTCACACCGGTCGTCGTTGCACAGCGGGCTCCGCTCGAGCATCGCGCGCAGCGCGCCCACCGGCGCCGTCATCCGGCCGGCGTAGAACTCGCTCGCCCAGTGCCGATCCCACCGCGGCGCCACCCGGTGCGTCACCAACTGCTCGGGGGTGCGCTCCGTGGGCGTACCGGTCGCCAGCGCGGCGAGCACGGCGTCCTCGAGGCCGTGGGCCTGCCGCGGCACCGCCCGGGCCAGGTCGGCCGGCAGCAACCCCCACACGGCGTCGACCGCTCGGCGCTCCTCCTGGCTCAACTTCCGCGGCTTCGTCTTGCCGGACGCGGCGTAGCCGCTCGCGCCCCCAGCCGCCTTACTACCTGCACCAGTCCTACGGACGTCCATGGGCGCTACGCGCCCGTAGGGCGCTGCTTCGGTTGTGATGGTTTCTACTGAGGATTCAAGGGGCGGCACGGGGGACACCCCCTCCCCTGTCCCCGGGGACACCGGGGGGGACGTCCTGTAGGACACCCCCTCCTGGCCAGGCGTGTTGCCCTCGCCGGCCGCCTCGGCAACCCGCGTTCCGGCCCGGAACTCCCCCTCGGCGGGGGCCTGCGCCCAGAGATCCGCGCGGGCCTGACGCGGCGTCGTGATGGTCGGGAAGGGCGTTCCGGTGCCGCCGAACCCGTCCCACGGGCCGTGGAGGTGGTACCGGTTCGTCGTCTGCGAGCCGTCGGCCCGGCGGGCCACCCGGTCGGAGACCAAGCCGACTTCCCGCAGCGCGGCGAGGTGCTTCTGCACCGCCCGCGGCAGGATCTCCAACTCGGCGGCGAGCAGCGCCACGGACGGGTTGCACGAGTACCGCTCGTCGGCGCGGTCCGCGAGCCGGGTCAGGAGGTACTTCCGGGTCGGGTTGCCGATTTTGAGGGTCGTCACGTAGTTCATGGCGTCGATGCTCACCGGGACACCGCCGAGAGGTGCGCGCCGGCGGCGTAGTTAAGTACCATCTTCGTGTTCCTTCGCAGGGACGTCTTCGGCGGGCACCATCCCGCCGCTTCTTCGATCGGCCGCCGGGATCCGACCCCCGGCGGCCTTTCGCTTTCCCGCGCCCGGCCTTCTGACCTGCAACGCTTGCGGGATTGTACATCTCAGATGTACAACCCTCCAGAGATGTGCCCCTGTTCCCTGGCCGAAAGGAGGTGTGATGGGACTCATGCCGCTACTCTCCGTCGACCGCCCGGCGCTACGGTTGTCCCACTCAGGTGGACGACTACAGGAAGGGCGCGAAGTGACCGACCAGGATGACCCGCTGCTCGACATGGACGAGGTGGCGGAACTGATCGGCGTACGCCCCGCAACCCTGCGCACCTACAACAGCCGAGCGAACCAGCGCCGCGAGGCCGGCATCGCCACCGCCGCCGACCTCCCCGAGCCCGACCGGACATGGGGCCGCTCCCCAAGCTGGAAGCTGTCGACGATCGAACGGTGGCGGCACGCCCGCGCCGACCAGCCGAACGTCCGCGACGTCCCGCCGGCCGCCGGCTAACCCCCTAGATCACGCACCTAGTTGACGGTCCATCGGACCGCGAGTAGGTTGTACAACTGAGTCGTACAACACGGGCTCTTTTTTTGGCCCAGGGTTGTACGAGTGAGCAGTACAACTCCGATCCCTCAGAAGGAGCCCCGCATGACGAGCAAGTGGGAAATTTCCGCCCGGTCCCGCACCGGCGAGCCCGTCAACCAGATCACCGGCGCCGACCACGACGCCGCCACCGTCTACAGCCGCGCCGACCTCGAGCAGCGCGTCGAGGCCGCGAAGACCGACCCGCGGAACCTCGACGTCACCGTCCGCCCCCTCAACTGACCGCCCCGTCGTCCCCCTCACCGAAGGAGCGCCCCTTGTCCGCGAACACGCCCAGCAGCCGCGCCCGGTGGACCGAGCGTGTCCGCGACGCGGCCCTGTGGCTGCGGGACACCGGCCTCGGCGGCTTCGGCTTCGCCCTGGTGCTCGTCGTCGCCGTCTCCGGCTGGGCCGCCTCGTTCATCGGCCTCCACGACTTCGGCGTCGAACACATGGGGTTCGGCGACCGGGCCGCCTGGCTCGTCCCGATCACCTTCGACGGCGCGCCGGCCGGCCTCTCCATCGTCGTCGCCCGGGCCGCGACCCACGGCCGTTCCGCCCCGGTGTGGCGGCTGCTCATCGTCGGCTTCACCGGACTGTCGTCGTGGATCAACTATCAGCACATCGAGGACCCCCTCGGCCGTGAGGTCGCCTCGTTCATGCCGCCGTCCGCGGTCATCTTGTTCGAGGGCCTGATGTCCGAGGCCCGGGCCGCCGCGATCCGACGCCGGCGCGCCATGCTCGGCGAGGTCGCCGCGGTCCGCCTGCACCCGGCCCGCTGGATCTTCGCCCCCCGGGACACCGCCAAGATCGTCCGCGGCTACGTCCTCGGCACGGCCCTGCCGGCCGGGTTCGCCGAGGCGGCCGTCGCGGGGGAGCGGACCGCGGACCAAGCGCCGGCGGACCGGACCGACACCGAGCGGACCGTCGGACCGGACCGGACCGTGTCGCTCGAGAAGACGGACCGGACCGCGGACCGGACCGCCGGACCGGACCGGACCGACACCACGGACCGGACCGCGGACCACACGGACCGGACCACCGGACCGGACCCGGACCACCAGCGGACCACGGACCAGACGGACCGGACCGAGCGGACCGCGGACCACCCGGACCACGACGAGCGGACCGCGGACCGCGCGGACCGGACCGCCCCAGAGGCGGACCGGACCACCGGACCGGACCACAAGGACCCCAAGCCCCGCAAGGCCCGGACCGCTCCGGACCAGACCGCGGACCACACGGACCGGACCACCAAGACCGCCGCCACGGACCGGACCACCGACGAGACGGACCGGACCGAAGACCTGGTCCTCACCGACCTCGAGCGGACCGCCGTCGCGATCCTCCAGACCGCGGACCGGTCCATCAGCAAGCGGTCCCTCGGCGAGGTCATCCGCCAGGACCTCAAGGGGTCCATCTCCACGGACCGGGCCGTCGAGATCGCCCGCCACTACCGCACCCTTCGCGCCGCGTCCTGACGGACCGGACCAACCTAGAAAGGACCGCCGCCATGCGCAGCACCGACGACAGGTTCACCCTCGCCGCGATCACCACCGCCGCAGTGCTGGCGGCCTTCCTCCTCGCCCACGCCGTCGCCTGCATCCCCGGACCGCTCGCGCCCCCGGTGGTCCTCACCTGGGCCACCACCTACACCGCCGCCGTGCTCGGCCTGGCCCGGGCCCTGCACCTCCCGCCGGCGCGCACCCTGTGCGCCGCCACCCTCGTCGTCGCCGCCACCACCCGGATCCTCCTCGCCGGCCTCGGACACGTCCTCGAGGGCGCCCTGCGCATCCTCGACCGGCTCAGCGACGCCAGCCTCACCATGCTCAACACCACCCCCGCGAAGGCGGCCTGAACCATGACGCAGACCCCTACCGAGCCCCGCGTCTATGTCCCCGAGCCGATGACGACGAAGACAGACGACGCGACGACGTACCGTCTGACCAGGGGTTTTGCGTCGTCGTCGTCATCGTCGTCGTCATCCAGGCCCCTCGTGGTGCGCTGCGCCGGCTGGCTGGTGCACACCCGCGACTGGGTCTCCCGCCGCCGCTACGAGCTGGCACCCGTGGCCGGCACCTCCACCCTGTCCCTGCTCGGCTGGTGGCAGGAGGGCATCGGCCCGACCCTGTCGTACGGGGCGCTCGCCGGCGTGGCGGCCACCGCGGCCGTGCTCGGCCTCAAGCACAAGAACGCCACGGTCACGCAGGCCGCGGCCGGCCTCACCGTGGCCCTGGGAGACATAGCCACCGCCACCGGGTTCGGCCCCGGCCCCGAGTCGGCGACCGCGTGGGCCCTGACCACCGGCCTGACGTACTGGATCTACGGGCCGTGGCTGACCGCGCAGCGCAACGCCCGTATGAAGCTGCACATCGACACCGTCAAGGCGAAGGGCGCCCTGCCTAACGCCCTCGGGCTCGAGGCCGCCGACCCGGGCCTGATCGGGGCGACCTCGGAGGAGACCGCGCTCCGCCGTGCCATCCACGCTCTCACCGGCGCTGCGCCCCTGGACGTCGTGGCGTTCCACCGCAACGAACACGGCTGGTCGGCCATCGTGGTCATGCCCCCGGGCCGCACGACCGCGCCGGCCGCGATCATCGCCAAGCGGGTGCAGCTCGCGGCGAACCTCGGCCAGCCCGGCAAGCTGGCCCTCGCCGCCGGGTCCGCCGACAACGAGCTGATCGTGAAGCTGTCCACCGTCGACGCCCTCGCCGGCACCCTGCCCCTGACCGAGCCCGGGGTGACGACGTGCCGCGAGCCCGTGCTCCTCGGCGCCGACGAGGACGGCAACCCGATCCACCTCACGCTGATGTACCGGCACACCCTCATCGCCGGCGCCTCGGACTGGGGGAAGTCCGGCATCGTCAACCTGATCATCAAGCGGTTGAACCGGTGCCTGGACGCCGACCTGTACGGCATCGACATGAAGCCCGGCGCGCCGGAGCTCGGCCCGTGGGAGCCGGTCATGGCCGCGGCCGTGGCCAAGAACCCGGCGCAGGCCCGGGCGCTGCTGGAGTGGATACGCGGCGAGTGTGACCGGCGCGGCGCGATCCTCGCCGAGCTGACCCGCAAGGCGCTGGCGGAGGGCAAGGGCCCGGTCCGCAAGTGGGTGCCCGGTGTCCACGGCAAGGCCATCTTCGTCTTCACCGACGAACTCGCCGAGCTGGTCCGCCAGGACCCCGAGCTTGCCGAGCTGTACGAGTCGCTGCTCGCCATCGCCCGATTCCTCGCGATCCACTTCGTCTCGGCCACCCAGCAGCCGTCGCGCAAGGTGTTCGGCGGCAGCACGGACGCCCGCGGTAACTACGCCAACCGGCTCTCCACCCGCGCCGGCGAGGCCGGCCACGCCCCGTTCGTGTTCGGGCAGGGCTGCCAGGCCAAGGGCTGGCGGCCGGAGACGCTGGACATGCCCGGCAAGTTCATGCTCCAGACGGCGGAACTGACCGACCCGAAGGTCTACCGGGCCGAGTACGTCACGGACATGGATATCGCCGCTGACGTCGGCTTCTACTACTCCGACAAGGCCGACACCGAGCCGCAGCCGGCCATCACCGATGAGCCGTGGGTCGAGCAGTTCGCGCCGCTGCGGTTCCCGAACGGCGACCTCGTGCGGCCCGGGCAGTGGCCGGACCTCTGGGAGCAGTTCCAGGCCCTCGGGTCGGCGACGAAGAAGGAACTCGCCGCCACGTGCGGGATCTCCCGCGATACCGCCATGCGCGCGTTCGACGAGTGGGCGAAGCACGGCGTCGCCGGCCGCCGCGACGGCCGCGCCACCCGCTATTACGTGAACGACCCCGAGGAGGCGCAGTGATCCCCGACCAGCCGTATGAGGTCGCCATGCCGGCCGCTGTCTACCCGGCGCCCGCCGCTGTCTACCCGGCGCCGGCGGCCGGCGCCGTCGCCCCCTACATGGCGGGCGGCGTCGCGCCGGTGCAGCAGGTGCTTCTCCCCGACGGCCGGGTCGTCACCGGGTACGCCCTCGCGCCGGCCGCGCAGCCGGGGCCGCCGGCGGTGGCGCCGCGGGCGGGTATCGACCCGACCGCGCAGAAGCTGGCCGGCGCCGGCGTCTTCGCCGTCGGTGCCGGCATTGGCGGATCGTTTCTCCTCACCGCGCTCGCCGCGGCGGAGACGGCATTGGGTGCGCTTGCCGTGTGCCTGGTCGCCGTGTGGGCAATAAGCGGTCGCCGCGGTGGTGGGGGAGGGGGCAGCGTCCGCGTTGACGTGCGGGTTACCCAGAACCCGACGATCACGACGACCAGCCGGATCGAGCGCAAATAGCGCAACACCCGAATATATCCATGTCGGTAGCGCGGTGCCCGAATGCATTTATGCGTGAGGTGCGCATATAGGTTAGGTAAGAAGAAGATGAGGAACGCTCAACTTTGTGTCGGTGTCCGAGGTTCCGGAACGCGACGTGTTCGTTATTGCCGAACGGGGACGGCTGAGATGCCTGTTCGTGACCTCGCCATGTCCGAACGGACACGAACCCGCTGGTAATCGGGCGCCCCAGGTCCACGTGCGACCCGCGGTATGTCATGACATCGTCACGGCCGCCCGGTCGTCGCTATTCCCCTGCAAATCTCGCAGGCAAATGGTTTCGGAAAATGAGCAATGATGTTCAACGTTCAGATTTTCAATCGGGGAGCATGAAGTGGTTCAGGGCGTCGCCTTGAAGGAGGCACTGCGGATCCTGCTACAGCGACGCAGGGCCGAACTCAATCCGGTCGACTATGGGCTCACCCGTCTCGCGCCCCAGGGGCGCCGCGCCGCCGGTGGTGGTCTCTCCCAGCCGCAGGTCGACGAGATCCTCGGCTTCGGCCGCGGCACCTACGAACGGCTGGAGAGCGGCCGCTACACCAACGCACCCGAGCACGTACTCAAGGGCGTCGGTGAGCTGTTCCAGCTCAACGCGCACGAGTGGGTGTGGCTGTGGCGCATGACGTGGCGCCGCGACCCCCCGGCCCCGCTGCACCCCGACCGTGACGACGCGATCCCCGGCTCCTGGCTGCGCGTGATCGACGCCCTCCCGCACCCCGTGTACATCACGAACCACCGGTGGGAGGTCGTCGCCTTCAACTACCTGGTTCCGCGGATGTTCCCCGACCGGCAGGTCCCCGCGAACACCATGGAGTGGATGATGCTCGCCCCCGAGGCCCGGCACATCCTCGGCGACTGGGGCACCGAGTGGGCGCCGTTCGTCGCCCCCCAGCTGTGGGCCGGACGCGCCGCCCACGCAGACGACGAGTGCCTCGCCGAAATCGAGGAGCGGGTCCTCGCCGACCCGGTGGCCGGCCCTATCTACCGAGACTTCGGGCCCATCTACGTCCACCCCGACGGCGCGACCCGGCCCTTCCACCACCCCGAACAAGGCCCCGGCTGGATGACCCTGCACACGTCGTCCCCGAAGTCCTCGAGCAGGTTCATCACCATGACGATGGTCTTCGATGCAGGTGAGGAACGGCCCCCGCCCCTGGCGCCGATACGCGCCCGCTACGGCGACGCCTGGCCCGCGCCCCTGTCGAAGGCGCCCGCCTGCTGCTGACGCCGCAGTAGCCGCCCCGTAGACCGGCCTGCGGGCAGCTCACCCCCGACTGCCCGCAGGCCCACACCCGTACCTGACTGCACCTCTGTTGCGACCCTGGAGGAACCCGTGCCTGCGCACATTGGCAGACCCGTGACACGCCTTGCCGCCCACCGCGTCACCACCGATGCCCTGTGCGAACACCTCGCTGCCACCTATCGCCACCCGGACGACCCGACCCGCGAGCACCCGCGCATGGGCCTGTGGCGGCGCCTCATCAGCAACACCGGCGTGCAACAGCGGTATTGGACCCGGCCCCTGGCGGAGGCCACCGCGCCCACCAGCGTCGGCCAGCGGGCCCAGGTGGCGTTCGGCGACGCTCTCGACCTCGCCGAAGCCGCCGCCCGCCAGGCCATGGACGACGCCGGCCTGCACCCCGGCGACGTCGACGCCATCATCACCAGCCACACCACCAGCTGGACCGTGCCCGGCCTCGACGTGCACCTCGTCGAACGCCTCGGCCTGCGCCCCACCGTGGCCCGCATGCCGCTGTCGAC